AGCAGTTGTGACTACTGCGACAGCACCAGCCGTAGCAACAAGAGAAGGGTCAGGTAAATTAATATCGACACCATAAACAGAAAATGTTGGTTGTGGTTTATCTGCTGGAACTTCTGCAACTGGAGTAACAACAGGAGTTTGAGTAGGGGGGGTTTGAGCAACCTGAGGCAGTTGAGGTGGGGGGGTAGTATCAGGCAACCCCCTTGTTTTTTCTTGTTGTTCTGTTGCTTGTTTTTCACGCTCTGCTTTTACAGCAGCATCAAACTCTGCTTGAGTTGGAACATTAATAACTGGATATTTAATCGTAGTATTTGGGGCATCAATAACAGGAACTTCAAGACCACGAACAACAGGTGCTTCTACAGAACGAACATTTGGTCTATCTATAGTTGAGATTATAGATGGACCAGATATTCTGTTGATACTTGCACTCGGTATGTTAATCGGATTATTTCCGATTATTTGCCTTAAGTTTGGATTATCAATAGGTTGTATTGGTTCCATTGACCACATCCTCAACTCTTGGGTACTTCACAACAATATCTTCACAAACTTTGTAGTAAGGACTATCAGGATGGAACATAATTCCTGCTTTGTATGCTTCACCACATTTTAATAATCTTACAAGTTCAAAATCTAATCTTGCTTTATCAGCTTCGGCTTGTTGTCTTGAGATTTCAACTCTTGCTCTTGATTTGCAGAGTTCTTGTAAAGAACCATCTAAGGGAATATTAAATCCCATAGATAATCCAGCATTTCCAGAATAAGATGAAAACTGTTCTGGATCTTGACTAGCATTACCATTACCAATAATAAATGGTGCCAGGGAAAATGTTGGTCCTTGACAAGAAACACCAGCACCAAATGTATTCATAGCATAAGGGCCCTGAAGCACTTGAACTGCCTGGTTTGTTACATTACCAGTAGCAGATGCTGAAGGTCCTGCGATGTTTGTATTTGATGGAGCTTGCTGAGCAAATGCAGTCCCTGTTGAAATTATTGCGTAAAGACAGAGATTGATGTAGTAGTTGATTGAGTTTCTGTGGTGCGATCTATCCATGTTTCTTTTGCCACTCCAGGTCCGAGATAGGTTTCACTGAACTGGAATGGAGCACCAGGAGTTGTAATACTATAATTTGTATCCTTAGTAGGATTTCCAGGAATGTTGATGTTCGTACCAGTTACAGTATAAGATTCACCAGTTGTATATTCAACTTGGCGGATTGCTTCTACAATTCTTGTTGTAGATTCTGTTGTTGCATTGATTGTGCCTCTAGTAAAATTAGGCACAACGCTCTCAGCATAAACGGGAGTACAAATGACTCCCGTTGCTAAAAGCAAAACGGGAGTTAAATGTCTCATTTGAATACACTCAGTTCAATGGACCTTTGAGCAGTAGCACTTGTTCCAGCACCACCAGCAGTAACAGTAGGAACACCAGTTGGTGAAAGAGTACCTGCAAGAGTTCCTTTCTCACCACCAACTTGAGTTACACTATCTCCGTAGAGATTTGGTGTTCCAATAACACCGTTAGTAACTGTTTGAGTATTAACTGGAGTATCAGCAGCATTGAAACTTTCAGAGAAAGTAAATGCTTGACCTGGAGTATTAATGTCATAGGTTCCAGCACCACCAACACCTCCAAAGGATGTTGCTTGGATATTGGTTCCTGACGCCGAATAGGAAGCACCAATTCGAGTTGATTGAACTGCGGCACCATCAACTTTCAATTGAACGGAATCAGTGATTTTTGATGTAATTTCAGCAGCATTAACTGGGATTGCGAAGAATAACGAAAAGGCTAATAGAAGTCTTTTCATTTTCTTATTGTTGTGATAAACACTATGAGTATTTAGGAGAGTGTCCCCATTTGGGGAGGGGGGTTGACACAGGCGGCAAACCGTAGTATGATAAATAGGTAAACAAATGTTACGGAACGCAACGTTCCCTTAACATTGTTAGACACCCGATAACCGAGACCTATGGGTGTATAAATTACGTCTCTCATATCCCCGCTAAGGGTGCGGGGAGCATAGTATCTCCACCATTTCCCTGATGGTCTTACTAACTGCTTAAAACAATGACTGCTACAATTTCACGTCAACGACAATCGAATACTTGGGAACAATTCTGCAACTGGGTCACATCAACCGATAATCGTCTTTATGTCGGTTGGTTCGGAGTCCTCATGATTCCTTGCCTGCTTGCTGCTACGACTTGTTTCATCATCGCATTCATCGGTGCTCCCCCAGTGGACATTGATGGTATCCGTGAACCCGTTGCTGGTTCACTCATGTACGGAAACAACATCATCTCTGGTGCTGTTATTCCTTCGTCCAACGCGATTGGACTGCACTTTTATCCCATCTGGGAAGCTGCTTCGCTTGATGAGTGGCTTTACAACGGTGGTCCTTTCCAACTTGTAGTGTTCCACTTCCTTATCGGTATCTACGCTTACATGGGTCGTGAATGGGAACTTTCATACCGTCTTGGTATGCGTCCTTGGATCTGTGTTGCTTACTCTGCACCTGTGGCTGCTGCTTCTGCTGTGTTCCTGGTGTATCCTTTCGGTCAAGGTTCTTTCTCTGATGCGATGCCTCTGGGTATCTCTGGTACGTTCAACTATATGCTTGTGTTCCAGGCAGAGCACAACATCCTGATGCACCCCTTCCACATGCTTGGTGTGGCTGGTGTCTTTGGAGGTTCTCTGTTCAGTGCTATGCACGGTTCTCTGGTTACTTCCTCACTGGTTCGTGAAACCACTGAGAACGAGTCACAGAACTATGGTTACAAGTTTGGTCAAGAAGAAGAGACCTATAACATCGTTGCTGCTCACGGTTATTTCGGACGCCTTATTTTCCAATATGCTTCCTTTAATAACTCACGTTCGCTGCACTTCTTCCTTGCTGCATGGCCTGTAGTTGGTATCTGGTTCACTGCTCTTGGTGTTAGCACCATGGCATTCAACCTCAACGGTTTCAACTTTAACCAGTCCATCATTGATTCACAGGGTCGTGTCCTCAACACTTGGGCAGATGTTCTGAACCGTGCTGGACTCGGGCTCGAGGTGATGCACGAAAGGAATGCACACAATTTCCCTCTGGATCTTGCTGCTGCTAGCAACACTCCTGTTGCCCTTACTGCACCCGCAATCGGTTGAGTTTTATAAAAACTGAATAAGAATGAAGAGACCTTTACAGGTCTCTTTTTTTATGGTATTATTCATAAATAGTTCCATACCAAACTTCCATACCATAATGAAAACTTGTAGTAGATGTGGAGAAACAAAAGAACTTGATAGTTTCTCTAAAAGAAGTAGTAGACCTTCTGGGGTTCAATCAAAGTGTAAGGATTGTGAACGGGAAGTTCGTAGGCAATATTATAAGACTCACGAATATGCTAGACGCAGATTTAAACTTACAGAAGACCAATATAATGACCTAATGAAGAATGAGAACTGCCAAATATGTGATGTGGAACTAACCAAGAAGTGTATAGACCACTGCCACTCTACAAATAAGGTTCGTGGTGTTCTCTGTAACAACTGCAACACTGCATTAGGTCTTGTAGGAGACAACATCAGCACTCTTCAAAAGATGATAGAATACCTAAATAACTAAAAAGTATTCATAAAAATGGACGCACAAGAACTTCGCAATCTTCAAGAAGCATATATGGAAGTTGTTGAAAATCAGCAACTGGATGAAATCTCTGATAGAAAAGTCAAAGGAATGTTAAGAAAGAGAGATGCACAAGATGTAGATAGTGGTGGTATAAGTGGTGCTTGGATGGCAAGACGCCGCGCTCATCAGGCAGCAGCAAGAAGAAATGTAAGAACAGGTTCAAATGTTCGTGTCGATTCTGATTTAGCAAAAGAAGAAGTAGATGTTTACGATCTAATTCTTTCACACTTACTTGATGAAGGATATGCTGATACTCAACAAGCAGCAGAAGCAATTATGGTGAATATGAGTGAAGAGTGGAGAGACAATATTATAGAAAGAGAGGATAGTCCTTATGAGAAAGCATCTGATGCTGCATTAGATAAAAGATATGGATATGGTAGAGCATCTGGTGATAAGCGTTCTTTCGGTAGAGCAGCAAATCGTTCATCTGCTGCCGCTGCCCTTCGTGCTATTAGAAGAGGTGAAAGAAGTGGTAGTGGAACTTCAAGAGAAGCAGGTGCTGATGCAGTTCATCAGGGTTGGGCAAGAACTGCTAAAACAAGTACAGACCAAACACCAGAAAAGAAACAAAGAAGAGCAAAACTTGCTAATACATCATATTCAAATCTTCCCGATGATGAAAAGGAAAAGGATAGAGTATCTTTTGATGCTGTAAGAGCAACTTATAATAGAAACAAAAGATAATAAAAAAGGAGGGATAAAACCCTCCTTTAACTTTATTTGGAACTTACAAAATCATTAATGATTTCTGCTTGTTCTAGAACTTGATTAAGTGTTGGAAACTCTGGATAATCCATTGCTACTTTTTTGTTCTCATCTTCATTCCAACGAACAGCAGTATCATATTCCATGCTAAACTGGTCATTAAGCATATTATATGCTTGCTTAAAGATTTCAAATCGAAGTTCATAAGGTGTCATAGATATTCTCCTAATGTGTGTGATGTGTGTTTCCACTAAGAAACTATATCATAAATTATCAAAAAGTCAAGTAATAATAAAAACCTATCCTCAGTTTTCTGAAGCAACTCCTGTTGCTCTCACTGCACCTTCAATTGGTTGATAACAACTGAATAACTGATATAATTAGAGGGTGTAACAACCCTCTTTTTTTATGTCTCATAATAATCAACATCATCCTATGGAACCCTGGATCATCTGGGCAGGTGTAGGTATGATGGTATTTACAGTTCTTGTATTTGTCTTATTCACTCTCGGTCAGATGTATTGGGGATAAGCACAAACACTCATTGACTACTTTGTTAAGGAATGTTAAGATAAATATGAGAAATAACTAAGGAGGTTATGACTTCTTCTACACTTTCACAACCTATTCAACAACGAGGATGGTTTGATGTACTCGATGACTGGCTTAAAAGAGACCGTTTCGTTTTTGTTGGCTGGTCTGGACTTCTTCTTTTTCCCACTGCTTATCTTGCTCTTGGTGGTTGGATTACTGGGACAACTTTCGTCACGAGTTGGTATACTCACGGGCTTGCGAGTTCCTATCTTGAGGGTGCAAACTTTCTTACTGCAGCAGTTAGTACTCCAGCAGATTCTATGGGTCATTCTCTTCTTCTGCTCTGGGGTCCTGAGGCTCAAGGGGATATCGTCAGGTGGTTCCAACTTGGGGGACTATGGACTTTTGTGGCGCTCCACGGGGCCTTTAGTCTGATCGGATTTATGCTTCGCCAGTTTGAGATCTCACGACTGGTAGGCATCCGTCCTTACAACGCAATTGCATTCTCTGGTCCCATCGCAGTGTTTGTGAGCGTCTTCCTGATGTACCCTCTGGGTCAATCCAGTTGGTTCTTTGCACCTTCCTTTGGTGTTGCTGCTATCTTCAGGTTCCTTCTGTTCCTTCAGGGTTTTCACAACTGGACTCTTAACCCATTTCATATGATGGGTGTTGCTGGTATACTGGGTGGAGCACTGCTCTGTGCTATTCACGGAGCAACTGTAGAAAACACACTATTTGAAGATAGTGATCAAGCAAATACATTCAAGGCATTCGAACCAACACAAGAGGAAGAAACCTATTCAATGGTTACTGCTAACCGTTTCTGGTCGCAAATCTTTGGAATTGCTTTTAGTAACAAGCGTTGGTTACATTTCTTTATGCTCTTTGTTCCCGTCATGGGTCTCTGGACATCTTCTATCGGGATTATCGGTCTTGCTCTCAATCTTCGTGCTTACGACTTTGTTAGTCAGGAGATTGAAGCAGCCGTCAATCCGGAATACGAAACTTTCTACACGAAGAATATACTTCTTAACGAAGGGCTTCGTGCTTGGATGGCTCCCGTAGACCAACCACATGAAAATTTTGTTTTTCCAGAGGAAGTTTTGCCTCGGGGCAACGCACTTTGATTTTAAAGACCTCATTGTTGGGGTCTTTTTTATTTACATAAGACCCAAAGTATGATAAAATATAAATAATAATAGATATTCAAAGTTAGGATAATGCCCTTAAATAATAAATCAAAACCTTGTGGTGCTTTGATTGGTAAAAAATTTGGAAAACTTACTGTCCTGAAAGAAGAAGTAGTCTTTAAGAGTGGGAAGAATAGAGTTTATTCAACTTGTAAATGTGAATGTGGTGGAGAAAAAACTTGCGAGAGATATGGTCTTATGAATGGTTCAACTACTAGTTGTGGGTGTGTTAGGAGAGAAACTACTATTGCTTTTAATAAAACTAAAAAGAAACCAGAAGGTGAATTAAAAAAAGACGATAGAAGATATAGTATGTTTCATAATGCTCAACATAGGGCAAAAAGAAAGGGTATTCCATTTAGTATAACTATAGATGATATTATTATTCCAGAAACTTGTCCTTTACTTGGAATACCTCTTGTATCTACTAATGATAAAAGAGATCCAAGAAATCCTAGTTTAGATCAAAAGGTTCCTGGTAAAGGATATACCCCCGATAATATTTGGGTTATATCTTCAAGAGCGAATGCCCTAAAATGGGACGCATCCCTACAAGAATTAGAACTCCTAGTAGAAAACCTCAAATGCTTCTCATCTTAGTTCTCTTCCAACTTTTTGGAATCCTAATGTTTATATTATCTGTTATGCAGGACTTATGATAACTTCTACAACACCATACAAACTCGCAGAAATTATTCGTGATACATGGCCTGGACTTTACAGACCACCAGTAAAGACTTATAATAAATCTTCTATAAATATTCCACAAAATTGCAGAAAAAAATGAAGTTCACAGTTTATTCAAAAGATGGTTGCCCATATTGCACAAAAGTTCAACAGGTGCTAGAGTTGGCACAACTGCAACATGTAGTCTACAAATTGAATAGTGATTTTAGTAGAGAAGAATTTTATTCAGAATTCGGAGAGGGATCTACCTTTCCTCAAGTGATTGTAAATGACCAACACATTGGTGGATGCACCGATACTGTTCAATATCTAAAGGAGCAAAATCTAGTTTAATGGAAAACACCATTCACGAAGTTTGTAACGATGTAGAAAAAGCAATTGATTATGCTTTCAATGGTCAATTTGTTTTGAGTTTTTATGATTATCTAAAAGTTCGTGGAACTAAAAAAGTAGAGGTTGAACAATTTATTGAAAGTAATACAGCACACGAGCTGAGTAATCTTGTAATGGATTTGGATGATTATCTTGAGGGTGGATCAGATGAGATTCATAAACAACTTCGTGAAGGATATGGACATATTCCAAAACCACAAGCAAGAAAAATAAGAAATTACCTTTACGGTATTCTTGAAGATGCCTGGAGATATAATCATGACAAAAGACCAGGAAGGAGAAAGAAGCAAACTAAATAAGTCAGAACCTCAAATTAATAGGGGTGTTGAATTATTACTACGCAATAGGAGGAGAAAATCATCAACGCCAAAGACTTTTCAAGTGAAGTTTGGTAAAATGATTTCTCTCTTCCGTAGAGAGTTTCATTTCTTTATAGAATTTCATTTTGATATTAGGAAAAAATAAACTCTCTGGAGAAGAAAAATGGAAACAGCATATGTAATAACATTCGTTACAATGTTCACATTGCTCTTTTTTATGGTAGGAGGTATAATAGGTTGGTTAACTTATAGGCATTTGTTGGAGTCAAAACCTCCATATTTACATCCAGAGTTCTTTGATGAAAATGGGCAGGTGATTCCTGACGAAATAGTATCTGTACGATTTGAAAACGATTACGATTATGACTACGACGAAGACGAAGAAAGCGACGACTGAAAAACCGATTGAAACTCTTCCCACAAATCCTTTTATATTTGAGATTTTAGAGCTTACATCAAAGCAAAGAAGTAATGCAAAGAAAGTGGAAGTTCTTAAAACTTATGAACATGATTCCCTAAAAGCAATTTTTATTTGGAATTTTGATGATACTGTGATTTCACTGCTTCCTGAAGGTGATGTTCCATATGCAAGCACTGGAGAACAAACCTCTTACAGTGGAACTCTAAGTGGAAAAATTAATGATGCAGTTTCTAAAATGGATGAGTTAGACTCCAATTCTCTTGGATCTATGGACCAAGGGAAGTCTTCTATCCGAAGAGAGTATCATATGTTCTATAACTTTGTAAAAGGTGGCAATGATACACTAAGTTCTCTTCGTAGAGAAACCATGTTCATTAATATTTTGGAGGGACTTCATCCTAAAGAAGCGGAAGTTTTAGTTCTAACAAAAGATAAAAGACTTGAAACTAAATATAAAATAACTAAAGAAATTGTTTCCGAAGCCTACTCCGATATTCAATGGGGGGGTCGTTCATGAGTACAGCGGTAGGAGAAAAAAGTAAAATGGCAGAAAATAAGACTAAGATTAATAAAGTTCTGCCATATGAATATGGATGCGAAATTATTTTAGAAAAAACTACTGTAGAAAAAGCAAAAGATTCTTCTCTACCCAATGATGCATATTTAATTTGGTATCTTGTTGATGGTGAAGAATATATTGATTTGACTCGTTGCCCTAAACGAGTAAATCTTTTTGATATGTACTATGACAAGTATGGTCCAGGTGCTGTTAAAAAGATTGATTTTGGATATGGTAGAACCAATCCAAAACTTTGGGGATACAAACAACCTGAGAAAAAGAAGAAAAAATGAGCGCAGGATTTGGTGGTCAAGGAAAAGAAAATAGAATTGGTAAAGATGCCAAAATTACTATTGACTTAGATAATATAGACATAGTTTTAAAACAATATAAGAAAATTAAAAAATATAAGAAATCATCTCTGTATGCTATCAAAACAATGGATGGCACAGAAGATATTGTGAGTTCATTAATTAAAGAAGCAGAGGAGAATCCGTTGTAATGGGGAAGCATTACCTACTTAATTTGTATGGATGCTCGTTTGTCCTTTTGGACGACGAGCGTTGTCTTATAGACTTATTGGAAAACGCGGCAGCAGCGAGCGGCGCTACTGTGGTTCAAACAATTTCAAAAAAGTTTGAACCACAAGGAGTTACTGTAATATGCTTGTTGTCCGAAAGTCACATCAGCATTCATACATGGCCAGAAGAAGGTAAGGCAGCAGTTGATGTTTATACTTGTGGTGATTGTAATCCAAAGATTGGATGTGATATTATTATCCAACAACTTTATGCTACCAATCATACATTAAGTTATATTGAGAGATAGAAAACTGTATCAGGAAATACACACAAAACTTCCTATATAAGTTGAATAGAGGTATAATAATCCTCTACCGTTCATCCTATGACTAAAGCACTCTTGCTTTTAGCATGGGTTCCTTTCCTCTTCGTTTCAGCGCCACAAGCATCTAGCATCCAACAGGTTGCAGTTTCTTGCGACACCGCGATGGAACTAATGGACATCGTTAAAAACGACGATGTAGTAATTCAAAAGATAGAGGACCGATTGTTATTAGAACTCCGAAAGGATTTCATAGTAAAGTGCTAAAACCTAATAGGACGGAAGTAAGCCGACGCGGAACGCAATTCGTTCATTCGCTATTCGCAAATAGCGAACGGAAACGCCGACTGAAGGAACGCTCTTTAACCTAAAAACTAAGGAGAAAACCTAATGTCAAAAGTAGTTTATCGCGGTGTTGAATACGACAAGCAAAAGCGTCTTGAGTATCAACAGCAAATGATGCAACAACCCCAACAGTATAACGAAAACTATCGTGGTGTTAAGTTTGTAAAGGAGGGGCATAAGTGATGAAAAAACTAAACTTTCTTCAACTCATTAAAGAACAAAAACAAAAAGAAGAGAGGCGTCAAAAAGCATCTCTTGCTACTCTGGTAGCAGCAAAATGACTTAAGAGGTGGACTTGACTCCACCTCTTTTTTTGTCTATAATACCTTTGTCGAGGTTTATAAAAAATGGATAGAGAAAAACTTAAACTTATTGTCAGAAACCTTGAGTCTCTGGTAGATTGTTTAAAAGCAGAGATTGAACCTGAGACTGAGGTTAAAGATCCTGTCTATGAAGAAATTAAAAATTTTTTAAGTGACTACGACGAAGTATTTTATGACGAGGAAGATGAATACGATGTACGATGATTTTGAGTTTATGAAACCAGAAGTAAAACTCATTAGTGTTACTCCCGATGCAGAAAAGCATATGGCATATTGTGCTCGGGTAAGTAATCCTGCTAATCAGGATAATGATAAGTTTTCTGGTCTTCTCAAGTATTGCATCCAACATCAACACTGGAGTATCTTTGAACAAGCTTCAATGACTGTTGAAATCAATACTACTCGTGGACTAGCAGCTCAGATTCTTCGCCATCGTTCATTTACATATCAAGAATTTTCGCAACGATATGCTGATACAAATCTTCTGAATAGCACTATTCCTCTGCCTGAACTGCGCCGCCAAGATACAAAGAACCGTCAGAACTCTATTGATGATATTCCCGACTATCTGAAACTGACACTGACAGAAGATATCCGCGTTCATTTTGAGCAGTCTCTACGCCTTTATAACCGCCTTTTAGAGAAGGGTGTGGCAAAGGAGTGTGCAAGGTTTGTACTGCCCTTAGCGACGCCTACAAGACTCTATATGACCGGTTCTGTAAGGTCATGGATTCATTATATTGATCTTCGTTCTGCTCATGGTACACAGAAGGAACACATGGAAATTGCAGAACTTGTTCGTTGCATCTTTACTTGCCAGTTTCCTGCAGTGTCTGAAGCACTTGGTTGGTCTCGTGAAGGGTGTTCTGAGTGTGTTGATGCACCTTCCATCACTATTGAATAAATATCCTTACATACAATGGAGGTGTAACATTGGCAACATATCCAGTGATTAATAAACAAACTGGTGAACAAAAAGAAGTTGTTCTCAGTGTTCATGATTGGGATCAATGGAAAAAAGATAATCCCGAGTGGGATAGAGATTGGTCTGACCCAAGTACTTGCCCATCATCTGGTGATATTGGGGAAGTGTATGATAGACTTAAAAAATCTCATCCCGGATGGAATGATGTTCTTAAAAAAGCATCACAAGTTCCAGGCTCTAAAGTAAAACCCGTTTAAATCTTAAAATCTTATGGCAAGAAGAAGAAGAGAGGATCAACCAATTGGTGTTGGGATGACTGCAAAACAAATGAAACGCAAGAAACCAATTGGTCTTGATTTGATGAGAGATATTGAACCTCTTACTGATAATCAAAAACTTTTATATGGAGCATATGAGAAGGGACAAAATATTGTTGCTTATGGATGTGCAGGAACTGGTAAAACTTTTATCACTCTTTACAATGCACTTCAAGATGTTCTCGATGAAAGAAGTCCTTACGAAAAAATTTATATTGTAAGGTCTCTTGTTGCTACTCGTGAGATTGGTTTTCTTCCCGGAGACCATGAAGACAAGTCAAGTCTTTATCAGATTCCATATAAGAATATGGTAAAGTATATGTTCCAAATGCCAGACGACGCATCATTTGAGATGCTTTATGGCAATCTTAAAACTCAGGGAACGATCAGTTTTTGGAGCACCTCTTTTATTCGCGGAACCACTTTAGATAATGCCATTGTGATTGTTGATGAATTCCAAAACTTGAATTTTCATGAACTTGATAGTATAATTACTCGTGTAGGTGAAAACAGTAAGATTATGTTCTGTGGCGATGCTACTCAATCTGATCTTATTAAGACGAATGAGAAGAATGGAATCATTGACTTCATGAAAGTTCTTCGTGTGATGCCTTCAATTGATATTATTGAATTTGGAGTTGATGATATTGTTCGCTCTGGATTTGTGAAGGAATATATTCTTGCTAAAATGGAAGTTGGTGTATGAGTTTTGTTCATTGTAATTACCTAGGTGATTTGGAATTAGAAAAGAAAGAAACAAATGGCATCCGTCTGTACAATCTTCCTGATGGTCAGTGGGTGCCTTCAATTACTTCAGTTACTTCATTCTATAATCGTCAAATCTTTATTGATTGGCGAAAGCGTGTAGGACTTGAAGAGGCAAATCGTATTACTAAAAAGGCAACAGCAAGAGGAACTGACTTTCACCAAGTCTGTCAGGATTACCTTGAAAATAAATCACTTGTCTGGGATGATTATCAACTCCTGACAAAGCATATGTTTCATCATGCGAAACCTTATCTTGATAAGATAAATAATATTCATGCAATTGAGAGAACTCTTTATTCAGAATACCTTGGACTTGCTGGACGAGTTGACTGTATTGCTGAATATGAAGGAGAGTTAGCAGTTATTGACTTTAAGACTTCAGAAAAAATTAAACCAGAAGAATGGATTGAAAACTATTTTGTTCAAGAAACATTCTACGCTGCAGCATACTACGAACTTACTGGTAAGGTTGTCAAAAAACTTATTACTTTAATGGTTACTCCTGGCGGTGAAGTCAAAGTATTTGACAAAAGAAACAAAGGGGATTATATTAAACTATTAGTTCGTTATATTAAAGAATTTGTACATCACAATACTGGGTCAGATGGAGAATGAATTAGAAAAAGCATTAGAAAACAAGTTCTTTTGTCCATCACGATTTGCACAAGAAATTGAAAATCTTGTGCAAGTTAATGTTGAAATGAATTATATTGATGCTATTGTTCATTTCTGTGAGCAAAACAATATTGATTTAGAATCAGTTCCTAAACTCATTTCAAAACCTTTGAAGGAAAAGATTAAGTATGAAGCAATGGAACTAAACTTTCTTAAAAAAACTTCCCGTGCAAAATTGGTTTTTTAATCCATTTTTGGGCGGAAAAAATCCCGGCAAAAAAATCCCTATATTACTTTTTTGAATGATGCCTTTTGATGCCTATAAGTGCTATTTGTCGTTGAAAAATCATTTTACCAAAGACAGTTATGATTATTTTAAGTACTGTGGTAAAAGTAGAGCGACAGTTCAGTCTTTTTATAAACGGAAGGACAGAATGTGGTTTGAAAAAATATCAAGGCAAAAATCTGATCAAGAAGTTATAGACTTTTTTGTTGCAAACTTTGTCTCTTGTCCAGATCCAGAAACTTTGTGGATTGGTGAAATGATGAAAGAGGGTGAAGGAAGATATCAAAATTGGCAAAAGAAAATTCAGTCTCTTTCTTATGTTTTTAGAGAAGAGAGTCAATCTTTGTTTGAAGATAATAACTTTGAAGATGTTTTTAAGTGCTCAAAGGGACATCCACCTCTTCTAAAAAAGTTCCTGAGCGGGAAGATTAGTATAGAAACTATGGTGATCTATGACAAAATATTCCTGTTCGGGAACAAGTTTGATAAGAAACTTCAAGACCCAGTGTGGGAAACCGTCAGTCGTCGGATTAAAAAATATAATCCATTTCTAAATATTGATGTATTTCGTTTTAGGCGAATTTTAAAAGAAATTATTTTGGAGGGTCAATGAGTTTCTTTAACTCCGAAGTCGTCCGCTCAGAGATGACTGAAATTGCAGAACTTCAAGAACAAATCTATGGAAATATTTTTAAATTTCCTACGATGAGTAAAGAAGAAAAACTTGAACATGTTGAAGTTCTTGAAACTCTATTAGATAAACAAAAAGTTCTTTATACAAGAATGAGTTTATCCGATGATCCCGAAGCAGTCGAAATGAAAGAAAAAATTGTTAATTCTGCAATTATGATGGGAATGCCTCCGGGAACGGACATGAATATCATTCTCAATAATATGTCCAAAATGCTTGATATCATGAAGCAGCAGATTGACAAAACAGGTTCTGACCTGTAGAATAACGAAGTACACAAAAGCCAAATCCTACTAATACGGAGAAATCTAATGTCTTTTTCTGATCTTAAAAAGCAATCCAAACTTGGTTCTCTTACTTCTAAACTGGTAAAAGAAGTTGAGAAAATGAGTACAACTTCAGGTGGTGCAGATGAGCGTCTCTGGAAACCCGAAGTTGATAAAGCAGGTAACGGTTTTGCAGTTATCCGTTTCCTTCCTGCCCCCGAAGGTGAAGAACTTCCTTGGGCAAAAATGTATTCACATGCCTTCCAAGGTAATGGTGGATGGTATATTGAAAACTCTCTGACTACTATTGGTCAGAAAGATCCTCTGGGAGAATATAACCGCGAACTGTGGAATAGTGGTATTGAGTCTAACAAAGAAACTGTTCGCAAACAAAAGCGTAAACTGTCTTACTACAGCAACATCTATGTTGTAAAAGATCCTGCAAATCCTGCAAACGAAGGTAAGGTCTTTCTCTTTAAGTATGGTAAGAAGATCTTTGATAAACTTATGGAAGCAATGCAACCTGAGTTTGAGGATGAAACTCCTATCAATCCTTTTGACTTCTGGCAAGGTGCAAACTTCAAACTGAAGATTGTGAAGAAAGATGGTTACTGGAACTATGATAAGTCTGAGTTTGGTTCGGTTGAACCTCTGCTGGATGATGATGATGCTCTCGAAGCACTCTGGAAGAAAGAGTATTCTCTTACTGCCATCACTGCCCCAGACCAGTTCAAGTCTTATGAAGAACTTGAGCGTCGTATGAATATGGTACTGGGTCTCAAGAACTCTTCTCCTGCTCGTTCCCGTGCAGTGGTTGAGCAAGAAGATGAACTCCAAGAGTTCACTCAAACTCCTACTGCTCAAGAGCGTGTAGTAGAAGAACTAGAACAGTCTTATGCTCGTTCTAAGTCTCCTTCACTTCCTCAAATCTCTCAAGATGATGATGAAGATGATGCTCTTTCTTATTTCCAGCGTCTTGCTGAAGATTGATTATTGATATAGTCTGATATTATCAGCTCTCTTCAAGGTGTCGCTCACATACTGAGTGGCACCTTTTTTATATTCCATCATATCTTCCATATCATTGATTACAACACTAATATATTCTGGTTTTAGGACAAAAATATTTCTTTTTTCATTTTCAATTTTTTCTTCATACTCATAATTTGTTACCACTCTCACTGCCTCATAAATTGTTTCTATAGTATCCGTAGTTTCTTCATAATATTGCATACCTAATGCATAGTTAAATGGAACTTCAAGACCGGCGGGAATAATTACAACTCCTTGACTATTTTTAATTTCTATAGTTTCGTAGTGATGTACTCCATTATAGATGTTGTTGTAAATATCTTCTTCCGAACTTAAACCAGCATCAAATCCATATTTTTGTCTTAAATGGGAATCAAAAACATCTTGAGGTAATGGCCATTCTGTTTGTATGTTGGTAATATTATTTGAAAGAAGAATTATCCAATCTAAACTTGAGTCTTCATAAACTTTAAATGCTACATTATCTGGGCGGTCATCACCAATTATTTTATATTTTTCGAAAAAAGTTAAATTGTCTAAAATATCACTTCGTATTACTCCTCTCTTAAATAAATTTTTAACTAAAGAGTAGTCAGATATACCAGCATTTGGTAGTCTGCTAACATATTCAAAGTTTGGTAGTTTGCTGAAATATGAAGACATTTTAGTAACCTATGTTTGTAATTACTTGCTCATTACCATATTCATCATCAAATACTGGCTCAAGTTCTTGGAAAGATAATGTTAGATTATATGATATCATTGATCTTTCATTTATATTTGAGCTCATATATGTCATGTATTGACCATCTGGCGTATAATCAACATTCATTGATGTCAATGCACACTCCTTAAATTTATTTAAGTATGGATGTTGTTGATTAGATGACATATATGATATTGCAAATGTTCTTGGTGTTTTAAGTAAAATAGAAGATTTGCTTCTTTTTACAGACATTGCTTGCTTAAAGTAACGAATAATTTTCATTACTTCTTTTGCTTCTGATGGACTTCTTGGGGATAATTTAAATCCAAAAGAAAAAGTTCTAAGACCGGGCCCATTAAACAGCAGTTCTAGGTTATTATTGAACATAGTTCCATATACTCTCTGCTGCAGCTTATCTGTTTGGGCTGCATATCCCGCTAATGTGGCAGAGAGGGATCTTTGCAAATCTCCAGAATCTACTGAAGATTTCAGTGTGTCTGTCGCAGATCCTACTGCCGGTGTTGCAGCTTCCGTACCACCTATGATATATTTTTGAGTGATATTGCCGAGAGCTTCTTGAAAGTTATTAATAGGATCTTCTTGCCAACTCACCGAATTACTATCAGAAATTCCTGCCGGAATTGGTAGAGTTATGGTTCCAAGTCTTTCTTTACCTATGGTTGGATTTCCTTTATCAATCGTGACAATTCTACTAACTTCTCCGGTGCTTCCTTGTCCACCTTTTCCCCCAGCTAAAGATGGTCTATAATTTAAAATTGTAAACTTTATACAATCCTGAAATTCTATTGATAAATCTAATGGATATCTAGCATCTCCATAATTTAATCTTGTCTTCTCTCTGAAACTTTCGGATTCTCCAAATAGTGCTTCCTTTGCTTCATCACTCGGAAGAGATTCTGGGGATTTATTCTGCTCTGGATTTATTGCTTGATTTCCAGATCCAAGACCACCTGCCTTATTATATGCTGCTTTTGCTGTTGGATCAGTGACTCCCAAAGGTGCTTCAAGTCCACTTTTTTGATTTCTTACTTCTTTTATTAATTGACTATTTGTATTGCTAATGTCTAATTTTTCTTGAGATGATGCATTTGCTGTTGGCTTTAACTTTCCTGAGGAATCTGTTGCCGCAATAACAGTTCCAGTTGCACTTGGGTTAGTTGCGCTATTTCTTACAACTTGTATGGAAAAATTATTATTTCCATTGTCAGTGACAACAGTTTTTACTGCTACTTGTTGATTTCCTACAGTTACTAAACTTGGTTTGCTTGTTTTTGTATTTGCCACTACTTTACTTTTGAGGGTGGAATTTCTCTAATCAAATATATTTTTACTTCGTAAATTGTGGGTTTTATTTATTTAGACGGAATTTTGCATAAGGTATAGATAACATTTCATCAAGTTCATCATACTTTATTACATGAAGTTTGCCAGCAACTTCTTCCCAAGTATATTGCCTACCTTCTCTCCAATGAAAATTGATTGCTTTGAATCCCCATCTCTCTAATGAAGTACAAGCAATCAATGGATGTTGGTCATATTCAATTTCCGGTGTTTTGGGGTTGTATATAAAAGTATAAAATTTTCCTGGCTCTGGATATAATACTTCTTCTTTTAAAGAATCCATAATAATTAACATCAAATCTTCTGGGTCATTAGTTCCAGCCTCAGCAATTTTCTTTTTGAGCTCTCTCATTCTTGGGGGAACACTTGCATATTGCCCGAAACCTTCTGCCATTACCCTATACCCAGTTCGTTTTCTGTGATGATCTTGAATCCAATCATATTATCCTTACAGAATTCTTCTGCTGCTTTCCATTTTGCTTGGTTTGTAGCATAAGTATAGGCTTCGTAGATATATGATTTTGTTACTCTGGATTTCTGCTGTGGAGGAACTGTTTGTTTTTTCGGTTTAATCTCTACAATATACTTCTTAATTTCTCCAGACTGTTCTCTTACCTTAATAATAAAATCTGGAAAATAATTTCTTACTTTTTGCTTCACTGGGTCATAATACTTGATGCGAATTTCTTCTGAGCCCCAAGCAATTATATTTTCATTTAAATCACACCAACGGCAGAATTTTCTTTCCCAACTACTTCTACAAATAATGTTATTTGGGTCTCCTATGTACTTTTTTGGATATGATGGTTTATATTTACTCTTAATACTTTCTGCCATTATCCTTACTACATAATATATACGGTCAAAAAATATTTATAAATGGTATTCGACCCAGTTAGAAGAACAGTAAGGTCAGTGTCGGACATTAAGTCCAAACTACTGAACCCAGCACTAACATCTCATTTTGAGGTATCAATTCCCATTCCCCCTGGACTCTCTGGGACTAATGGCAGAAAGTATTTCGAAGCGAATGGAATATATCAATTTGAGGGAATTAAGCAAGATACTTTGAATTTGCTTTGTTGCGAAACAGTGCTTCCTGGATCTAATATTGCGACCATTGATATTAACAGCGATTATCACGGAACTACTCATAGACACGCTTCAAGAAGAATTTATGATGATAGAATTGATATGACATTTTATGTCAACGCTGGCGAATATCTTCCAATTAGATTTTTTGAAGTATGGATGAAATATATCGTTGGAGAAAGTGTAGCTCAAGGTCCAGAGAAAACTGAAGGTGTACGCAGACCTGGTTCTTTAGCTACAAATTATTTTTATAGAATAAATTATCCAACCAATTATGTTTCTAAATCGGGATTATCTATCACAAAATTCGAAAGAACTGGTTCTAAAGATTTTTATTCTGGAGGAACATTGAGTTATCAATTTGTTAACGCATTTCCTATTTCTATATCTTCAATGCCAGTTTCTTATGATACTTCATCTCTACTAAAATGTACCGTGTCTTTTTCTTATGTTAGGTATGTTCTTTACCCAACTGGAAGTAAAGAACCTCTTCATTCGGACGCCCAATCTTCTTTTGGCGATTTTGTGGACCCAGAAACTCAAGCAATATACAATAATGCACAATTTAGCATTGGTGATATGGCACTTCCTGGTCTTGATGGTGCTGGAGCTTTGGCAACTTCTTCTCCATCATCCTTTACAGTTGGTGGAGTATCTCAACAAGCAGCAAATTCTTCTGGAAATTCAGTCAGAGCATAAGCATCTAAATAATCACATCTGATTTTCTCTATAGGTCATTATGCCATTACCTAAGATTTCTACACCGACTTATGAACTTGAATTGCCTTCAAGTGGAAAAACAATTCTTTACCGACCATTTCTTGTTAAGGAAGAAAAGTTATTAGTAATTGCTTTAGAAAGCGAAGACAATAAGCAAATTACTAATGCAATTAAGAATGTCATCAAAAGTTGTATTTTGACTAAAGACATTAAAGTAGAAAATTTACCAACTTTTGACATTGAGTTTTTATTTCTCAATATTCGCGGCAAATCTGTCGGAGAAGATGTTGAGGTTAATATTATCTGCCCTGATGATAATGAAACTAATGTTTCTGTGAGTATTAACTTGGATGATATTAAAGTACAAAAAAATCCAGAACATACCAATAAAATTAAGGTAGATAGTAGTATTATGATGGAAATGAAATATCCATCACTTGACCAATTCATCAAAACTAACTTCGATTTTAAAAATGAAAATGCAATGGAACAATCTTTTGATTTGATTGCATCTTGCATTGATAAAATCTATACTGAAGAAGAAGTATGGTCTACGGCAGATGTAACTAAAAAAGAGGTTACTGAATTTTTAGATCAAATGAATTCCTCACAGTTCAAAGAAATTGAAAAGTTCTTTGAAACAATGCCAAAACTTTCTCATAAAATCACTGTCAAGAACCCAACTACTGGTGTTGAAAGTGAAGTAGTTCTTGAAGGGTTAGCGTCTTTTTTCGCGTAGCCATGGTCCATATGGACCTCGAAAACTACTTCCGACTTAATTTTGCCTTAGTACAGTACCATAAATATTCTTTATGGGAGATTGAAAATATGATCCCGTGGGAAAGAGATGTTTATGTTGGTCTTTTGGAGCAACATCTTGAAGAAGAGAGGATGAAGCAACAACAGCAAAGCTCACAACTGTAAGGCATCATGGCAACAGTAAATGCACAAAAAATGATGGGTAGAACGACAACGGTTCGTTCTTCTGCTTTTGCTGCTCAACCTCAACAACAATTAATATCATCCCCTGCAGACACTGCCATCCTGCAGGACATATCTAAATCATTAACAAATATCATTCAACTTCTCTCTCAACAAAATGTTCAGACAAAGAGAGATGTTGATGAAACAAGAAAAAGTCAGGAAAGAAGTAGAAGACAGGGTATAGAACTTGGTCTGGAAAGATCTTTTGCAACCGTAAAGAATGTAGCACAATCTGTTGTTGCTCCAGTTAAAAGTATATTAGACCAGATAATACAATTTTTTGTTACCGTATTTCTTGGTAGAGCACTTATATTATTATTAAATTGGTTTGCGGACGAAAAAAATAGGAGCAAAATTCGCTCCATAATGAGATTTTTGAGTGATTGGTGGCCATCTCTGGTTGCTGGTTATATTTTATTTGGTACTGGGTTTGGTAGAGTTGTAAGAAAAGTTGCTGGAGTTGCCGTTGGGTTAACAACCAGACTTATTGTAATTGCAGCAAGATTAGCAAAAGCAATTGCCACTGGACAAATACTAAAAAGAAAGGGGATTGCCTCCGTATTTGCTGGTGGTGGAAAAATTGGTGGATTGCGCGGTGGTCTTCTTCAACTTGGAGTTGCCGGTGCAGCTGCTGTTGGAACTGGTCTTGCAATCAATAAATTCATGGGTGATGGAGAAGCACCACAAATAGCAGTTCCTGAACCTCAGTCAGTTCCCACAATGGAAGCTGCTGGTGGTGGTCTTGCCGACTTAAAAGGTATTTTAAAGTCAACTGGAGCAGAAGTATCTTCCCAACTCAATCCATTTACAGCATTTTTAGCTTCTGGTGGTCTTGCTAATATAACTCAAGGACTTGGTGGAAGCATTTCTGGTCCAAAGGGAATTGATAAAGTCCCAGCAATGCTTACTGACGGTGAATTTGTTATGTCTCGTGGAGCAGTTCAGAAGTTTGGTGTGAGCACACTTGAAGCAATGAACTCTGCTGGTGGTGGAACTAATCGCCCCAAAATTGTAAGACATGCAGTTCATGCTGTAGGTGGTGGATTGATTGGAGAAGATCCTAATTATAGAGATCCTGTTCTTGAAGATAATAAAAGATTATCTTTAGACCAAAGATTAAAGAGAATAGAAGACCAAGTAGGAGTTCAAAGAGCACTTTCATCCGGAAAAGGAGTAAAAACACCTCTTGGTGCTGGTTATGGAACAACTTATGGTGGTAGACAATCAATCCTTGTTAAAGGTGGAGTAAAAACCCTTGGTGCAGGAACGGGTGCCGATAGTATTCCTATTAATGAAATTAATGTCGGTGGAATGAGATATTTTGCTCAAAAAAGAGGAAAGGATATTATATACTCCTCTAATTTTGCAAAGGGTCTTTCTGGACAAGTTGATAAGTATGGTGCCAGAAATAAAGGATATAGTGGTAAAGGTGGTGGTTTGATGAGTAGTGGTCTTGGAAATGTAGATAAAAAGAACCTACCAAAAACTAAAATTATGATGGGACCTGATGGACCTTTTGTTGCTTACTTGTCTTTTAAAGGAGGAGAACCAACTTATCAAAGAGCAACTGAAAGAAACAAAGGAATGTTGGAGTCTATTGCAGACTTCTTTGATCCAAAAGGTTCTACTGGCAGAGAGGAGACTTTAAACGCAAGAAAAATGCGTCTCACTGCTATTAGTGATTTGGAAGATATGAGAAGGCGTGGAATGAAAGAAGAAAATATTAAAAAAATGATGAATGAACGCCTTGGACCTAATGGATATTCAAGAGCAGTAAATGATTCAAATGCAAAGAAAAAGTTATCAATTTCAATTACCCCACAGCAAAGAGAAAGAGAAACTAATGCTAAGGTAAGAACTGCAAATCAAGAATTTATGAATAGGGGTGGACTTCTTGGTGGAGTTGGTCGTGGATTAACCAGAATGTTTGGTACATATGACCAAATAGATAAAGCAAATGCTGCCGACAAAGCATCTGAGGCAAGAATAAAGCAATCTGGTGCTGCGGCAATGGGTAAATACTATTCATCTTCGGATGGAAAATATTATGGAAGTTATGCTGAGGCGAAGAGAGCAAGAGACTTGAGAATGGCAAAGATAGGTAAAACATCTCCAAACTCAAGACCAATCACCCCAACACCAAAACCAGCACCTAAAGTTGTTTCATCTAAGCCAAAAGTTGCTGGAGGTGGAATGGGAGGAGGAAGAGGAAGTGGTTCAAATCCATCAGTTCCATCCTTCAGTGCTTCGTCAAGTTCAAATAGAAGAAATGCTAATATCTTAGGTATTAGATAAAAATGAAAATAGTTTCTCCATTCACAACAACTCTTAAATCCGTAAAGGGACAATTTGTTGCAAAGGAAAAACTTATTAAGTCATCATTAATTACTCAGAAAAAAAGTATTGATGATAAGAGAAAAAATTCTGAAAGAGAAAGATTTATTGATTATGAATCAAGACTTGAAAAAACATTAAAGTTTATAGGAAAACCAATAAAGAAGATAGGAAAAAAACTTGGTTTCTTAGATTCCTTAAAACAATTTATTGTTAATGTTTTATTAGGATTTGTAGCAGTTCGTCTGTTAAAATATCTTCCACAAATGATGGGATTATTGACCACAATGTTTAAGGTCAGTGATTTTATTCTTGATATGAGTGGCAAATTATTAAATGGATTAGTCACATTTGTAGATAAAGGATATCAAGCAGCCGAACATGCAAGAAAATTAGTAAAGACTATTGGCGGACAAAAAGCAGTTGATTCTTTGGATGGATTGAACAATCAAGCGAATTCTTTAATGAATTCTATCATGATTGCCGGAATGATATTCAGTGATTTTGGTGGAGTTGGTAGTGGAATACCTGCAGCAAGTCAAGCAATAGAATCTGGCACCGATATTATTCAACAAAAGATAAAAGGAGAAGCAGCAGCAAAAGCGGCAGAAGAAGGATCAAAGGTAGCAGCACGAGCAGCAATTGGACCTTTGGGTGCTGCTGGAATAGTTCTTGGCGCAGGTCTATTATCCTCGGCTTTAGGTGAAGGAATATATCAAATTAAAAAATATTCCAAAGGATTGAACCAATTCGGTGTTCTCTCCGCAATGTTTAAAGTTCCGATAGCATTCTTAAGTAGTGTTGGAACTCTTCTGGATATTATTGGTGCTCCTTTTAGATACGGTGTTGAGTTGATTCGTGCTGCAGCAATGAAAATTAATAATGATAAAAGAGGACTTGAAGAACAAAATAAAAATTTGGGAAAGTTTGATGCAAGAGTGCGAGACAATATAAGAGAGGGTCTATCTGTATTTGCTCCTCTTTTCTCATTCTTCAAAATGGATAGCGTTGCCAATAAACTACAAACTCCTGGGTCATTTGGAAGTTTGTATGGGCAGAAAGCAGTTAAAGATATGGGATATTATAGTGGTGGGTTAGTAGTTAAAAAATTTGCTGGGGGTGGATATACTCAAAATAATAAAGGTAAAAAAGTAGAAATACCAAGAACATTCAATCCACAATCGAGTTCATTGCAACCTGGATCTGCAATAGGCGGAACTGGAATGATGACACAGATTTTTCCATATCCAAAAGAAAATGATAGAATGAATCAATATAACTATATGATTTCTTCTTATGAAAGTTTATATGATGGTGGTTCAATTGGACCTTTAATGGGGTTAACTGTAAAATCCATTCTTGGAGATAGAATTACGAATAGAGATTATTCTAATGCAAGTGGTTCATTGTCCTCTTTATTATTATCCGGAGTTTATGAAGAAAATAGGCAAGCGTATAATCAAATATACACATCTTTAGGAACTGATGAATTTAAGAATATTATCGAACAAGAAATCTCAAAAAGTTTGCAGGACAAATTTTCTCAGATACAAAATCAACTTAGAATTCAATTAGGTCTTCTTCCTCCACCGGGTGTTGCTGAAGAAACAAGTGCGGATGCTTGTGCTGCTGCTTGCGATACTGGTAGCGGGTTTGCTGTTGCTGGAGATGCAATTGATAAAGCAATTTTAGATTTGATTGCTTCAGTCGAATCTGGACCTAAAGAATATGATGCATTTAATGTTTCTCGCGGTGCAACTGCAGGAAAACCAACTCAAATGAGTGTTTCTTGGTTGGCATCAAATGCAAATGGTGCTGTTGGTAGATATCAACAAATGCCAGAATATCTTTTAGAGCGTGTAGTTGCAGCTGGTGGTAAAGGAAGTGATAAGTTTACGCCAGAATTGCAAGATAGAACAGCATTAAAAATGTTATATTCTGGACATGGATTTTCAAGGTGGAGAAGTGGTCAGATGAGTGATGAAGAGTTTGGTAATCGTCTTTCTGCGACTTGGAGAGGTCTTCCCCATAGTAGTGGTGGAACATATCCTGACAGACACGCTGGTGGAAATAGGGCTGGTATGTCAAGATCTAATTTTATGGCACGATTGGCACAAATAAAAAAAGGTGCAGGTCCGTCAACTGCAAAAATAGCACCAGGTTCCCCTGCCGCAAATGTAGATCCTTGCATTTGTGACCCAGAAACTCCTGATGGTAGTGGATTAAATATGGGTGCAGAGAGTGTCTCTACTTCAATTTCTGGTGTTGTAAACCCAGTTCCTTCTCAGAATATTGCTTCAAATAAAGGAGGATATGCTGCTGATACTGGTCTTGATATTTTAACGCCTATAGGTTCAAAAGTTGTTGCATCTGTTAGTGGAATTTTAGAGTATGCAGAGCGTGGACATGTTGCTCAAATGGGTCAAGATGCAAATCCAAATATGCCCGGTCAACAAGATCAGCATAGTGTAAGAATAAAATTGGATAAACCTTTTTCACACAAAGGCAAAACAGTTAATTTCTTTTATGCAACTCACTTGTATGAACTATCGAGTGCTGTTAAGAATAAATCGGGAATCAAAATAAATGCAGGAACTCCGCTTGGATTATCTGGTGTAGCAAATAAAGTTCCTCATGTTCATGTTGGTTATGTGGGCGACAGAAATCAAACTTCATTCTTGAATTATCTTGAAGTTAAATCTATGTTAAGTTCTTCTCGTCAGAGTGGTGGACCTACTTTATCTGGTGGTATTAGACTATTGCACGAAGGTGAATATGTGATTGATAAAGATTCTGTTGATTTGTTTGGTGGAGTCCAATTCTTCAGTATGATCAATGGCATTGAGAATGAAAAACAAAGAAATGAAAAATCATCTCAACTGATAAAGCATTTGAGTAAATATACCGGTAGAAAAATAGACCAAAGACCAGAAATAATCGTTGATAATAGTGAAGTGGACTTTATAATGTCTCCTTCGATTCTGACCAAACCTCAGTCCTCTACTACAATTATTGATGAAGAAATTAATTGGGAACAAGACATACTAAGTATGAGAGGATAAGTAAATGGCATACATTACACTCAAGAATCCAACAACTTTCATACTTAAAAAGCAAGTAGTTCGAGTCGAAAAACTTGTTGGACAAAAAAACAAATTTAAGGATATTGCGTTCAAGCGTCAAAATTTACTGAACGAAAGAAAGAGATTTGAAGAAAAGGAAAGAAAATTAGAGGATACAACGGATAGTTCTGAAAGACAAGTATCCACTAAGATGCCTGTCAAAAAACTTGGATTTCTTGATGTTGTAAAAAATTTCCTATTCAAAGTTCTTTTAGGGGCATTTGCAATTAAACTTTTACCCCATGCACCAAAACTAAAAGGTGTTTTGGTGGGTGCAATGAAGTTTAGTGATTTCATTCTTCAGTTTTCTGGTGCATTACTAAATTCATTTGTCACATTTGTCGATAAAGTTTATCAGATAGTTGATTTTGGTAAAAAACAAGCAAAATTATTAGGTGGCGATAAAGGTCTACAAAATTATGAGAAAGCATTAGGGACCGCAAAAAATGTAATGAATTCCATGCTTATTGCTGGAATGCTTTTTTCCGATCTGATTGAAATCGATTCTCAGTCAGGTGTTCAAAGGCAAGCAGTTGATACTATTCAAGAAAAAGTTACTCAAGAGGTTGTTAAAAGGCAAGGATTTAGAGCTTCTATGCAAGCTATTGCTCAAAGAATAGCAAGCTCCACTGTCGGAGTTGTTGGTCTCGTTGGACTTGCATCATCTCTTGTTGGTGAATTACTTTTTCAACAGAGAAAATTTACTACAAAACTTGAATCAGATGCTTACAAGAAAGTGGAGGAAGCACAAAAAGATCCAAATCTCATTACGAGGTCAGCCAAACTTGCTTTTTACAATACATTTGCTATTCCCGGACTCAGATTTTATAATTTTCTTTCTACCGGTATAGGAACATTGCTTGATATTATTGGTGCTCCCTTTAGATATGCAGTTGAGTTAATAAATTTTGCGGTGATGTCCTTAATGGGGGATAGTAAAGGAATAAGAACCCAAAGAGAGAATCTTGGAAAACTTGATGCCAGAATTAGAGAGCAACTAAGACAAATGGTTAATGTTCTTAGTTTTGGACTTCTTGCTAAAAAGAAAGGTTCTTTTGGAAGTTTATATGGTAAAGGTGCCACAGAAGCAATGGGATACGCTGAAGGAGGAGAGGTTACCAGAGGCGGAATGTATATGGGGGCAGTCACAAGAACAGCAGGTAAAGGAGTTAAGGCAAGAAGAACTGAGGTTATTTCAACTTCTCCGCTACAGCCTGGTGTTGATGTTGGAGGTTTATCTCCATATCAAAATTCAACTAATACAAAAATATCAACTTTCTATCAGAATTTTTCTGATGTCAGTATAACAAATCCATACGAATACTTAGAAAAATCTTATGATATTGTTGGCACTACAAAATTTGTACATCCTTTGCTTGAAATGAGTGTTAAAACTTTAATGGGAGACAAACCACCAGAGAGTGATTTTAAAGCAGTTGGTGTAGGTCTTAATAATCTTCTGAATGATATTTTAGATACTGCAAAATCTCCAGATGTTAAAGGTGGAGTAATCAGTGATAAGACAGGACCTATTGATATATCAAATTGGATTAGTTCTATAGTAAAAGATGCTATTACTGATCCAATTAATTCAATTATATCTAATTTATCAAATCAATTAACACTGAAGGCAAATAGCACACAAGGTGGGGCAGTAAGTCCTTCCGCACAAAAAGTAGGGGACACCCAAGAAAATCCACTCGCACAATTTGGTGGACAAGCACAATTTGTTATTGGTGATAGTATAGCACATGGATTTGCCGGTAGGAGTGGAAAGGGAACTGATAGTGACGACACTCAAGTTGGCAGGAGTGCGGCAAATGTTTTAAAGATTTTAAAAGCAAAAGGCGATGCCCTTCAGGGGAAATTGATTGACCTTTCAACTGGCATTGCAAATTCTAAGGATGACTTTTCTTCTGTTGAATCTCAACTTTCATATTTAAAATCTATAGGAGCAAAAGTTAGAGTTCTTGGAGTTTCTGATACATTCAGTCAGAAAAATGGTGGTATTAATGAAAAGTTAAATGAATTGGTTAGAAAGTATGGATTTTACTTTTATGGTGGATTTAGAGGTGGAAAAGACCAAATACATGGAACAGCGGAAGATTATTCTAAATTAAAACAAAAAAGAGAAGTCGATACCGCACCAACTTCTGGTGCTGAAGGTATGGGTGGTTTAGACCTCGGAAAAGGATATGGAAGTCTTGGTAGTAAGATTGCAGGAGAACTTGGAAGATATGTTCAGAAATTGGGTGTTGTTCCGGGAAGTATTCATGAGCATCCAGAATTTGGTGGAGTTCTTGGTAGACACGCTGCAAACTCTTACCATTATCAAGGTAGAGCAATTGATTTAGGTGCGTATGCTTATGAACAAGGTCCGATTCTTGCTGCTATCGCAGAGTTTAATAAAATGAAAGGTGTTAAACCAGTTCAACTACTACATGCAAGAAATGAACCATCTGAACACAGTGATCATGTGCATGTTGCTTATGAACATGGTGGTTTAATTAGAAAAACCGATTATGCAGTCACGCACCCAGGAGAATATGTTGTTGATGCTGATTCCGTTAAACTATTTGGAATTCCATTTTATGATTTGATTAATAAGACAGAAACTGTTTCTCAAAGAAAAAGAGCATCAGAAAGTTTAATATCCATGTTGAGTCAATATACCGAAGATGGATTTCCAGAAACTGAGGAAGATTATATGTATCATGTTCCAGAACAACCAATAACTGCCGTTGTTCCGCCAAGAGTATTGCCTTCACCACCAAAAAATTCCTCTTATATTAGTGGAAGTGAAGATCCATCTAAAGACATACTTTTCATGTAGTAAATACTAATATAGAACATACAGAAGCATGGCAAATACACCAATTACTGTTGCACAATCCAGAGATTATAATATTAAACAGTTTCTTATTGAATCTAATAATAAGTCTAAGAAAAAGGATATCTCAAAAATAATTACTGACTTATATTATTATGAAAGTATTTTAAATCCAGCTATCAAATTGGATTTGATGTATGTTGAAAGTGGTAAGACTGTAGAATCAGAAAATGCGTATAAGACTTTGATTGAGGGTATGCCTTTAGTTGGAACTGAAAAAGCAACAATTAAGATGACTGATCCAAATGATGTTGAATTAAAATTAGACTTGTATATTGACAATATAAAACCAATTGGTCAAGATACTCAAAGAACTGTAGTTTCTTTAAATCTTGTTTCTAAGGAATCTATTTTTAACTATAAAACAGTAGTTAACTCTCGGTTTGATGGCAAAATATCTGACCATGTTAGGAAAATATTAACGGAATCAAAATATCTTGGAACTCAAAAAAATGTAGATATAGAAGAAACCGAGAATAATTATAATTTTATAGGAAATAATCGCAGACCTTTTTATGTTTTACTTTGGCTTGCTAAAAAATCAATTCCAAAACTACAAACGGCAATAGGAAATAGTGCAGGTTTCTTTTTCTATGAGACCTCAGATGGATTTAAATTCAAATCAATAGAAAATCTCTTGTCGGAGAATACTCCTTCTGGTTCTAAAAAAAATTATAAAAGTTTAATATTTAATCAAACACCTGATAGTAGGGGAGCAAATGTTCCTTCAGGATATGATGGAAAGATATTAGAACATAATATTGACACCGCTACAGGAAATGTTCAGTCCAAATTTGAGATAGGATCTTACTCAACGAGGACAATTTTATTCGATCCATTTAATTGTTACTATCAAGTCATAAATGCAAATGCGAATTCAAGTGGAACTCCTGGTTCAGAATCAAATTTGCAAAAAGCTGGTAAAGAATTTCCAAAGTATAATAGTGAATTTTTTAGAGATGGAAAAAATAAAGATTTTACAAGAACACAGTACATGCTAATTGACAGGGGAACATTGCCAACTGGTCCAGTTTCTGAGCAAATTAATAAATCAAGAGATCCAAATTTTGATCCAAAAAATATTTTGAATCAATCTGTGATGAGATATAATCAGTTTTTTTCAACTAAGGTTACAATAACAATTAGTGCAGATTTTAGTTTACATGCGGGCGATTTAATTTTCATTGACTCTCCAGAACTATCAAGCAAGGATACTCAAGAACTTAATAAACAATTTGGCGGGTTTTATGTTATTGCTGAACTATGCCATTATTTAAGTTTAAAGGATGGTGGTTATACTAAGTTAACTTTAGTTAGAGATTCTTTAGGAAAAAGGGGAAGTCCATCTTATAATGCAATATAAAGTTGTTAAATAGTAATAGCATAAAAAAATTCTACTATGGATAATGTAGAACAACACATTAAGCATGACAGAAAAATTCTTGACGACCCAACAGTGTCTTCGCAATCAAGAAGACATGCTCAAGATGAATTAGAATCTTTAGAAAGATGGGTTAAAAACCATCCAGATGATGATCATGACCCTACTGGGTTAGAACTTTATTGTAATGATAACCCAAATGCTCTGGAATGTAGAATTTACGAGGATTGATGTCTGAAGGAACCTTATTTAATCCAGGATTTCTTGGAGCACATTTCAATTGGTGGATAGGGCAAATTGCCAGCGATTCCACTTGGAGAGATAATATGCTCTCAAGCAAATTTGAGTCTAAAGAGCAAATATCTGGACAATCTCGCAGATATAAAGTTAGAATTATAGGTCTTCATGATCAAGGTGAAGAAGAAATAAGTTCTCAAGACCTTCCTTGGGCACAGGTAATGTATCCCGTGACTGGTGGTGGAGGACAAGCAAATGCAGGAGCAACCTCTGCATTAAGGCAGGGGATGTTTGTTTTTGGATTTTTCCTTGATGGACAGGATCAGCAAGTTCCTGTTATCATGGGAGTTCTTGGTAATAATGCACAAACGCAACTTGCAACATCAATTGGCGGTAGCAAGGTAACAAACACTCAACCAGGAAGTCTTGCTGTAAGCGGATATGCAAATCCTGCTGATGGTAATAAAGATCCATATATTAAAGTTCCGGATGAAGGTCTTGTAATTACCAAACCAAAAGACCAAGATACATCTCAAGAATGTGCTGATATTCCACCGGGAGTTCAAGTAGACCAATATGGATTAAGAAGAGATAGGCAACCAACTTCTTTCCAATTAAGAGATATTCAAAGTGCTTCTGCTGAAGCAGAGGCAAGAAATCTAACTCGCGGAACTCCAGAGTTTATTAATTTTGTAAAAACAGCAGTTCAAAATGGAATTAAGGCAAGATGTGAAGCAGCAAATTCTCCAACATCTCCCACAAAACCTGGAGCAACAAAGGAAAATGTAGATGCTGTTCATGAGCAGTCAAAAGCGGATATTGTTAGAAATGACTATTATCACAGAAAGACTGCTATTCTTTCACCATGCGATAAAGTCAAATCTGCATTAAAAGCAATTCAAGTTGCTTTAGAAAACCTAACGAAGGATATTGATAAGATTTTGAATGCTGTCCAAAGTTATGTTGATGCAGTTTCTTTAATTTTTAGCCAGATACAAGAATTGATTAACAATTTTGCATGTGAAATTGCAAAATACATGAAAATAATCTTTGATAAGATTATGGAATATATAATGAAACAGATTAATAAATCTTTAGCAAAAACTGTAAATTTGATACCACCAAATCAAAGGAATAAGTATTTTGATGTAAAAAAAAGAATAACCGAATTAATTACTTGTTTATTCAGTAAAATAACCAATAATTTGTGTGATCAAATAAGAGGATTTTTGAACGGTCAATTAAAAAAAGAATTGCCGATAAAAACAAAACCATCGACCCCAACAACTCCAATTTGCTCCGTAGAAGGATTAACTGGAAATATAATATCCGGACAGATGCCAGAAATAAATAAGACAGTTACTAAAATATTAGACAATGTGAATAATTTTCTTTATGATATATTGTCTGGAATTGGAGAAATTACCAAGTTTGTAAAAGATAAGAAAAATTTAATAGGAGATGTAACTGGAAGTATTACTTCAGCTTTAAGTTTCAGAAATATATCTTTAAATATTTTTGGATGTGAGTTAACTCCAAGTTGTCCTGCATCAGATTATTTTATCATCCAAAATGGAAGTGGTGCAGCAGCAAACTCTCAACAACCAAGAGTTGGTGAAGTTGACTCTAAGGCACAAAACCCAACCACAAAAATAACTCCAGAACCAGCTAAACCATTTGCTTCTCCTGGACAAAATCAAGAAGATTTAAAATCGGATTCATAGAATAATGACTTTTAATTTATTTTCTAATCCAACAAAAGATGATATTAAAGTCGGATATGTAGACCCAAACTTTGGATATATTACGGAAATAACTATTTGTGAAGCAAATAATTACGCTAAAGATAATCCAGGAACAACTTTTATTTTTACTGATGGCAATAATAACATTAGATATCTGAATATCAATGAAGTTAATGATTTAACTCCTAACGACTTACTCAATGCAACTGGAGAATGTGACGGAATTCAATCTTACCGTGAGTGTGGACCCCCAAAAATTATATTTTTTGGTGGAGATGGTGTAGGTGCTGCAGCAAATCCTATTATTGGTAGAGACGGTTCTTTACTTGCTGTTGATGTTGTTAGAGGTGGTCATGGATATAAGTATCCACCAATCACTATTGCAAAGGATGATTGTTTATTTGGCAACGGAACTGTTTTAAGATCTATTCTTGGAGAAACTCCAGACCAAATAGAAGTATTTGAGGGAGAAGAAGATTTTGAGGAATATGAATTATGCGAAGATACTGATGTTGGATATGGAGAATCTTTTGGAGTAAATGGCGAAAATCTTGGTAGATGGGATCCATCTGGATACACATCAATAACCGAAGACCCCATTAGAAGAGAGATTGATTTATACCAAAGCGTATTAAAAAATCCTTACTGGACTTCGAGACAAACTAATCCAAGGTCAATTACAGACTCTAATGGAGAAATTTACGAAGTAAATCAAGTTACCTTCCCGAGATGGGGAGAGCATATGAACAAATATGCAGTTTCTCCAGTTCCTCCATCCGATTTAAAGGGAAGTGATTATAGTGGTCTTGTTTTTAATTTAGAATGGGAAGAGTATTTTCCGATTACTGGAGAATATATCTTTAGAGGCAATTGTGATAATATTGCAACTCTTTTTATTGACGATAATCAAGTTGGCAAGTTAAATGGATTTGCAGAAAATCCAAAACCAATCCAAAAAACAGTTCAAGAAGGAAGTCATATAATAAGAGTTGAATTGCGTAATCAGGAAATATATGAATCTACAACTACCACTAAACCAAATTTTGTTGAGGTAGATTTCACAGTATATGGTCAGGGTGCCTTTAGAGATTTATCTTTTTCATTCACATCCGAAGACGGCAAAGATTCATTTACTATCTTAGGGGCTCAGAGCAACAGACAAACAAGAATAGAGAAGATAAAGGTAAGACCTGGAGTAAAATACAAAGTAAAGGCAAAAGAGGACTCTACAAAATTTAAAGGAGTTGAGCAGGGATTAGTTAGAAATGGGGTAAAAAGTAAGGAACTTCCTGCGGGTAATGGTAACAAAATTTTTGCGGATTATACTTCAACTAGAAATGACAATGATGATATTCAGGTTACCACTTCTTTAGGAACTTTTACATCTTCGAATAGAAGAAAGACACCTTACGGAAGAAACACTTATGATCTTACCTTTGAAGTTCCAGGATCCGCAGTAACTTCCCAGACAGAAACTACAATTTCTCCAAAATCTTGGAATGAAAATCCAATGGGAGTTTCTTTATCTATGGTTGCTCCAATGCCAAACATCCCTCAAGAGCAACCACCAATACAAACTGGAAGATGTCCACCTAATCCAATTTGGTCTACCAGATTTCCGGGTTCTTCTCAAAAATGGTATCCAGTGAGATTTACCAGAGGAAATGCTTGGAGTCCATTCATGAATAGATATGCAATATCTCCGGTTCTTCCTCTCAATACTCCGGGAAGCGATACTGCAGGAGTTACTTTCAGTAATTCTTGGGAAGTTGATCTTCCTTATGCTGGATTTTATGGTGTTAAAGGAACCAGAGATAATACTGGAAGATTATTAATCGATGGGCAAGAAGTATCGACTTTAGATGGATTTAATGTAACCAATCCAAAATTAGCAAAGAAATATCTAACTAAAGGTAGACATACAATTACAGTTGAGGTTAACAATAAACCACAAGAAATAAAAAAATATGTAGATACTAAAGTTTTTAGTACACAAGATTGGGCATCTCCACCAACTGCCGCTCAGAGCACAGAAGTCTCTTTCAATGTATATGGAGAAGGGGCAATAAGAGATTTATCCTTTTCATTTACATCTGAAGACGGTAAAGATTCATTTACCATCTTGGGTGCCCAAAAGGTTAAAGAAACAAGAACGGAAAAAATAAAAGTAAGACCTGGTATTAATTATAGAGTAGTTGCAAAAGAAAATTCTGCAAAATTTAAAAGTGTTGAGCAAGGATTAATTAAAAACGGAACTAAGGCAAAAGAAGCCGGTGAAGGTGAAAGTAATAAAATTTTTGCAGACTACATTGCAACCAACAATGATAATGACGACATTCAAATTACAGCTTCATCGGGTATTTTTAAATCTTCAAATAGAAGAAGAACTCCTTTGGGAAGAAATACTTATGATCTTATTTTTAGAGTTGAAGCGGGAGCTCCAGCAGGAGGTTCTACTACAAAAAATGGAGTAACCTACAGCGGTCCAACACTTTTTAAATATCAGGATAGTCGTTGGAGTACATACATGAACGACTTCTCTATTTCTCCAAAAGTTTTTAAATCTATAAGTCAAGAAGATGAAGCAATTATTGGAGATTTTACATTAAAATGGACTAATGTTAATTTCCCTCAGGGTGGAGTTTATAAATTCAATTTTCAAGCAGATAATGCTGCCATATTTAAAGTTGATGGTGTAGAAGTTTATAGCACATCCGATTTTGTTGGGCAAAAAGTTCAATATACATTTAATGCAACAGCTGGAAACCATACTATTGAGATAATATTGCAGAATACTAAGTCTGAGGCAAAAATTCGCGATGAGTTTATTTTTGAAAAGAATCCGATGGGAGTTGCACTATACATCAGTAAAGATATTCAAAGTTCTTCTTCAGATACAATTGCTTGGACAGACAATCCTATGGCAGTTTCTGCAATTCTGATTCCACCACCATGTGCGAAAAAAATAAGTGGTAGAGGAGTTATTGAAAGAGTAGAAATTTTAGATCCAGGAAATGGATATACTCCTCCACCACCACAAGGTGGAGAATATACAGTTCTACTTGTTTTAGATAGAATTATTGTAGAGAATTCGGGAATTAATTATAACTGTGGGGTTGATCAGATAAAAATTACTCCGAGCAATGGTGCAGTGCTTGATTATAATTGCGATTCTTTTGGTAGAATTGTTGGAGTTTCAGTTGTTACTCCGGGAATTGGATTTGATGTATATCCAGAAATTACTATTGAGTCAGAAACTGGTGTTAATGCCACATTTAGACCAGTGTTTCGTGTTGTTAGAGATCCAATATTAGAAGTCCAACAAATTCCAGAAAAATTAATTCAAGTTACAGATTTGGTTGGTCTCAAGCAAACTGGATATGTAGATGGAAGAGCATACTATGGTGCCGTTTACTACGATAATGGCATTCCATATGCTGGATTCTATAAGACTGTTGGAACTCAAGTCAGAGTTTACAACACTCTACAAGAAAGCATTACTGCTCAGGTTACTACAGCTCCAAGCGCAATTCAGAGATCTGGTACTGATATTAATAGTAACAATCCAAGACTCAATATTCCAGGAACTCCGCAATCGACAACGGAGCAATAATAACCCTATTAAATAATAGTATATTGAATTTTTACTACTAATGGCAACAGCCCAAAATACTTTTAATACAAAGGTTGCAACACCGCCTAGAGCAGGTAGAGAGGAACTTCTTGCAGATAATATCTCAAGAAATAATACTGCTAAGCAGAATTATACTGCAATGAGGTATGGTAATGATCATGGGTCGATTAGTTTCGGTCACATTCACAAAAATGCTGATGTAACTGCCGGTGTTATGGTTCAGGCATTTGATGCCAGACATTCTGTCATTTTGGATAATGATGGTCCAAGAAAAGGTTGTAGTCAAATTACGGCACCAGGAAGAGTTGTTATTGAGTCTGGACAAGATTTAACAGAATCTGAAGAGACTCTTTTTATTCATTCTTGGAATGGTAGTATTGCTATCATTGCTTCTAACGGAAAACTCAGACTTCAAGGAACTGATATCGAATTAGTCGCTGTTGGTGAAGGTGGTAGCAAAGGAAACATTCGCATCAATGCAAGCGAAAATATCGAATTAGATGCGAAAAAAGTTTTAGTTAATGCCAAATCTTTATATAAATTGGCGACACCGGGAACAGCAGAAATTGTTGCAAATACTGTCATGGAAATTTATGCTCCAATAATTAGAGGGGTAAGCGATTCTGTTGCCAACAAAGATTCTAAAGTTGGCGGAAGATCTGTACAATCAAGAAACAACAAATAAGGAGAAAATTATGGCATTTTTAATGGATGATAATGCAGTTGGTGGACAATTGATGGTTGGGTCAGGTTTCCCCAAAGCACTTGGGGTTGCTGATGAAAAAATAAGAGGGTCTGGATTTTGTGAAGGACCATTTCAAGTTGGTGCAGCAGGAGAACATAGCACAGCAAAGGCATCTTTAATGATTGGGCAATTAAAAAATCCCGACGCAAAAACGCAACCACTTTATTCATTGTGGTCAAGATTATATTCAAGATTTCAAAGCTTTGTAAGAGTTGATTTACTCTTAAAAGCAAAATATGTTGAAGCTGAAGTTGTAAGGACAAAAGTTCTTCAAGCATCAATTAAAAACTTTGTAATTGACCACCCATCTAAAGCAGGTAAAAAATTAGTTCATACTTGCCTTGAAGGACCAGAAAATGGTGTTTATGTTCGTGGTAGAGCATTAAATCAAACAGTAATTGAGTTGCCAGAATACTGGACAGAACTTGTAGATAGTGATACAATTACAGTATCATTAACTCCCGTTGGATCACATCAGGATATTATAGTAAAAAGAATACAAGACAACAAAATTTATCTTCAAGCAAAAGCAGGAATTCCTATAAATTGTTTTTATCATGTTTTTGCTACAAGAAAGGATGTTCCAAGATTGATAGTGGAAATTGATTCTTGATTGTGAAAATTTGATTTGGATTTTAATACTAAATAACTACTAAATCAGCATAAAAGTAAAAATAAAATGAGTAGATTAAGTCAATTTGGATTTGGGGGAACAATACCATTTAAAGTAGATCCTAGAGCCATTCCTGTTGAAATTTTGGTAGTAGGTGGTGGAGGTGGGGGTGGAGTATCATTAGGTGGTGGTGGTGGTGCAGGTAGAGTTGTCTATACCTCAGATACTTTGGTTATTCCTGCAACAGATTATTCAGTAGTTATTGGTGCAGGTGGAGCTGGAGGAAATTGGTCTGGTTCTCGATATGATGGACTTACTGGATCGGATTCATATTTTTCCAAATTAATAGCTCAAGGTGGTGGTGGAGGTGGTAGTGGTTCCGGTGGAGCATCCATAACTACTGGTGGGAAATCGGGCGGATCTGGAGGAGGTGCTTCTAATAATAATTCTAGTAGTGTTGGAGGAACTCTTTACCAATCAATTGCAAGTTATAATTTCGTTTCTTCTGTAGACACTGCGGCTTTCTTAATTAGTTCTGGAAATAATGGAGGACAAGGAAATAGTGGCGGTGGTGGTGGTGGCGGAGCTGGCGCTGATGGAGGAAGTCAAACCTATGGTGGAAGTGGTGGAAATGGACTCCAATATTCAATTACAGGAACACAAACTTATTATGGTGGTGGAGGAGGTGGTGGAGCATATCATCCATACCAATCACAAACTTCTGGTGGATTAGGTGGTGGTGGTAATGGTAATTGGTATACTGTTGCTGGCGGTAATGGAACTGTTAACACCGGAGGTGGTGGTGGAGGAAATGATAGATATAGTAATGGAGAACCTGCTGGTAATGGTGGATCTGGCATTGTAATTATTGCATACAAAGACAGTTATCCAGCTGCCACTGTAGTAAGTGGAACTGTAACCAATCCAACTCGTTCCGGATATAGGGTTTATAGATTTACAACTTCTGGTTCTATTCGTTTTAATTAATTAAGGAGAAAAATATGGCACATTTTGCAGAAATTAATCACGAAAATCAAGTTCTTCGTGTAGTCGTTGTCGGAAACGATGATTGTAGAGACCAATATGGTCAAGAATCTGAAGAAGTAGGAATTGCATTTTGCAAGTCTCTCTTTGGAGATTATACAAACTGGAGACAAGCAAGCTATAATGGCAGTCTAAGGAAAAATTATCCATCAGTTGGATACACTTATGATGATATGAGAAATGCTTTTATTCCACCAAAACCTTATGAAAGTTGGAGATTAAATGAGGCAACTTGTTTATGGGAATCTCCAGTGCCCATGCCAGAGCGAGATCCAGAAAATCCAGCAATCTATAACTGGGATGAGCAAAATCAAGAATGGAAGAAGGTGGAGATTAGTCAATAATGGCATATACTTTTGAAAAATATGGGACCTTTACTGGTCCCGGAACAAATGTTGAATTTAGAGATAATGACGATTTTTCATTAGACCCATTTGATGGTTACTTTAACCTAAGCGATGTTTCAATGCTTTTGGTTAACACTACAGCATCTCCATCAGATTATGTTACTCTGCATTTGGATGGAAGTAGTACTTCCAATGTAACTCTAGAGAGAAACAGTGGTCCTATTCCAACTTTTAACATTGAGGCAGATCTAACTAACTTTAGTAAAGATGTTTATATTGATCGCAATCTTGAAGTACAAAAAACTCTAACAGCAGAGAATTTAATATGGGGAGGAAGATCATTAAATTCTGCAGCTAGTAGCTGGGATGGAAAAAAAGGATTTGATATTCCCCATCCAACAAAACAAGACCACAGGCTAAGATATATTTGCGTAGAAGGTCCATCTGCAGAAGTTTATTTGAGGGGAAAACTTAAAGATTCAAATACAATTGAACTTCCAGAATACTGGAGAAATCTTGTAGATTTTGAAACACTTGGAGTAACATTAACTCCTGTTGGACATTATCAAGAATTGTTTGTTGATAAAATTGAATGGGGTACAAAGATTATTGTAAAAAATAATTCTGGTGCCACAATCAATTGCGATTACACTGTCTTTGCTGAAAGAAAAGATACAACTAAAAATATACCAGAATATGAAGGCTTGACACCTGAAGACTATCCAGGAGATAATAGAGAGTATGTTATTAATGGAAAAAGATATACTTGAGTAAAATACACGAATTATTTCCTTTGATAATTTATCAAGGTGATGTCCAATGTCATGAAGAATTTAAAAAAAATAATTTAGATCGTCTTCGTGATTATTGGTTTAATGGATATGAGAACGAAAGTCCTGAGTACTCTGGAAAAATATTTGTCCATTCAAAAGAAGAATATAAGTCTTTTTTTAAAGAACTTCGTACTCACATAGACAATTACTTCAAAATTCTCAATGTAGATTATAGTAAACTGAGTTATCACAACATCAAATCGTGGGTTGGATGCCATTTTAGTGATGAAGAACCACCATTAAAACCACATACGCACAATGAATCTAATTTAAGTTATGTTTATTATCTAAAGACTGACGAAACTTCTGATAGATTGTGTATTGTTCAGGATAAAAATAAAAATGAATGTGTTGGTGGAATATTTGAAACATCCTCTCAAAACAATTTAATCAGTAATTACAATAAGTATAATTGCAATTACTATACGATTACTCCAAAAGAAGGGACAGTTGTTATCTTTCCGAGTAATGTTGGTCATTTTACGCAAAAGTTTACGGAGAGAAAAGAAGAGCGTATTGTAATTCCTGGTGATATTCGTGTTACTTTGAAAGAAGAACATTTTAACTATCACCAGAGTTCGACGCACCCCTCTCAATGGTTGGAACTCTAAACCCTTGACACCGACCCCTGACCGTGCTATGATACATGGGTAATCAACGGACGACCGAATGCAAGACGAGTACCTCTCACGCTGTGTTGTGGACCCTATCAAGCGTACAGTGTACCTGTATTCCAGTGAAGGTTCAGAAAAGCAAGTGACCTGTGATACGGTAGATGAATTTATGAATGTGCTAGAGTTCGTTCGTGCTACAGTGGATGAAGAAACTCTCTCTTACGCAAGTCCCCTATGAGTCCATATAAAATTTCATATAAAGACCTCAAAGAGGAACCAATCAAGACCACTCCAGAGAATGTAAAAGAGGCAAATGAAGCACTCTTTTCAGCAAAGTGGAATCTCCCTCAAGCAGCAAAGCACTGCGGAATGTCACAAAAAGAAATGAAGTTGACATTCTGGGAGTACATCAAGTATAATCCTACTACTTACAAAGCGTAAGTTTTTTGGGGCGGTGGTGGAATCGGTAGACACACCAGACTTAAAATCTGTTGGGCTTATGCCCGTGGGAGTTCAAGTCTCCCTCGCCCTATGAGGTTATACCTCTAAATAAACAAAAGTAAGGGACTATTCTATGAAATACAGAATAGATGCCAGATATGTTTGGTACAATCGCGGAACACAAATTGTTCTGATGTATTTCATAAATCAAATTCCTTTTACTTTTGACGACCTTCCAGACGAATCAATATTCGATTTGGAACTTATCAAATTAGCAGATAACGAAAGAAGATTTGAACCAGAGGACCTTTATCAAGCATCATATTACTTAATGCTTGAAGAATGTCATCCTCTTATGTTTGAACTTGAACTGGAAAATCCAGAAATGTTACCTGTTGATTAATGCCCTTGTAGCTCAGTGGTAGAGCAACGGTTTTGTAAACCGTTGGTCGCTGGTTCAAATCCAGTCGGGGGCTCTGAGTTCTATAACTCCAATGTCACTTATTTCACAACAAGACCGTCAAATGGTCATTGAAGCACTTGAATATTATGTTCAAAAACTTAAGGAAGATAACTGCACTCCTGCCTCTATCAGTGCATTCCAAACACTCCTTAACTGGGTCGAACTGGAGCACTTCAAACATGAAAATTAATCTATGGTATTGTGAGTCCATGAAGCAGTGGCGTTGGATTCTCACTGATGATTCAAGACCAATCATTAAACAAGAATCTGGTCAACAACCATTTCTCCGTGATGCTATGAATGATGTAGCAAACACTGTAGAATATATGATGGAATGTAAGCAACCTGAATGAAGTCTGACTTCTATATTGATAAAGTAACAAAAAAACAATCAGAAGAACTTTTACTAAAATACCATTATCTTAAAGATATATCAAAAGGATTCAAGTCTGGATATAATTACGGACTCTTTAAAAATAATGAGTTCTCTCCTTTGAATATAGGTGGTCTTCAAGGAGTTTGTATATTCACTGGACTGCCAGTACCTGAAGTAGCGAAAGGAGCATTTGGACTTGAAAGACACGAACAACAAGGACTCTTCGAACTCTCCAGATTATGCATCAGACCTGATACACAATCTAGTGAATATAACATCACTTCTTGGTTTGTTTCAAAAGCGATTAGACAACTTCGGAGAGATACTGAAGTTAAAGCAATCCTCTCTTATGCTGATAACGATTACCATTCTGGTACAATCTATCGGGCTTGCAATTTTAAATATTACGGTCTCACGGATAGAAAAAAAGATTTCTACTATTCAGACGGAACTAAACACTCTCGTGGAAAAGTAAAAGGTTATGAAGGTGAGTGGAAAGAACGAAGTAGAAAGCACAGATATTTAATGGTATTTGATAAACAACTTCAAAAACGCTTGACTTGGAAAGAAGAGTCATGGTATAATATTGAGGTGTGAAGGAAGTGCGAAAAGAGACTGGGAGTAATCCTAGTCTCTTTTTTCGTTTAATAAATAACTTATAACGGAAACTATAAGTATTAATAAGATGGGTCTCTCCAGATTAGATAATTTTCTGAAATCAGTTCGTGGTACAATTATATACGTAGATCCCAATAGTTTAGATTCTACGGATAGTGTTGAAAATCAAGGAAACTCTCTAACTCGTCCATTTAAAACGATTCAGAGAGCATTAATTGAATCTGCAAGATTTTCGTATCAAAGAGGATTAAACAACGATAGATTCGGAAAAACTACGATTCTATTGTATCCGGGAGATCACTTAGTAGATAACAGACCCGGATATATTCCAGATGGAGAGAATAATTATAGACTGAGAAATGGACTAACTTCAAATGATTTCCCACCATTTGATTCCACAACAAGCTTTGATTTAACCGACAGAAATAACTCTCTATACAAACTTAATAGTGTTTATGGTGGTGTTATTATCCCTCGTGGAACATCTATCGTTGGAATGGATCTTCGTAAAACAAAGATTCGTCCCCTATATGTTCCGAACCCAACTAATGATAACATTGAGAGAACTGCTATTTTTAGAGTAACTGGTGGATGCTATTTCTGGCAGTTCACTGTTTTTGATGCAGATCCAAATGGAATATGCTACACAGATTATACAGATAATCTATTTGTCCCTAATTTTTCTCACCATAAGTTAACAGTTTTTGAATATGCGGATGGTGTAAATGGTGTCAGAATTCAAGACGCATTTTATCCCTCTGCTTTAGAATATGATCGTACTGATCTTGACATGTATTATGAAAAGATTGGTCTTGCTTATGGAGCATCATCTGGTCGTGCAATTGAACCAGATTATCCTTCAGCAAGTTTAGATATTGAACCAAAAATTGATGAATACAGAATTGTTGGATCAACTGGTCTATCAGTAGGAATAAGCAGTATTAAAGCTGGTAATGGAATCACCCCAACAAATAAAATTACAGTAACCACTGTAGATAATGTTCCTGGTTTAGAACCAGATACTCCAATCAAAATTAACGGAATAGAAGTTCCTGGATATAATGGACAATATGTAATATCGGAAAAATTAAATGATACCACATTTGTCTATAGAGTTCAAAATGCACCACAAGTAGCTTTACCATCACCAACTGGATCTACACTCGCTTTAGCATCCGATACCGTTAACTCTGCTTCTCCATACATCTTCAACTGTTCATTGCGTTCTGTATACGGAATGTGTGGACTTCTTGCAGATGGGGATAAGGCAAGTGGATTTAAATCCATGGTTGTTGCCCAATTTACTGGAATTGGACTACAGAAAGATGATAATGCATTTGTTGTTTATAACTCTGACACGGGACTTTATGAAGACAATACAATAACTGGTAATGAAAATATAAGTTCCAATTCAAAAGCACTCTTTAAACCAGCATATAAAAACTACCACATCAAATGTGTTAACGATGCATTCATTCAGAATGTCTCTGTTTTTGCAATTGGTTATGCAGAGCATTTTTCTGTTGATACTGGTGGAGACCAATCAATCACAAACTCCAACTCTAACTTTGGTGCGAAGTCATTAGTTTCAAGTGGATTCAGAAGAAATGCTTTCCCCCAAGATGATTTTGGTTATATCAGTCATATTATTCCACCAAAGGATGTTTCCCCAACAGAATATGCAATTGAATTTGACTCTATAGATGTTCAAAAAGTTGTAGGGGTTACTACAACAAACGAAAGGTTATACTTATACGGTCAGACTGACCCAGATGTTCTTCCAGAAACCATAAAAGAAGGATATAGAGTTGGTGCAAAAGAGAACGACTATCTAAATCTTACACTATCGGTTAATGAGACAGTAAAAGAATATCGCTCTCGTATTGTGATGCAGAATTCTCAAACGAGTTCTGAAAAGAGTTTTTATGTTGGTAGAAGCATTGTTGGAATTAATAGCATCGATACATCAAGCATCATTTCTTTTCCAACAGCTCATAATTTCGAAAATGGAGAAACAGTTCGCATTTTAAGTAGAAATGGACATTTGCCCGATGGGTTAATTCCAAATAATATTTACTATGCAATAACGAATGCAAATCCATTAAGTGGATTGACTACAAATACAACTCTTAAACTTGCAAAAAATTTAAATGATGCAATTAATGGAAATCAGATCACAATTAACTCAAATGGTGGAATTTTAAGAATAGTCAGTAGAGTTTCTGATAAGAATCCTGGAGATATTGGACACCCTGTTCAATATGATAATATTCAGCAACAATGGTATATAAAGGTAGCAACTGCATCAAGTGAAAATACAATTAATTCTATTATAAAGACTCTTGGTGTTTCTGCATTAGGAAATGCAACTCCAAGAACTTATATAACTCGTAAAAAAGATAATAGAATTTTATCGGATAGAATTTATAGATTAAGATATGTAATTCCTGCACAAACTGGTAGATTATATGCAAGACCACCAAGTGATGGTTTTGTTATTCAAGAATCAAATGCTTCTATTGGGTCAACCACTGGAGAAATACAAACATATTTTGGTACAGGAACTTTATCAAATATTAATCAACAAAGAAACTTCAAATTTATTGCTGATGCAAATTGGAGTGGAAATGTTGCGAATATTTTAACAGAATTGCCACATAATTTATCAGTTGGTTCTCAAGTTGAACTTGTCAACATTAAGAGCGAATATAATCCAATTGGCGTATCCCAAACAGGATTTAATAGAGTATTTACAGTTTCTGGCATTTCAAGCTCCAGACAATTTTCGGTTGGATTAAATACAAATCCCGGCGAATATTTAAATGATACCACAGAAAGAGATATAGATCTTCCATACTTCAAGAGAAAGAAATATACTTCAGTTTATTATATTCAACAAAACAAAGAGGTTCAAAAATACATACCAGAAAAACAAGATGGTATATATTACTTAACTATATTAAATTCCTCAAACGCACCCACAGTTACTCCATTTACAGAAGAAAAATATTCACAATCAATAAAAGATCTTTACCCACAACTAAACAGAGACAATCCAGAATCTGATCCAGATGCAGCAAATTCATTTGCAACTCCATCTTTAATTGGACAAGTTGTTGTTGATGATGTACAAAATAGTATTACTAAAGAAACTATTAATGATTTTCTTAAAGATAATGATGTTGGAGTTGGTATTACTGACATCAAATCATCATCTCAAACAAATCATGACTTTTATACATCAATAGAACATGGTCTAAATCGAGTCACTAAAGTAAGTATTGCAAATACTGGAGCAAAATATGTTCCCGGCACATATTATAATGCAAAATTAGTCGGATTTGTTGGGTCTGCTGCAGGTCAAGATGCAACTGCAAAAGTTGTAATTGACTCTTACGGAAGTCTTTCCCAAGTTCAAATTATGCATGGTGGTAGTGCATATGGAATCGGAAATACACTTGCTGTAGTCGGTATAGCAACAACAACTGGACACACTCACGGAGTTGTTACTGTTTCGAAAATTTATAATAATGTTGGAGATGTAGTGAGGGTTTCTGGAATTTCTTCAGTCTCCTATTTGGAATATAATGATTTATATAGAATTACCGATGTTAAGGTTGGCGCTGCAAAGAGCTTTGTGGCAGTTTCAGCAAATCCCGTGCCTAATCGAAGTTCAACTGGGGTTGGAAGAACATTCTCAGAAAATTCCTTTGTTTATTTAACTGGAAGATCTATTGGAATTTCAACGATTAGATATACCCATACAACTGGAATTGCTACGATTGTAACATTAGAAAATCATGGTTTTAGTATAGACAATACTGTTAGACTGAGTGGAAATCAACTTCCAATTCATAATGGAAGATTCTCTATTATTAATAATGTTGGGTTAACGTCCTTTGTAGTAAATGTTGGAATTGCTACCACAGCTCAAAACAGTACAAGTTTTGGTCATGTTTATCCAGAAGGAGTAACTTCAAATTATGGAGATATAAGTCCCGATAATGAAAATATTTCTGGAAGAGTGAATTATAATTATGCTGGAATCACTACTACTTTGCTTTTTGGTATTACCGATGCAACCACGGATAATGTGACCATCCGAGGAATTGATAATTTGGATATTAAAATTGGAGATTACTTGCAAATAGACGGAGAAGTTGTAAGAGTTAAAACAACTGTACCATCAACAATTGTTAGTGGAGATCCAATTTTTGTATTTAGAGGTGCTCTTGGTACTAAAGCAGTAAGTCACAAAATTAACTCTACAGTAAGAAGAATAAGTGTAAATCCAGTTGAGTTAAGAAGAAATTCAATTATTCGTGCATCTGGTCATACCTTCGAATATGTTGGATTTGGACCAGGTAACTATTCAACTGCTTTCCCCGATAAGCAAGATAGACAAACTTCCACAGAAGAAGAATTATTAGCACAATCTACAAGAAGAGAAGGTGGTGTTAATTTCTACACCGGTATGAATGATAAAGGAATTTCATATGCGGGTAATAAGAAATTAAGCACAGTTACTGGACAGGAAGAAGTATTTGATACTCCAATCTTAACCGTAACTGGTGAAGATATTGGAAATGAACCGTCTCTTAATGTTTTGACTGCTATTGAAGGGACTTTTAATCGTTCTATCCGTGTTGAAGGTGGGGCAAACGGAAGAGCAATTTCTGAGTTCAATGGACCAGTAGTTTTCAATGAGAAGATAACTTCAAATTCATCTAAAGGTATTGAAGTAGTTTCTCTCTTCTTACAAGGAGATGCAGCAGTCTCAAGAAAGCATACTGTAGGAATTTCTACTCCAGCACTTGCTGGTAACCCGGGTGATGTTCATTATAACGCTATTCCATCTACGGGTGATTATATTGGTTGGGTTTATACTAATAATAATAGATGGGAAAAGTTTGGAAGAATCTTCCCATATTCGGAAAATGCTGTTGGACTATCTGCAAATGGAAACTTTGTTGGTGTTGCATCCAACATAGACATAAGAGGATCTGGTCCGATTAAGATTAATGGTTCTTTTGGATCTGCGATAGGTATCGCAACCATTACAGTTTCTTCCGACAATATTGCTATTGGTCTCGCTAATAGTACCTCATATGTTGGATTAACAACTCAAATTAAGTTTGTAGGCACAAATCTTCGTGTAGATACTCAATACAATACAACAACTGGCATTTCTACAGTCAATATTATTGGACTTGGTGAAACTTCAATTTATAGAGCAAATCAGTTTATTAAATTGAACGCAACGCCAACTAATTTCTTAAAGGCAAATGGTGCAGATGCCCCATTATCATATTCCGAAGTTACCACAGCTCTTGGATTTGTTCCCACCAACAGTTCCTCTCTTACTGGTGCATATCCATTAGGAAACTCAGCTGTTGTTGATAGTATTGATCAGGCAATTAATGGTGGACCTTTCAATGGTTCAAGAACTGATTTCTCCATGAAGATTAATGGTACTAACTATATACCATCAGGTAATGCGGCAAACCTTATAGTTTCTATTGGGGGAGTTATTCAGAAACCAGGAACTGACTATACAGTTCTACAAACTGCTGGGGATAACACAAATACAATTCGCTTTTTAACCCCACCACAGGCAGGAAAATCTCACTTCATAGTTGCATTAGGTGCTCAGGGTGCATTATTATCTGATAACTCTTGGAAGAACAAAGGTGAACTTGTTGTTGGATCTGCAAACAACAGTGCAATAATTGTTGGACCTGGACCTGAAGGTACTATGTTAACAATTGATTCAACTGTAGGTGCTGGCATAACTTGGAAAAATCTATATTCAACAACATCGACTACAGCAAACAAAGTGTTAGTTAACAAGGAATTTTGTTCCGTAACTCAAAATAATACCACAATAACTTTGCCAACAAATCCAGTGGCTGGGTGGTTTGTTACAATAAACAACACAGGCAATTTCCAAAATATTACCATCGCAAGAAATGGTAGTTTACTCATGGGACTTGCGGAAGACATGATAATGGATGTCGGTTATGTTTCGCTGAATCTCATGTTTGTAAATAGCACCATTGGTTGGCGATTATTCTAAATTAGGAGGTTACTAAAATGTCTCAAACACAAGTAGATTTAATTTTAGATGGAGCAGTGGGGACTGCAGATATTGCCAATTCTGCAGTCACAACTGCAAAAATTGCTGACGGGAATGTTACGGCAGCAAAAATTGCTGCCGCAACTATCACAAAAGATAAACTTGCTGCTGATGTTTCTTTTAAGACTCCATTTACAACAAATGGATTTTCTAATCCTATTTGATTAGGTTCCGTCTTCTTTGATTACAATAATATTGTAAGCACCGCATGTTGCACTAAATGATTGATTTGCGGAGAGAACAATTTCATTAGGAAAAACAAGAGGCTCACGACCTTTTGCTATACTTGTTGAACCTCCAGTAAGGGATATTCCACCCCAATTCATCAAAGTACAATTTGCCATGAAGTTTATCACTAATCTTACATTTTGACCGGTGCTATTGGTATATGTTGCATTAGTACTTCCACTTAAAACTTGAGAAGCCATATTAATTCTGAAATACTTTTATAATATTTATAAATAAGTAAAAAGGTAGGCGCTCTCCTCCAATGGGAATAAATAAGAATTTTGTTGTCAAAAACGGTTTAGAAGTAAACAATAATCTTATCTTTGCCGACGCTACAAACGATAAAGTTGGTATTGGTACTACCGTAACAAGAGCAACTTTAGATGTTCGTGGTGGTATTGCCGCAACTCATATAAATTTAACCGGAATTGCAACTTTCCAAACTCTTGTACTTGAAGGACCAGTAGCTGCAGGAAGTCTAACAAGTTTAGGATCAACTGGACAGTATCTAAGAACAACTTATAGTGGAGTTGAGTGGTCAAGTTTTCCTAATTTTAGAACGGTACAAACTTATACTGCTTTTGATGGACAATTTGAGTTTCCATTTACTCATACACCAAATGAACTTGATGTTTTTGTCAATGGTGTAAAATTATCAAGTTCAGAATACTATGATAGCAGTGTCGATGTAACTTTAGTTTCTTCAACAAATCAGGGTGATATTGTAGAACTTGTTGGTTATGGTGTGCTCGGCGCATATACTGGCGGATCAACTATTAATGGTATTACAGTTCTTGATGAAGGAACACCTGTAGGTACAGTTGATTTAGTTACATCAATTAACTTTGTTGGCGGTGATGTAGTTGCTGCTGGCACGGGTGCAGGAGTTACAGTATTCATTACACCAACTGACATAAACTATATCGATGGTGATGCAAGAATCACTGGAATATTGACTGTAGGTTCTTCAAGTGTAACTATAAATGGTCCACAAAATAAAATTGATACTGGAACTATCACAACTGACGAATTAAATGTAACTGGACAACAATATTCAAGTTTAAATTTTACAAAGACAGTAGATAATCCAGTTTCTATTGGATCAACAGAAATAATTTTAGACAGTAGTTCCGATATTATAGTTGGAGATAGAATTACTGTAGTTGGAGTGCTAACTTCAGCACCTGTTGTTGCAATAACTACAACTGCAGTTACTCCATATAATAGAACATTTTTAAATACTTCAACAGCAATTAACACTGGAATAGGTTCAACAGCAATTGGTGTTGCAAGTACAATTGGAGTATCTGTTGGAAGTTCTATCAGTATCGTTGGTATTTTTACAGATGTTCCAGTTGTTGGATTCTCAACAATTTTAGTTCAAAGTGGTTATGTTAATGCGGTTTTAATCAGTCCCGGATTTGCAAAAACCACTGTAATCCCGATTAATTCTCCAGTAGGATTCTCAAGTAGAGTTACTCAAAAAGATGTAGTTCAAATTGGAGCATCCAGCACAATATCAACCGGAATTAGTTCTGCAAGTTCTGTATTGGTACAAAGATTTGTAAATTCTTCCGGTCTTTCTGTAGGAAATGTATCAATATCTGCGGGTATTGTTACTGCATCATCTGGTATTATAACATACTATGGTGATGGACAATATTTACTTGGCGTAAGTGTTGGTAGCACCCAATATTGGAATAAAACATCAGTTGGAATTCATACATTATCTAATGTCGGCATAGGAACAACGGCAAAATCAGCATATTCTTTAGATGTAAATTCTGATATTAACTTTGGTGGTTCATTATATCAAAATGGCAGTCTTTTTGTCGCTTCGCGTTGGACTACTGGAGCAGGAACAACAATTTACCGACAAAGTAGAGTTGGTATAGGTACAACAAAAGCAGATACTGACTTGCATGTACAAGGAGATCTTAAAGTAACGGGAAATATCTTAGATAAAGATGGAAATTTTGGTTCTTTGGGTTATGTCTTAGGAAGTGATGGTTCTAATGTTTCTTGGATTAATAGTTCAACATTAGGAATCCAAGGTGCTCAAGGAATTCAGGGACTTGATGGTATTCAAGGTCTCATGGGAATTCAGGGAAATGAAGGTTATGTTGGTCAAGATGGTTCCCAAGGTTCTCAAGGTGTTCAAGGAATTCAAGGTAGATCAAATCAAGGTGTTCAAGGTCTTCAAGGTTCTAATGGAACACAAGGCACTCAAGGCACCAGTGTTCAAGGAAGAGAGGGAGCCTTTGCTGGTCAGGGAGCGCAAGGAACTGAAGGTTCACAAGGAACTCTAGGTCCTCTCGGCAATACAGGTCCACAAGGTGTTCAAGGTACTCAGGGACTTGCTGGACAAGATGGTGTATTATTGAATGTTGGGTCTTCTGGTTCATTTAATGTTGTTCTAACATCATCCTCCGCAGGAGTTACTACTCAAATTTCAAGTTCAGATTCGTCAAAACCATTTGTTTTTGACACATCTATTCCCGGTGTTGGAATTGGAACAACAACAATCAGTAGCAATTTGCATATTGGTGCTGGTAGAACAACTCCTAATGGAGCTCCAATCAAAGTTAATGCAGGATCTTTATTAACAACGCCAGAATCAAATGCAATTGAATATGATGGAGTGAATCTATTCGTAACACAAAATGATATTACAAATGGAACTAAGAGAGCATTTATTGACTCAACGCAATTTTATAGATTAAATGCAAACGGTAGTGATATTAGTGCAACAACGGCAGAAACCTCAGTTTCTTGGTTTGGAAACAATGTAGGAGTTTCACTTCTCTCTGGACATTATTATGAAATTGACTATAATCTCTTCTTCACGAAAACGACAGCAGGAACTTGCACATTGCTCTTCAGTTCTTCTTCCGGGTCTGGATTTGCATCATTAACTGCAACTGGTAATGTTACTGGTAATATTGACATTGTTGGTGGAAGAGTACTTGCAGGAACTGGTCAAACAGTCACAATGTCTCCATCAGCATCTATTATTAATGGTGCAGGAGGATTGATTCAGGTTAAAGGACTTGCTATACCATCTGCAGACTGCAGAGTGACTTTAAAAGCATTTGTCAGTGCTGGTACAATTACGCCGCTTAAGGATAGTTATCTAAAAATTAGGTGCTTAGGAAATTCAGACTCAATTGGAAATATTGCTTAATTATTTCGCTCCAATTCTAAATAAGACATAGGAGATCTACAAGAATGGCATACAACAGAGAACTATCGCAGTTTGCATCTTATTTGGGTGTAAATGATGCGGCTAAAAGAATAGGAATATTAACAGATATAAATGTTTCTGGTGTTGTTACTGCCAATTATTATCATGGAGATGGTAGATATTTAACTAATATTGTCGCATCATTTGTTCCAACGGGTCCAGCAAAATCAATTCAATTGAATAATGGTGGATATCCTGCGGGTGCAAATAACTTTTTTTATGATACAGGTACTGATAATGTTGGTATCGGAATTTCAACTCCAACATCAAAATTTCATGTAACTGACACTTCTCTTTTTACTGGAATTTCCACATTTACAAATACTACGCTTTTTAGAGGAAATCCAGTTATAATTGGATCTGCCACTTCAACTGGCACTCCATCACAATCACTTCAAGTAACTGGCAACGCATATATATCATCAAGACTTGGAATTGCTCTTACAGTTACGCCAACAACTCAAGTTTCTATTGCCGGAACTTTAGGATTATCTGAAGTTGGTGGTACTGGGAATAGAACTCTGATAACATCAACTACAGGTGGATTAATCATTAATCATAATGATTCTCAAGATATTATATTCCAGACTAACTCTACAAATAGATTTAGATGGAGACACGCTTCAAGTGCTCTATTAATTGGCGCAGATACCCCAACTGGAACGGCAAACCAAAGACTTCAAGTTGCTGGCGGTGCATATTTTAACGGATCTTTGGGTATTAATTTTGCTGCTCCAACATCAGCTCTTTATGTTGATGGCGATTCTTTCATATCCGGAGTCACAACATCAGCAAACTTTAATATAACAGGACAATACAGAGCAGGCAATGTACCAGTTATTGATTTCAACCGAAGATTATTAAATATCACAGCAGGTGCAATCGTTGGTATAAACTCTAATGGAATATATGTTGGTGCAGGTCTTACGACATTAGACTTTGTTGGAACTGGAGTAAGCGTTAGGGTCAATAACTCAACTTCACGAATTGAAGTTGCAATGAGAGATGAAGGTATTCTTGGATCATATGTTGAAGATGCAAAAGATATGTTTGGGCATCTACCTTTTGAAAAAAGAATATTAGCGAATGAAACAATCACAATTGGAAATCAAAATACAGGAGTCTCGTCAAGTTATGTTGTAGGAAATTTTGCAAAGTTAGTGATAGATTTTAACGGAACTTTAAACATTGATTCCAATAAGGTTGTAGTTATAAATCCACTGGGATTAAATAAATAGACTATAAATAACTAAAAAACAAATTAGGGATATGTCTCAACTAAATGTTGATAATATTGCAAATAGATTAGGGACAGGTGGACCTACTGTTCCTGCTTTGACATCTACGGGTAGCATTACTGTTCAAGGAAATCTGAATGTAACTGGAATTACAACTCTTTCTTCAGCCAATTTCCCCTCGGGATTTACCGTTTCTAGTGGTACTATTACTGCACCTACTTTTACATCAAATACTGCTTCAGGCACCGCGCCATTTACAGTTTCATCTACAACTAAAGTAAACAATCTGAATGCAGATTTACTTGATGGATATGATAGTTCGATATTTTTTAATGCAGGAAATCTTAGTTCTGGTACAATACCAACTGCAAGATTAGCATCAGGTACTGCTAACTCAGGAACTTTCTTAAGAGGTGATCAAACTTGGCAACCAGTCACATCTGCCGATTATAACTCTCTTGAGCAGATTTTTGGCGGAACAAGAAAAAGTATTTCGGCAATCTATAGTATTAATGCAAGACAAAATACTCTGAATGGTTGGGCAACTAATGGTCCTGCTGTAGCTGCTGGTCCATTGGTCAGCGATCTTCGTGCATATGGTGCCAATGGACAGTCTGATGCCGAACAGTGGTCTTGGTTTGGTTTAGGATTTATCCCAAGAGTAAATGATAGTACTTATAATTATGGAGATACTGGACAAAATTATCCTCTCACTAGACAGCAGATGAATGTGACTGGGAATAATATAGGTTCTCAAGCTCTATCAGGAGCATATCCAAACAGTACTTCTTACAACCCCGTAAGCATCTTAATGATGCCAATTCGTAATCATTCCAACATTTCTAAGACAATTACAATTTATGGAATGCATTCATCATATTGGTCATCTGGACATGATGGAAGTTCTTTGTGGGTATATTCTCCGGGACAAAACGGAACTTATAGTGGAGTAACATCTGGTACTTGGACAAATCTTGGGCAAAGAACTGGTAATAGTAGTTACGGACTTACTTGGTCGGCAAACATTACAATTCCAGCACAAACAACTTATGTTGTCATGCAAGTTGCAACATCATACTATTGGACAAATACTGGTGGTATTTTTTGGATGTATGACCAAAATAAATTCTATAATTTATCATCTACTTTTTCTGATCCATATATTCAAGTTGATAGTAGAATGATTAATACTATGAAATTTGCTGATTGGTATAGATACGGTCTAACTTCAACTAATCAGTATCAATTCTACAAAGTTTATAATGCATGTGCAGACATGTATGGTAATAGATAATATAAAAGGAGTACTCTAATGGCATACGTACAATTTAACGAACAAAATATTAGTACAGTTCAAGTATCATCTGAACAAGAAGGTGATGGTTGGTATTTAATTCCAACTGAACATGAAGGTCATAGTTTTTATAAACTTGTTGATGGGGAAGTAGTTCCATTCTCCGAAACTGAGGTTGAACAATTTAATCGCAACACATTTAAGAAAAGTTATCAAACAGAATTAAAAACTAAAGTTTCTTTAGTTTTAACTGAAACTGATTGGTTAGTTCAAAGACATTCTGAACAATCTAGTTCTAATGGAGAAACATCTTTATCCGATGCGGAATATTCAAGTTTAGTTGAATATAGATCAAATCTTCGTTTTCTTTCTAACGAAGATTTATATCCTGAAGAATATGTCTTTCCAGAATTTCCTCTGAAAAACAGATATTCGTTCAGTTCAATAAGTGATTTAGAATCTTTACTAAATTTAATTCCAAATTGAACTTGAGGTAGACACTCATAAAACTGTCCACTGACCTCCCAAAACCGACTTGGGAGGTTTTATAATGTCTAAAGACACCTGAGAAACGAATGAGGTACTCAAATCTGAACCGACTGATTTTTGTCGGCAGTTTTGTATGGGTTGCTCATTGGGCAACCAAAGTAACCGAAGCAGTGTTTAATGCACTATTCTGATGCTTACATTATACACCAGTGGATACAACTATAGCAAGCGTCGTTGCAATCAAGTTGTAGATTGGTTCATTTCCAAACACCTTCCAAGATATAAACTTGAAATCATTGTCAATCATCGTGGAATGTTACGCGATGGAGTTTATGGTTGGGTAGGAGTAATTGGTTGTAATTGGAGACCAAGATGCTTTGAGATTGAACTACACAATCATATGGACCCTGACCATTACACCAGAACCCTTCTACACGAACTCTGGCATGTTTATCAGCATGTTATGGGTGCTCTGAAGGATAAGCACGGAAAGAGGTACTGGAGGGGCATAGACCACTCTGAGACGGACTATGAAGACCAACCATGGGAACAACAAGCATTTCAAATGGAAGAAGTGCTTTTCAATGAATACTTAGACTACTTGACACAACACTGAAAACTCTGTACAATGACCTTTGTGGAGGTTGAAAAACTATGATCACTATGAAAGCTCCTAAGACCAAGAAGAAATTTGTAAGTGTAACACCGCTAAGTTCCAAGGCAAAGAATCGCTTTGTGAATATCATGCAATCACTTCATACAATGGAAGTGGAACAAGAAACTGATAACATGTTATTTTTGGTTTCTATCAATCGACAATACTGCACTTGGATTCCCAAGTCTGGTAATGAACATTGGAAAATTGAGAAATGATTGGATTGATTGCTGCGTTGACTTGTGGAATTTCTACATACTATGGAGTCGGAGACGGATTTCATGGAAAAGTTACTGCGAATGGTGAGCGGTTTGACGCTTATCGTTGGACTGCAGCTCACCCTTATCTACCTATGGGTTCACGCATACGGGTGACAAATCAAGACAATGGTAAACAAGTTATTGTTCGTGTAAATGATCGTGGTCCATACTCACATGCTGATTTGGATCTTTCTTATGCTGCTTTTGCTCACATTTCTTCTGTAAAAAAAGGTAACGCTGTCGTTTGTTGGAGGGTTGTTGGATGAAAAAACTGATTGTTCTTGCTGCACTATTGTTTGGTTCTCCTGTTTTTGCACAGTCTGCACCAGTAGTTCCTAAGGTAAAAGTTTATCGTCCTTTTGTATATGAAACAAACTGTATTTTAGAGTATGGTGTTCAAACCTATGATGATGTTTGTAAAGTCATTGAAACTCGTGAAACTGGTGGAGCATTGAGAACTCGTAACATTTTCTCCAATAAGTTTGGTTTGACTATCAAAGGACGGTTTGATAAAGAGAAAGGATATGTGACTTGGGATAGTCACAACAAATTTGAATATAAGTTTGATTATAAAGTTGGTGGTAGTGGTTGGACTTATGTAATGCCAGGTGTTCTTCTTGAAAATATTAGTTGGGACTGATGAAAGTTACTGAACATAACATTCAAGATACAGACTTGAATTTGGACGATATTATCGAACTAATTCGATTGGTTAAGAAAGAATCAAAAGAGCATGAAGATCGTGCTGTTTTGCTACGCTATGGTGTTTTGATTGGTAAGTTGGTCTGCCTTCGACATGACTTAATTTCTTAAAAAATTATAAACTACCTTAAATAGTAGTAGAATAGGAGAAAACCATGGTTGTATTTCTTACTGCAACCATTATTACTTGCTCTGACGCATTGAGTGTGATTCAACGCATTTCTAAAGTTGTGGGATTAACTGAAGTTCAAAGAACAGAAATTATTCAAGAAATCCGCAAAGTTATTCCTTCCTGTCCCGTTAAAGTAGTAAAACAATGAATGAAGAATCTCAAATTGACAAGTGGAATCGTGGACTGACTCTCTTTGAGGAAAGTGTATTGAAACCAGATCCTGAACTTCGCAACTGTGCTCATAACCAAAAGTGTTTTAATGAACTTATGGCAGTTCGTGAACAAGTCCTACAATATCTTAAGACATTGAGACAATGAGTTCTTATACCTTTTGGTTGATTATATTTGCTTTTGTTTTGTATTTTATTGCTACAGACCAATCAGTAGCGAGGGCATTTTATATGCTAACTCAACTAGCAAGAGTACAGTATGAAAAGACAAAGTGGTGGATTTTACATAATCCAGCAAATCCAATTGTAAAGTATTTTATGTGGAGAAGAGCATATAAACTTGCGAAGGAATTGCAACAGGAGTTAAAATCAAGAAATAAATAAACATTATCTGAGTAATACATATGCTCTCCACTCAATACCGTCTTCGCCTTGAAGCAATCTGTGAGCGAATTGTAAAAGGCGAATCTGTAGAGTTAAGCGACATGATTTGGGCAGAGAAGTTGGCAAAAGCAAATCGTTCCGCTGCAACACTTCTAAGGCAAGCAAGACGCCGTGCTGCAAATCCAGATATGCAAGAAGGAAGTTTAGATGACTTTATGAACGCATTGGATTTGGGTGATCCCGACCCTTCAAATCACCGCACTGGATTCAATGGAGCTGATGATATTATTGATTTCTTCACAGGAGACAAACCAGACGATTGGCGACAAAGAGACTGATGAAATATTTACTTTTACTTTTGCCATTTGCAACTCTACCCGCAAGTGCTATCACTTGGAGAGAGTTTTGGGAACCTTTTGAACCAAGAGTTTATTATAGAGAACCAATTTGCACAGAAGTTGTGTATCGTGAAGAATATGTGCCAGGCAATAGATGGAATCCTGGATATGTAAGGACTTGGAGAGAACGAGTCAGAGTTCCTTGTTCAATTTATAATTAAGTTGTATTAAGCAATCCACATAAACCTCCTAGATAGTGGTAGAATAGTAAGGTCATAAAAATGAACTGAAAACTCTTTATTATGATATTCTTTGTGCGTGGAGGTCATTATGCACAATTTAATTTCTTACAATCAACTTGCTGGGTGGAAAAAAATCGGTAATACGCTAGATGAGTTTATAGACCAGCACGAAATTATGAATTCATATTTTGAATGTCTAACTGAATGTGATGAGGATACGCAGAGTTGTAGAAGAATATGTAGAAAACTCTTGACCACATAGACCAGTTTAAAGTCTGTCCATTCACCCTTGACTTTCGCGGTCAAGGGTTTTATAGTAGGTGCATAGACATCCAAAGCAATGACCTACACAGCAAAACTCAAAGTTTCTTTTGATACTGAATGGACTCCAAGTTATTCGTCTGGAATGTATGACGACGAAACTCTTCCTGAGGAGCATTATACTTTTGAGATTCCCTGTGAAGACATCAACACCATTCAACTCTTCCGTTTCTTTGGAACTGTTGCCCGCACGATGGGACATAATGAAATTGGTATTATGAAAGGTGCTTGTTCGCTTGCATTTAATGATATGCGTAGTGAAGAAGATATGCGTAAAATTTCGGAAGAGTTTGAGCTGATGATGTCAGAGGATTATTCTAAAGAACTCCGTAGGTTGGAAGATGAGATTTATGATCTGAAAGCAAAACTTTCACGCTGCCAGCAACCCGAAAATCCTCAATATACCGATGAGGAAATGTCAGCAATGACTCATCAAGAATGGAATGGTGTTGTTCCTGGGTCTCCTGAAGCAGTTGAGAAAGGTTGTAAGTGTCCTGTAATGGATAATGAAGAGATGCCTGAAGAACGCAAGTGGGTTAATGCTGATTGTCCTATTCACGGTAAAGTAAAATGACTGAACGAGCACAAGAATTTATGAATGAAGTATGGGAACACCGAAATAATTTCGGTGCTGATACTGAAGAAAAGTTAGTTTCTGCTATTCTTTGTCTTGCTGCAGAAAAAGTGCAGTTCTTTACGGCTCAAGATGGTAGAATTGTTTTGGATAAAGGTGATATGATTCGACTTGCAGAGGAACTAAACCAATGAAAATCTTTCAAGTCGCAAAATGGGGTGTAAGAGAGGATTATGGTAAAGAGTTCTACCTATCACTCTTTCTTACTGAACGATATTCACTGCTTCAAGTTGCAGTTGATTTTGGTGAATATGGTAAGTGGATTGAGTGGCCTTATCTTCAAATCTCTATGGGATATGGTAGACTGTTTTCCTTTCTATTCTCTCTTGGTCGTTTAGGATTTACTTTTGATATCTGGGGGAGAAACTGGCGTGATGAGTTGTTCTATCAAGCAAAAGATTATATGAAGTTGAAAGATGACTAAACCTCTACCTGACAAAAGAGAACTTGATATAATGTGGACTGTTGCAACCAGTACCAGTTTGGAAACTGGCACAAGACCTAACATCCATTTTGCCAGGATGCTGTATGATGAGTTCAACGACATCAAACCCCCAGTAGGACTTGGAAAATGAGTGGTGGACATTTTGGTAACTGTGGTTACGATTACTACAAAGTTTATCAGTTTGCTGATGAATTGGAAGATGAGATTCTCAAAAATGGTCAGAAACGTGAAGATGGTGGATACTATGGTGAAGAGTATTATCCTGCTTTTGAACCAGAAACTATCGAATATCTAAAAGAACAACTGCCAAAAATGAAAAAGATGGCAGAGATTATGAGGCATATTGATTATCTGTATTCAGGTGATCATGGTGAAGATAGTTTTATGGAACGGGTGAAAGAAGTGGAGGCTAAGTATGAAATTTGATGGAATTGATTGGGCAGTTTTGTTTGTATTTTTTATTGCAATCGTTGCTGGTGCTATCATCACCTATGATGCCCAACAACAACGAGTATTATTCCAACAAACATACAATAAAAACTTGGAGTGTCGTCAAGCACTCAAAGACCAAACAGTAGTAAGAGTGAATGAGATTTGTGGAGAAGTTCCTGTGATTGGAGATTTTGTGAAATGAACCAATATTATAACGACTATCCAAAAGAACCTATTGGTGGTGGTAATCCTTATTACTGCTGTTCTTATTGTAAGATAAGTGACCCACAAATCAACGGAGAACTTAAAAATCATACAGAATGGTGTGAGTATCGTATTCAAAAGGAACTTGGAAAATGATTGAACTTCGTATCGTTGAGAATGAACTGGGAGTGAAACCAGACATTCAGTATCGGTATCATATTTTTACTACTGATGCTTCTGGTAATTTATGTCCTCCCATCCTTTATGATTGTGAGGAATGGAGTGAATGGAAAACTGCTCCTTATGTAAATGTAGAGGAGATTGAAAATGATTGAAATCAAAAAATCTTATGTCTTGGAACTAACAGAACAACAAGCAAAAGAACTCTATTGGATTTTGAGAGATGTAAATTTAGAAACTGATAATACACTAAAACTTGTTTATCATGAACTAAAAAAATTATTTGATGCGGGGATACGATGAACGAAACACTTAATAAGAACCTCACACTCATTCAGGAGGTTGCTACAAAGGCACTTGAAGAACTCAAGAATTCCACAGAACGATTTGGTGGTGTAAATTATGCTGACCTACGAGTGGTTGATGTGTGGGTGAAATATAGTATTCACGAAGAGGATTTGGAGTATGGTGTGTTGATTGAAGAATGTTCTCCAACTGCTTATGATTTTCAGGATTATATGTTAGAATACCTGAAAGATAATCTGCCTAATAATTTGGGGTGGAGCATTTATGTGGAGTTGGATTGGTGATGACTAAAACTCAATCAGCATTAGAACGAGTTATTATTGAACTTGATAGTTGGTGTGATAATTGGACTCCGACATCTTATAATGACCCTCGCATTAGTTTGAGACAGATTGCTGACCGTGCCCGTGATGTTTTAGAACAGGAGAAAAATGACTATGATTTTAGATGAAGAAGTCATCAAACTTGTAAAAGAACACTTTGAAGAAGATTGGGATGAAAATGATGGTTGGGAGTATTCTGGAAACTTTGATGCCTTTGTGAAGTTTGCCCAAGAAATCTTTCAAATGGGTTATAATGAAGGTAGTTATGATATGTCCTACTATGAGTGAAATGAAACCCTTTATCTTTATCTTCATCATTCCACTTCTCATCATTACTGGTTATTTCCTTTCTATGGAACTACTGAATACTTACAATACTCAAAAGGACAGAGAGATGTTCTTGAAATCTTATGAGATTGTGATAGAATGTAGGAAGTCTTATAATGTGATTAATTCCGCAACTAACATTTGTGGTGAAGTTCCTGTATTTGTGAGTTCTGTAAAATGACTAAATGCACCTGTTCTTACATTCAAATAGGAACCAAGACCTCCAATAGCAAAAACCTCAATCCAGATTGCCCATTACACGGAACTGATAGTGTGTGGTATAATAGTCCAGAACAAGTCAATAAACGAAAGGATAGGTCTCAACGACTTCGGGAACTTTATGATGCTGCTCGCAAAGCAAGGGAGAATGTGAAATGAAAGTTTATTCACTCTATCACAACGAAACTTATGTTGCTTCCTTTCCAAATAAGGAAGATGCTGTTTTCTATGGTAAGCAATTCTATGAGGATGGATGGTCTTGTAATATTATTGAAGAGTATTTGAGTAAATCTCCACCACTTTATAGCACTCCTTATATTCCACCTGCTTCAAGCACTACTCCTACTATTCATAATGTAGTAAAAGCAGAACCTTATAAAGATGTGAGAGCAAATTGGGAGGAGAAATGACTTACGAAGTTCAAACTTGGGATGATGCAGATAAAACTGTGTATTATGAAACCGTAAAGGATGCTATTGATTATGAGAGTGCTCGTGATATAATTGTAGAGAAGTATCCAAATCGTAAAGTAATTGCTGTAATTAGAAAATGAATTTACTTGAAACACTTGAATACTTTCTCACAGAAACCGCAGCAGATATGGATGGTTTGTCTTGGGAAATCCGTGAGGAAACTAACTTTGAGGACAACAACATAGACCATTTGACTGAATGTTATGATTTCAATAAAGAACTTTATGATAATCTCAAACAAATCAAACTGATGATTGAAGAGAAAGACCCAGTAAAACAAATCCTCAACGACCCTAATGATGAACTGATTGAAAAGTTTGTGGAAAAGAAAAAAGAAGTTAATGATAAACTGATTGAGAATGTGCTAAAATGGTCTGATAAAGTTTTAGATGGTATTGATTTGAATGAAAAACTACCCGATGAAGAAAATGACTGAACCAACAGACACAGAAATCCTTGAATTTCTACTCAATCAATTCAAGATGTGTTCTCCTAAAATGAATGGAGAACACGATTGGGTTTTTATGAATAGTGGATTTCCTATGAGTAGAGCAAAAGGTAAAAGTGCCCGTGATGCTGTGATTGCTGCGATGAGGGCAAGATGACTGAAATTGTTAATCTTGAAGAATGTGTTGATTATGTCGTCAAAGTTGTTCGCAGAGACGATACAACTCTTTATGGTAAAATTAGAAATTCTCCCACCTATCCAGATGATGACCGTCCTTTTGTATTTGATTTGGGAAATGGTGGGGGACTTCGTTATAGTAAATATGGTAGAGTAGTAAAAAAGGCAAACAAACTTGATATTATTTGGATTAAAAAAATAGCAAAGGAAACCTGTGATGACTGAAAGAAAACCTATACAAATCTCTGGTGATATGGTATTATGTTCCGACAATACCTTATGGAAACTTGATGGTAGTTGGTGGGCAAAACTTGCTCCCATTCCTACTGACGAAGAATACGAAGAACAACGAGATGCCAGATTGGAATGGCATAACAAACTTACAGAAGCATTATATGAACGAGGTAGTTGGAGTAAAAAATGACTTATAAATAAAATGTCTATAGAAACCGCAATTCTCTACGGACAGATTAGGTGCTTTCGGGCACCTTTTCTATTATAAATACTAATGCGGTTTCTGTAGAATAACGATGACTTACCAAAGTCCAAGAATTTACATATACAAAATTACCTTTGAAGAAGTTCCATATTACTATTATGGAGTTCATAAGGAAAAATACTTCAACGAAGAATACTGGGGTTCTCCTACAACAAACAAGTGGTGTTGGGAACTTTATACACCAAAGAAACAAATACTTCAATTTTTTGATTATACGGATGAAGGTTGGTTGAAAGCACAAGAAATTGAAGAAAGATTGATAAAACCATTTTTTAATACAGATAAATGGTGTCTAAATGAAAGTTGTGGTGGTAAAGTATCTCTAAAAGTTTTGCGTGAAAGTGGAAATAAATGTTATGAACTTGGTTTAGGAGTTCATTCACTAACCAAAGAGCAAAGAAGTGAAAATGCTAAAAGAACTGGTAAAATTTATGGAAAAAAAGGAGGTGAAAGAGTATATCAACTTGGTGTTGGAGTTCACGGAAGAACAAAAGAACAGATGAGTGAAGATGGGAAACAAGGAGGAAAAAAATCATACGAACTTAAAATAGGAATACACGGAAGAACCAAAGACCAGATGGTTGAAAATGGTAGAAAGTGTGGAAATAGAACATATGAACTTGGAATTGGAATACACGGACAAAGCAAAGAAAAAATGACGGAAAATGGAAGAAGAGGTGGAAAAATAGGAGGTAAAAAAACAAGTTCTCAAAGATGGATGTGTCTTGAAACTGGATTTATCACAAACGCAGGTGCTCTTTCAAATTATCAAAAGAAAAATGGAATAGACATCACTAAACGAGTGAGAGTGGTATAAGGACACTTTACAAACTGGAACAAGGTGCCTTTACAGGGCACCTTTTTTGTTGTATACTGACCTTATGAGTAATCACTTAAATGAATAACGATTGGAAACCAACTGAAATCAACGAAGGACAATCAACAAACTGGGAACCAAGGAAGCAACACCCCGAAGAAGTCGCAAATGGACTTCGTGATGCTTTTAGACAAGCAATCAAAGATGGTGTGATGGATGCTACTCCTTATTTTAAATCTATGACTTTCAAATCTGATATTGAAAAAACAGAAGCAGAAATCAAAGTGCTTCAAAAGAAACTTGAACTCCTCAAAGAGATTGAGACACATAAATCTCAACCAAGAATGTATCTTGAAAACTCTGGGAAGTATGAGGTTGTCTCTTATAATGGTGAGAATTATTATCGTCTGGAATATCCAACTGATGTTATTTGGTATAAGAAAAAGAAACCTGCTGATGGTATGATGCTGGTTCGTATTACTGATGGTGAAACTCGTCGTCTGCTTGAAGGACTTTGGTTTAATGAGGTGCGAAAGGGAAATTATACTTATGTGGGTGAAGAATGGTTGCCTGATGAGTTAGAATATGAAGAAGATGAGATGGGATATAATCAAGGATGGAATGATTGTTTGAACGAAATCAAGAGGAAAAACTGAAATGACTGAACCAGAAATCATCGTAGAAAGAAAAAAATACGGAAGATGTGCTGTGGATTATACTATGAGAGTTTATCAAAAACTTGATGAAGAAACCATAATGATTGATGGTGTGAAGTATCAAAAAGTAGAAGAACCAAAACCACAAACACTTTATGAGATGTTCTGTAAAGAACAATTGGAGTTTGTAAATAGAGAAGTTATTTGTGATATTGTTGAAAGATGGTTGCCTGATGAAGATGGTGGTGATGATAGATATGCTTGTGGTTGGAATGATTGTGTTGAGAAGTTGAAGTTGAGGTTGAAATGATTGAACCATTAAACCATAAATTAGATGTAAGTAAAATCAAAACACTCACAGATGTAAAGAATGTCTTTGAGTGTATGAATTTGTATTCTTATGCTGAAGAAGACCACGAAAAGTATGAACTCCTCAAAGAATACTTCACAATTCCAAACGAAGCACAAGAAATCAAATTTGAACTACCACGCAAGTCATTAGAAGAAATCTCACAAGAGTTTGATGAGAAGATTGATAAACATATTGAGAGTATCAAGCATAAGTTTGCTGAACTCAAATGTCATCAAGAGTATTACTACAATCAAAAGTTCAATAGAATTATTGAGAACTTTAAGTATGCGAAGGAACACGGACAATTCCCAGTCAGACTTACAGTAGGTAATTTAGATTGTTCTACTCTTGGTGTGAGCAGTGCTGTAGATTGGACTACAGAATTTAGAATTGGTAAAGATGTGGTAGGATACTGGGACATCAAACCAAACATCAAAGTGTATCTGGAAAAGAAACCAAATGTGATTGTGAGATACTTTACTAAGCTACTTCTTGACTTTACTTGGAACGACAAGTGACACTTTCTAAACTGGCACAAGAGCATCCCACAGGTGCTCCTTTTGGTTGTATAATGACTTCATAACAAACAAACCGATGCACTACGAAACTGACATCATCATTCATCAGTATTCATCTGATGGTGATTTTTATTACAAACTCAAAGTCACAGATGTAATGAATATGGATTACTACTATGAGGGTAGTGCTTCCACACTTGATGATGTTATGGAATGTATCCAACTCCATCTCAAACAACACCAGAACTGAAATGACTGATACACAAAAACTTCAATTCCTTCTCACCAAACTTCAAGAAACTGCAGACAGTAAGCATTGTTATGATGAATGTGGTGATGATTATTCTCCTTCAGACGCTGGAAATTATGATGATGCTTTTGATGCGGGATTTGAGTATGGTGAAATAACATTTGCTCGTGATTTGCTTCAACAACTTAAACTTCAAACACAAATTGAACCTCATTTGAAATGACTGCCTTCACTTACAAAGGATACGGACGCATCTACACTAATCCAGAACACATTCAAGTTGTAGAAGATATTATCAAATTACTTGATGAGTTTGAGTGGAGTTATTATCCAGAAGGACTTGTAGCATCTTGGGATATGTATCCAAATGTTGAGTATGTTGGTAAGTTTGAATTGGATGGAGAAAAGTTCAAAGAATTCTGTAAAAAAGCAGACATTCCTGTGTTTATCTTTGATGCTGGTATGAATGATTATCCTTCTGGATATTATCCTACAGAACCTTTGAGTAAAGAAGAAATCAAAACACTTTCTTATGGAGAACTGAAATGACTATCAAAGCAACTGAACTTCTCAAACTCTTTTCCAAAGCAAAGCAACTTGATTTAAGTGTTGAAATTCGTGAGGACAAAGATGGTGATTATATAGTTCGTATCTACGAAATGTACCACCCAGAAGGATTTGATGAAACAGTATTCATCAATCAACAAGGTGAAACTAATTGGGATAAGAGATGTTATAGTTTTGATTATATGATGGATGTTCTTGATGAAAAGTTAGAAGAAAAACGACAAGAAGAAATCAAAGAACAAAAACGACAAGAACTTCTTGCTCGTTTGACTGATTTTGAAAAGGACTTGCTTGGAGTAAAATGACTGAACGAGTAAAATTCAAAACTATCACACGAGTGATTGACCCAAAGACACGCATTCATTATCTGGATGCTGTTGATGAGAATGGATACCATTGGTCTGCTCAAATGACCCACCAAGAAGAACCTTGGATTATCTACAAAGAAGTTTGGAAAAAAGACCCACAGCAACCTTATGACACTTGAAGAAATCCTAGAAGAATATGGACAGGAAGTATTAGACACATACTACGAACTGTTCCCAGACAAAAGTATTTCAAAGTTTCCTGACCGTTTCTGTGGTTTTGTTGGTGAATATTCTGATTTTGTGTTAGACTGTTACTATTCAACGGGTAGTGATGAACTTGAACCTATTGAACACTTTGAAAACGGAGTGTTTCAAGAGTATTATTACTACGACGAAAAAACCTCAACTGGATTTGTATTTTATAATGAACGATGAAACCAAAAAACGCAGGATTTGACGGAGCAAAAGGTATCAATCTCAATCATCCTGCTATGGAGGATGGTGGTATCTTTCAGTTGAGAAGAGGTAAAAAACCATTACAACCAGATAAGTATAATCTCAAAAACCAACTACTCTGGTATTATCCTGACGATGAGGATGCTAAACTTTATTATTGTAATGAGAACAACCAACTATTTGAGTTGGATTTTATACCTGTATCACAATGACTAATGAAGATATGCCTTGGGTGATTGGACTAACTGATGAAGAAATCCAACAACTCCGCACCAATAAACAAGAACTCACAGAATACGGCAAACAGAAAATCCGAGAACTTATGAATAAAAAACCAACTCTTTATAATAAACTAGAAGAGTGGGTTGATTATGGAAACTTCGCACAATCCAGAGATGTTCTGGTAAATGAGATTGTGAATATCGTAAAGGATTGGTTGCCGAAAGAACACGAAACTAACAGTTATAAGTGGAATGAGTGTATTAGAATGATTAGGGAAAATCTACGATGACTGATGGTAAGTTGAGGTTTTATGATAAAGGAAAAGAAACTCTCACAATTGATGATAGTTCTTGGGGAAAAGTCCAAACTCCAGAAACACAGTTGCACATCAAAGAAATGACCCACGAAGAAATGCTTGAAGAAGCGGCAAAACGAGAAAAAGAGAATGAAGTATTAAAGATTGCTATTGATTTCATTGAAGAACATTCAGAAGCAATGAAACAACTTCGTAAGATTGAGCATGAAGAACTAATTGAAGAACTGCAAGCAAAGAAAAAAGAAAACTTCCAACTGGTTGCCGATGCTTGTATGAAAGAATATGAGCAGAAGTATCATCGTGATGTATTCCCAGTGGATGAGCATTGGGTGTATATGGTTTCCGAATATTTCGGCACAGGGGAGGGTCAAACTGTGTGTGTTATGATGACACAGGCAAATCCTGGTCATAAAGAAGATTTTGAAAACTCTACCAATAAGTATGTTGCTTGTACTACACAGCAATATCGTGCTGTAAGGGCATTTCATGAGCAGTTTGGCACTTGGTATCTTCATGGTCTCAGATTTCTCAGTAAAGAAGATTTCTTCAGTGAATATTCATACTACATTCCTCCAGCAATGATGAAGCTCCTTAATAGAAGTTGCTTCAAAGACTTCTACACCCGTGTTCATTATAACTTCTCATAATGGACTTCACAAAACGCCAACTGGTTCTATTGACAACTGCCCTTACTTTGTTCTATGATGAGATTGCAAAGACAGCACCTTCTGAAATGAAGTTGGAAGTTATGGAACTTGCACAGATGATTCAAGATGCTTATGAGGAAGTAGAGTGAGTAGATTTACTGAAAACCCAGACGAAATTGTACTTCAAGACATTCAAATGTTTCATCTTGAAAGTATGAATGAACGCACCTTATGGGTTGGTGTGTATACTGAAGACGATAAAATCTATCACTTGAATATTTCTGCGGATGGTGATAAACTGAGGTACTATTGGAGTGATGAAACCCCGTGAGATTTGAAAATCCAACGAAATGGGAACTCTTTCTTGATGGATTCCATAACTTCTGGAACTGTCTGGATTGTTATAATGACGGGGATGATTGGGGATATAGTGAGTTCTGGGAAGGTTTATCTTTGGGATGGTATATGGAGTACATCTATCCTTATGATGACCCATACAATATCACTATTTCACCTGAACGCAAGTTGAGGTTAGACCAAAAACCACCAGTCATTTATGTATCAGAAGAAGCATATGATGCTCTTGTAGAAGCAATCAATCAACCACCAGAATATAATGAAAAGATTGCTAGATTATTAAGTCGTAAAGCACCTTGGGAAGATGAACGAGAAATCTAAAATCTACTACAATATCTGGTGTTGTGCCTATCAACGCAGAGGGATGTACAAAGGAACAGATAGGGAGCACAGAGAGCATGAAACTATCCGTATGTGTCTTGATATGAAAGACGTAAAGTTTTACCAATTTGATACTGAAAAACCGCATTATCTCTAATGACTTGGATCGATTACTACATTAACCACTGCTGGTTTACTGGTTGGCAAAACATTCGCGGATCATTTCGTATCTGGCGTGATTTGATTTCTGGAAACTATAAGGACTATGCGCTGATGTGGTATGACGACCCTTATGAAGAGTGTTTGTCTTGGTTTTGGCAATGTTTAGGTGATGACGATACTTTACCCAAGGAGTTTCTTGAGCATCTGCAGCAAATGGCAGAAGATGTAAAGACTGGTAAAGTTAAAACAATTCCATTTACCCTAGAAATGATTGATAAACTTGATGACCTTGTTGGTGATATTGAAGTTGATTTAAATGAAAAGTTACCCAATGAAGACATTACCTGATAAAAACGAATTGCGTATTATGTGGAGTGTTGCTACTTCATCCGCAATTGAATCTAGACAACCTGCATATGAAATCTTTGCCAATCTGTTGTATAATGATTTAAACGATAAAGAATTTCCTATTAAACTTGGGGAGAAGAGTGATGGGGATGTTTGACTATTTGAGGTCTTCCTATGATCTTGGAGAACAATTCACAAATGTAGAACTACACACCAAAGATATTGAAGACGGAATAGGTGGCACAATGTCTCACTATTGGTTAGACCCTCACGGATATTTGTATCATATTGATTTCTCCCACACTGCAGACTTTGTAGAACTCAAAGAAGGTGATGAAGGATATGATTCTATACATCTGTGGTGTAACTTTAAGTGGGTTCCCAATGGCAATCACGGAAAAATTAGTCCTTGTATGATTACCAAATATGTTGAGGTTTATCCTCCAACTTGGGACGGTGAATGGACTGACTGGCCTCGCTGTAAAATCCACTTCAAGTATGGTAGACTTATGGACTATGAGTTTGGAACACGATGATTTCTACTGAACTGTTTCCTCATGAGAATCACCCATACCGATTAGAGTTTGGTGAAAAGAAAAATCCTACGGTTTGTTATTTTTCTTGCGAAGAACACTTGCAAAAATATCTAGAAAGGTATAGACTGGATAGTAAGACAACAAAGATTGATTATCGTGATGGAAAACCCATTGAGTCCAGTAAAAAACACAAGAGAAGTGTGGAACAAAAGTCTAAACCAAAAAGTGACGGAAGTTCAAGTACAGTTCGCAAACGAAAACCCAGCGTGGATTCCAATCGAAACACTACTCGCTCTACAAAGTCTAAAAAATGATACAGGTAATTGAAAATGAAGATGGATCTTTCGATATCTCCTGGGATGAAAATTCTCCTACGGAAAGTATTCTCAACACCTGGACTGAAAAAGACTTCATCAAAGTCATTATGGAACATCTTCAAAAACTGAAAGACGATGGATGATAAAACCAAACTCATTCTTGCTATGATGCAGATTGATAATCTTACTGAACTACTAAAAGGAAATCAGTATCAAGACTTTCTATACAGTAAACTAATCTCCACACGAATTGAACTACAGAGGCAACTGAATCATTATGAGTAAACAGTTTTATGACGACGATGCTTTTTATGTGGAGCAAAAAAGTTGGGGTACTTGGCAATCACATTATCCAGATGGTGGTGGGATTATCACATCACTAACTGAAGACCAATGTGTAACTGCTACTCGTTGGTATTTAAAAGCAAAACAAGACGGTGAGTTTGACAAATCACCTGATAAAACTTATGATTCAACTGTTGGAGGAAAACTATGACTATTCGCAATTTTGTAGATAAAAACGGCAATTCGTGGGAATGGGTTGAGACAGAAGAGACTGTAAAAGCAGTTCAAGAACTTGCAAAGTTTGCTGGTAATTACAACGGACCTCTTTATGCACCACATCCTGATTTGAAAAATGAACAATAAACCCCTAACGCCTGAAGAAGTACAGCAAGCAGCAGAACAATTCTTTCCTTTGTTTCGCATTGTTAATAGTCGTATGCCTACAAATGCCACAACAGAAGACACGCTCAAGGTAATGGAAACGGTCTGTAATCTTGCACACAAACTTCGTTTAGAAGAAGAAAAGATTAAATTTGGATTCAATAAGAATGAAAATGCGACTGAATCCTAATCAACAATTTTGGGCAAATATCTTTCGTTGTGCTGTAGAAAGGTCTAACATTTACTTTAATGAAAAAGACCTCGATAGACACGCAAGAGAGCATACAACTGTCGTATTAGCGTTACAAAAAGGAGAACAATTTTGGAAAGAACTGCTGTAGAATATCCCTATCATGTTCTTGATAAGACTACTCCTTGGTATGAGTGGTTGTGTTACTGCGAAATCTGCCACCAATTAAATGCTCCAGGACAACCATCTTTGGGGCGTTTTATGTCATATAGGCGTTACTTAAAATCTGTTGGACTTCTTGATAATGATTAGAAAATTTATTGAATGGTTTTTTACTTCAACAGAAATTTTTGTTGAAGATGATGTTTATTCAAAGTTACTTGAACTTGAATTGAGAATTGAAGCACTTGAAGCGGAAAGTGTAGAGAATAGCAATTGCTTTTATGAACTCTCTAATTCTATTGATGCAGTTGATGCACGCATAGATATTCTGACTCTTGAAAATTGGAATAAAAACGATGTATGAACTCGATGATTTTGAAAAGGCTCTTGCACACTTTGGCACAAGAGTCGATGTAATTATTGCAATGGAAATGGGAGGCAAATTAGATGCTGACGCTGCTTACAAAAATATTAAAATGGAACTCAAGGAACTCAAACGAGTTCGAAAGTCTATCAAGAAAGACAAGGATTTGTGATAAGTGTGGAGTGGTGAAACCACTTGACAAAGACCACTATCAGGTGGTAAAATACTTCCGCGATGGTTTCTCTTACTATTGCCACGATTGCTCTAAACACAAACCAAGAAATGACTGACTTTGATTACAAAAAGTATTCTCTTGAGAATCTTGAAAATTGGATGCATGATGCAATGTCTTCTGGTGAAGCAACACCAAAAGAGATTTATGATGTAATTGTTGGTGTAGTAAAAGATAATTACTACACATATAAACAAAAAACATCTGAAGCATATGAACTTCTTGGACTTTTGAATAGTGGTGTTGATAATAACAAATATAAGGATTATCTAAATGAAATCTTGAGTTGTGATAAAGATAACTCTTCACCAGAGTGTAAAAGTGCTTGGGATGATTTTTGGGAAGATATTGATAATCGCTCAGAAAAATCCAAAGTCCATATAACTGAAGATGGAGACCTTTATCCAGTAAAAGATAGAGTAGTAAAGTGGCAACTTCCTGTTGAAGAATGTAAAGATACTGATACTGATGAGACAGAATATTTTATCAGTTTCCCTGATGATTTATTAGAAGCAGCAAATCTGAAGGAAGGTGATACTGTGGAGTGGATTGACCGTGGGGACGGTAGTTTTGAGTTGCGTAAAGTAACTAAACCACTTGGAATGGATGAGTGTTGATGTATACAATCAAACTTCTTGCACCCGCTGCTTTAATGTTATGTGCCGAAAGTGCATTATCTAATCAAGGATATTGTGCTCTTGACCAACCCAAACCATCTGTGGTAAGATACTACGAAGCTGGTAAGTCCTGTTATGTTGAAGGGACTTTTTACACTAAATGCGAGGACCGATTAAATGGCACTAAGTAAACAAACTTTAGATCATATCTTGGAAGCAGAATCACATCTTCGTGCTGCTATTCGTGTTGCATCTACATCAGAAAAACCATTAGTTGTAAAACAACTGTCACAAGTTCTTCTTGATATGGAAAACTGCAAAAAAATCGAAGAACTGATGGATATGTTGGAAGATAGAAAACCAGGAAGTCGTGGTAGTTTTGGTTCTTTCTTCAACGATTAAGAACTGTTAAACAATCCCAAAGAGAATATTAAGAAACCACACAACCCCCTTAAATAGTGTTAGGATATGGACATAATCACGGGAGCAAAACTTATGACTCTTCCTTCAAAGGGAAATAAAAAACTTACAGACGAAGAGTTTAATGAAATGACTGCACTTAAAAATGTAATCAATCAACGCCCTGCTGCTGTAGTTCCTGAGAAGATGGAGCAATTTACTGAGTATCTTGTGCGAAGTTTGAGAGAAAAGGGTGGTTGAGTTTCTGGGGGGTTGACAACCCTCTTTTTTATGCTATACTTATCCAATGAACAAAACTTTTCTTAAATGGGCTGGCAATAAAACAAGAGTTCTGCCCCATCTTATTCCCCATATTGGTTATCCAAAGCGTTATTGTGAACCCTTTGGTGGTAGTCTTGCTGTTGCTTTGAATACACCAGCACAGCAATATATCCTCAACGATGTGAATAAGGATTTGGTAGCAATCTATCAGAATTTGGTAAATCCAAATGATGATAGTTTCATTCAATACTGCGAAGAACTATTCACGCCAGAGAATAATACAAGAGAAGTATATTTGGAGTTGCGAGAGCACTTCAATCAAGCAACAGATACTACAGAGAGAGCAAGGTTATTCATTTATTTGAATAAGCACTGTTTTAATGGACTATCAAGATATAATAGCAAAGGAATGTTTAATGTTCCTTATGGTAGAGAAGTTGTAAATAAGGATACTGGGGAGAAAGAAATACAAAGTGCTTACTTTCCCAGAGAGGAAATGATGAACTTCAGGATGTATTTCTTATCCAAACAATTGGTGAGGTTCACATCACTTTCTTTTGAAGATTCATCTCTGTATGAGGATTTGGAAGCAGGTGATGTTGTCTACTTTGACCCACCGTATGTTCCTGCATCAAATACTGCAAATTTCACAAGTTATGCGACTGATGGATTTACTTCTGACCAACAAGTTCAGTTAGCACAACTTGCAGAATCTCTTTCATCTAAAGGTATCAAAGTGATTGTATCAAATCACGATGTTCCTATTACAAGAGAACTCTACAAAAATGCTACAATCTATCAAATTCAAGTAACTAGAACGATTGCTGCAAAAGGCGGCAGTAGGAAAAAAGCAAGTGAACTCATAGCAGTTTACTAACTTGGATCCTCTAAAGTGTACCTATAATGTAAGCAACAAACTTGAAATGTCCACCCGAGCACGAATCGGTCTTGAACTTAAGAATGGTTCTATTCTCTCTGTGTATCACCACTGGGATGGTTATCCTGAATGGTTGGGTCGTATCCTGAACACTCATTACAACACTCGTCAGAAAGTTGCTGACTTGATTGATGGTGGTGATATGTCTTGCTGCTGGACTGATGACCGCTGGAATGATAGTGCAGTGAAGGGTGTTTATGGACCCAACTATTATTCTTATCGTAACGATGATTGTCCTCCTCGTCTTGATGCTGATTTGTGTGAGTATCTTCTGCCTGCTAATGGTGAAGAGTATGCCTATGTCTTCCGCAACGGTGAATGGGTGTGCTACAATATGAATTGTTATGAACAAAAACTTCCTGAAGTGATTGAAATCCCCTCTGCTGCGCTTGCTGTTTAATTCTTAGGTAAATTATTATGAAACAACAAAACGGATTTATTGACCCTGCTGTTGCTGCTATTGCTGTCGGTGTGGTTGTGATTGGTGGTCTCATCTTTATTGGTGGTCCACAATATAATGTGTGGCAGCAATCTCTTGCTGGTAAAGCAGAGTTGCAAAAAGCAGAATACACTCGTCAGGTAGCAGTTCTTGAAGCACAAGCAAAGAAAGATAGTGCTCAACAACTTGCTGATGCTGAAATCATCCGTGCTACTGGTGTTGCTAAGGCAAACCAAATCATTGGTGATAGTCTGAAGGACAACCGTGAGTATCTTCAGTATCTTTACATTACTGGTCTTGAAGAAGGATCTAACAAAGGTAATGTGACCATCTATGTTCCCACCGAAGGTGGTATGCCTGTTCCTACTCTTCAAATGAGCAAATGAACAAAAAGTACATTGTTGTTGGATTGATTGGTTTTGCAGTTATTCTTGGTTGGAATGTCTTTCTAATCCAGCGTGATGACAAAATGTATGATGCTTACTATCGCTCTAAGGCAATAGAGAATCTCAAGAAACCACCCTCTATAGAAATCAGATGAGTATTGTACTCGGTGTAGCAATCTACGCAGCACTGGTTGCATTTGTATCCTCCATTATGCTATATTACTTAAAGGTAATGTATTCACGCGAAGAAGCAAAACTTAAGGAGAAATCCAAATGATCCCCAAACGACTCCGTGACCTTATTAAACAAGCAGAAATGGACAAAGTAGCAGAAGAGTTCTGGAAAGAAGTTGAGCGTGAAGCAGCGAAACTTGAGGTAACTGTTGACTACTATCTCGCTGAGTTTTACTAATGACTTTTATTCTTGGTATGGGAATCGGTATTCTTTTGACTGTAGGAGTTTCTTTTATAGTTGCTTCCGACATTGACAATAACGACAACTAATCTTAAACTTAAGAGGTAATTTACAAAGACAAATGGCACAAAAGTTTCTTTACATCGTTGACCACTACATTCCTTTTCCGTCCAGTGAATACGGTGGACTTTGGAATGTGATTGCGGAAAACGACAATGAATGTTTTGATTTGATTTCTGCAGAAGATTCTGACAATTTTTATGAGCAACACTATACTACTCTTCGTGAAAATGTGTTAAGCGCGAGGACTTATGCGCTTGCTGAGGATGTAGAATCTGCAGTAGTTGAATCTTTTACAACCTGATGACTCACCACGTTACTCACACCAATAAAATGGTGTTTGATTTGAAGAAACAGTACCAAGAACGTATTGAACAACTGCAAAGTAAAATTGCAGAACAAGAACACGAAATCTCACAACTGCAGAAACAAATTGAGTATATGTCGCGTGACAAGTTCTATGATTGCTGAGTTTCCGCATAAAGCACCCGAAAATTATTATTATGAGTTCGAAGAGTTCAAGCGTGGAGTTATTGCTATATGGTTGTATTGCAATCGTAAGTTTGATTACAATAATGGTGCTCCCACAAGGACAATCTGGGGATTCTACAAATCCAAGACCAGAGAATACTTTGCCCCAATCAATAGTAAGACAGTTGGTGCTCGTGTAAATATCAACGACACGCGAAACTATTCAGCAATGCCTATCAAGCAGTCTCCATTGGATGCGTTCTTTGTATGACATACAAACCACAAGTCAATGATTATGTTGAATGGACAAAAGGTGTTGAAGGTTGGGTTTATTTTAGGGATGACGAATATGTTACGATTGAGTATGTTGTTCGTCCTAAAGACCAAGTAAACTATCACGCCTGCCCCATTCACGCAAATGAAAGATTGCTTGTTGTTTGTTATAAAGAAGATTGGAAACATTTAAAGTATGTTAAATCAAGAAAATCAAGATATGAAGAAGAACAGAACTGTCTGGCGATTGCTTGCTAAGGCACTTGGAGAAAAAGCAAGTAAATGTGATAAAGAAGCGGATAAGGTAGCACTTATCCGCCTTTTGATGTTTTTGAGCATTTTTATTACCAACTGCTTCATTATCGCTAATGCAATTCGACATTGGAATGATGAGACTAAGATAGAAGTATTTGTTGAAACTTCTAGTATGCCAGAATATCAAACTCCACCTATGAGAGTTGCAAATAAACCCCTTGAGTTTGAGTAACAATAAATAACTAAAAAGTTATTCATAAGATGGACGCTCAAGACATTCGCAATCTTCAAGAAGCATATATGGAAGTTGTTGAAAACCAGCAACTTGATGAGATGCCATATCAAGTAATGGGTTCTCCTGATGGAAAGAAAGAGAAGAAGATTGGTAAACCAGTAAAGAGTAGAAAGTATGCTGACGCAAGAGCAGCAGAACTTGAAGATACTCATAAAAAAACAGGTGGCAAATATCGTTCACAATATGTTGAGGATTATGACCTATACGACATCATTCTTTCGCACCTTCTTGATGAAGGATATGCTGATACTGAACAAGCAGCAACGGCAATTATGGGGAATATGAGTGAAGAGTGGAGAGAGAGTATTATGATTGCTGAAGGAATGACTATGAAGGACTTCAAGGCAAATCGTCAGAAGAATAAGAGGAGATCTGCTTCTGCTGATGCTGAGAAGAGAGGTCATGTAGGTAAGGAATGGTATAACAGTGGTAGAAGATATTCTCCAGATGAAGCAAAGAGAAGTCGTGCAAATATGGATGATGAAGAAAGACGCACGAGACATCGTAGTGCTGTAGATCCTGATAATGAGGATGATAATAACTACTCTGCAGATAAGACGAAGAATCCTAAGAAACTTCGTAAGCAAAAAGCAATGGGAGAATTAGGATAAAATGCTAACATTTAGAGAGTTCTACGAAATCTGCGAAGCAAAAAGACCAGACACTCCACCTCAAGCAGTTCCTGGAACTTACAAGAGGAGTGATACTGGTGTGCAAACTTATACTCTTCAAAGATATGAAGGTCCAGAAGGGAAACCAACAAAGAAAGAAGTTAATAAGTTAATTGTAAAGCGTAGTGGCGGAAAAGAAGTAACAAAGAGACTGAAAAAGTTAGCAAAATCTGTTAAAAAAATTGATTGATTTTTACTTGGATCCTCTAAAGTGTACCTATAATGTAAGCATGAAACAAATTATGGACTGCTTCGATGACATTCAAATTGAAGAATCTAATGGATTTGATTTTATTGAAAAAGATCTAACTGAACTCATTGAAGAATCTAACGACTTCAATCTTAATGAGTATCTTAACTCCAACTATGATTACTGACAGTTTCTAAACTGTCCACCAAATCACCCACACAGAACACTTTTCCTTTATTATTCTCAAATGACTGAACACATCCCCAACGTGCTCCCTCACATTCAAGAACTGAAAGATGCTTGGCGTCGTCAAGATTTTATCTTTACTAAGCAGCAACAAGAAGAATATGATTTGCTTCTTGCTACTCGCCGCGAACGTGTAAAGCAATTCTATACTGAAGGACGAGTATTCAAGGGTTCATATAAAGCAAAGGAAGTAGAGTTCTAAATACTAAAAAGTAGTGTTTAGATAACAATGAAAACCTTTCAGGAGTTTATGTCTATTTGCGAAGAAGTTGATGACAAGTCAAAAGCACTTGGATTCCAAGCAACAATCAGAAAAGCAAGACCTGGCGGTCGTATTGGTGCTGAACGCAAAAAGACAACTCCTGAAAAACGCCGTATGAAAGCAGTTGGCGGTGGTAAAATGGAACCAGCAAAAGAATACAAACCACGCAAGGATATTGGAAAACCAAAGGGTTCACAAATTCAACAACCAGAACAAGAGCGTGGATCTGCTAGAGAAAGACAACTGGCAGCAGCAAAAGAGGAAAGAAGAAAAGCAGCACAGGCAAGAATTGCTGCTAAGAAAGGTGGAGAATCACCAGCACCAGCAGCAGAAAAACCAAAAGCAAAAGAAGTAGTAAAAGCAGCAACTAAACTTCTTTCTAAGAAGAAAGCAACAGCAGAACCCGCTCCTGGATACAAACCACAAAAAGCATCTGGTCTAAGCAGACAAGAAAGATTGCATGTTACAAGAAAGGGAGAACAGAAACTCCGCGATCTTGTAATTGCAGGAGAAAGAGAAAGAGGTAAAAACATTAAGAGTGAGAAAGACCTCCAACACCGATACACTTCTCGCTGATACTTACTTGGATCCTCTAAAGTGTCCCTATAGTATAAGCACTCAAACGAAACAACATTATGCTCTGGCAAGACCGCAACGGTAACTGGTTCAGCACTGTTTCTCCTATCGACATGAAAATTGAGCGAGCAATGATTGAAGCAAACGCTAACAAAGTCTGGGAAGAAAAAGAGCGTTCTGGTGATTGGTTGTTTGATGAAATGTTTGGCGGTTGATTAACTGTCCGCCAGCACCCTTTCCAAGCGTCAGGAAGGGTGCTATAATGTCTTTTAGATACCAAACCACCTGAAACTCTGTAATTCGTAATGATTCCTCATCTGATCAATCTTCGTCCTCACCAAGAACGCGGAGTTGCTGCTATGCAACAGCATGATAAAGGTCAAGTCATTGTTCCTACTGGTGGTGGCAAGACTCTGAAGATGATCTATGATTGTCTGCGTGAGTTGCAGTCACAAACTCCCCAGACCATTGTTGTTGTTGCTCCGCGTATTCTTCTGGCAGAGCAACTGTCTTCGGAGTTCCTGGAGTTTATCACTAACGCTGCTGTTTTCCATGTTCACAGTGGCGAAACTCATCACGAGTCTTCTACTCGCCCTCAAGAGATTCGCAACTGGGTTGATGCTAATGCCGACAATCATCGCCTGATTGTAACCACCTACAACTCTCTGTCGCGTCTTCAAGTGGCAGAAGTTGATGTGGATACCATTTACTTTGACGAGGCACATAATTCTGTTCAGCGTCACTTTTTCCCTGCAACTGAGCACTTTGCTGCTAATGCACGCCGCTGCTACTTCTTCACTGCTACCAGGAAGACTTCGCTCACTCCTTCTAAACCTGGAATGAACGATCGTGATGTCTATGGAGATATTATTTGCCGCGTTTCTGCTCCTGAACTTGTTGATGGAGGATACATTATTGCTCCTAAGATTGTAGCGAAGAAGTTTGATGTACTTGCACCAAAGCAGGTAACTGCTGAATGTGACAGTAGCAATCTGATGGACACTCTGGAGGATATTGATTGCAAGAAAATCCTGGTATGTGTTAAGTCTGCGAAGCAACTTATCAACCTGATGTCTCATACTGACTGTGCTTCCCAACTAAATCAGCGTGGTTATTCTTACCTCTACATCACCTCAAAAACTGGAGCGATTATTGATGGTAAGAAAGTCAATCGTGAAGTATTCTTTGACACGCTCAATTCTTGGGGTCGTGACCCTAACAAGAAGTTTGTTTGCTTCCATCGCTCTATTTTGAGCGAAGGAATTAATGTCAGCGAACTAGAGGCGGTCGTCTTTCTTCGCAATATGGATGTGATTGAAATGACCCAAACTATTGGTCGGGTTCTTCGCCTTGGCGGCAAAGAAAAGGTCTTCGGTCTCTGTGTGGTGCCTGTATATTCCAAAGTTGGAGTATCTACAGAGCGAGCACTCCAGCGAGTTGTTGATGCTGTGTTTGAGAAGGGTGAGATGGTTGATAGTGTAGTGCGGCGGTGAGTCTCGCCTAAGAACCCAGTCACAGTCAGGGGTCAAAACCTGATTTTTCTTCAATTCTACTGCAGCGGTGTCATAGGTCATCCACTGCAACCAAATTCCTGATTTTTACTAAAGTATAGATTTTACCATGGATTTCGTTGAGTTCGTTCCTGCTTACAACCGAATTAAAGCAAAAGGTTTCATAAAGTCTCATCGCAAAGGTGATACTGGAGTTGGTCATACTTTTGAACAAGAACTTGGTTTGACTGAGAATTGTATCTCTGGTCCAGATATTGATGGAAAAGAGTTGAAAGCAGCAAGGAAAGGTGCTGGTGGAAAACAAACTCTCTTTACAAAGGAAGGTGAATGGCAGATACCTCAATTAAAGTTCCTAGAAACTTTTGGATTTCCTCACACAAAACACATTGGGGAATTGTCTGGACAATCTACTGTGACAAGAACCAAAAACAACAGAGGATTTTGGATTCATACTGATGATGAATATGTTTCCATAAAGCACGAAGAACTGGAGATTGTTAGGTGGGATTGGGATTCACTTATTAAACAGTTTGCTCACAAATTTCCATCTTGTGTTAAAGTATTTGCCGATGTTGAAGTTCGTAATGGTATAGAGTATTTTCACTACAATGAAGCGTATGTCTACATTTCTATTGATAAAAATCTGTTTCGTAAGGCAATCGAAGATGATGTAATTTCTATTGACTTACGACTGAGAACCCAGTATAATGTTGGCACTGGTAAGGGTGTTCGCAATCGTGGCACTTGCTTTCGTATAAATCACTCAAATATGGATAAATTGTTTGTAAAAGAGGTTCTTGAATGAAGGATGTTATTCTTTATGGTGACTGCCGCTCAACTCTTAAACATTTTGTAGACGCTGGTGTAAAAGCACAAATGTGTGTGACCTCTCCACCATACTACGGTCTGCGTGATTACGGTAACGAAGATAATCAAATTGGTTTAGAAGAGTCGCCTGAAGAGTTTATCTCCCAACTGGTAGAGGTGTTTCGCGGTGTGCGTGATGTTCTTACAGATGATGGCACATTGTGGGTTAACATTGGTGATTCTTATTACAACTATCGTTCTGGTAAAGGTCAGACACTACCTAAGCAATCTGTGGCATCTAACAACCAAGATTTGCCACAAATACGAAATCCTAGAAGAGGAAATAAACTTGAGGGTCTAAAGGATAAAGATTTGATTGGTATTCCTTGGATGCTAGCATTTGCTTTGCGTGCAGATGGTTGGTATCTACGACAGGATATTATTTGGAGCAAACCAAATCCAATGCCCGAAAGTATGAAAGATCGATGTACCAAATCTCACGAATATATCTTCCTCTTATCTAAGAGCAAGAACTATTATTTTGATGTTGATTCGATTAAAGAACCCACTGTAGATGGCAAGGAATTAAAACGGAAACGTAGTGTATGGGAAGTAACAACTAAACCATACAAAGGTTCTCACTTTGCAGTTTATCCTCCAGAACTTATTGAACCTTGTATTATTGCTGGTTCTCGTGAAGGTGACACTATTCTTGACCCATTTATGGGTAGTGGGACTACTGCTGCTGTTGCCAAATCTTTGGGAAGGAATTATGTTGGATGCGAACTTCACGAGGAGTATGGTAAATTGATTGAAAAGAGAGTTAGTGAAACTGTTGGTCTTACCAAGTTTATGTAACGATGAAAGAAGGATTTACAATGTTCAAGGATACATATGCTGCAATTCCGTTTGGGAATCAGTATCTTATCATTCACAATGGTCAGCAACTTGAGAAAGTTTGTAGGACCGAAAGTTCTGCGCGAAAGTATATCACAGACCACAAAAAAGGTAAGTCAATGGCAAAACTTCCAGTGAATTAAACTTGGATCCTCTAAAGTGTACCTATAGTGTAAGACGCATTTACCCTATGCCTCGCGCTCGCAAGCAAACTGCTAATGTCTCTGTTGCTCCCGAAGTGTCCGTCCCACAGGTACTGATTACTCGTGAACAATACTTCCAAGACATTCAGGTTCGCTGGCAAATCCATCAGTATGAAGTCAACAAACTTCGTGAAGATGTGGTGAAGTTCACTCAAACTGTTTCGCCTTATGTGAAGCAAGTATTGAACTTTATTGAACAACAAATATCTGCCCGTCGTGTGGCAGTATAAAAACTGACACAGGAGCACTTGCAATTTAGCAAGTGCTCCTTTATTGTACCTTTGTTCGTAAAACTTCAATGATTTTCCTCACTGTTCCTGGTCACGGTTGCGTCTATACTCTGTCGCAAGAAGATGGAGATGAGTTATATTATTCTCCCATTATGCAAAATGGCACTGTAGATCTTGAAGCGTTTGCTCCCGTAGGTCTTGATGATGTAGATATGGATGAAATGGAACTCTTTGATATTCGCAATCGTCTTGCTAAACTGATGCAAGTTTGATTGATTGAAACTTGGATCCTCGAAAGTGTACCTATAGTATGAGTAAGCAACCAATGCAAAATAAGCACCTTGAGCACCCTGAAGATGAAATCCTGACGGGTAATCTATCTGTTCTTGATTGGTTCTCTGAGGTTGATAGTTTTATCAGCGTCAAGATGGATGGTGCTCCTGCTATTGTTTGGGGCACTAATCCTGAGAATGGTAAGTTTTTTGTCTGCACCAAAGCAGCATTTAACAAGCAAAAGATTCGCCTTTGCTATAACGAAGATGACATCTTTACTCATTTTGGTGGACAACCAAGGGTAGCACAAATCCTCATCTTCTGTCTGGATTATCTTCCTCGCACTAACAATGTGTATCAGGGAGATTGGATTGGTTTCGGTAAAGGGTTGGATACATTCACGCCCAACACGATTACCTATCGTTTTCCTGAAGTTGTGCGTCAAGAGATTATCGTTGCTCCACATACTTACTACACTGGTGAGCGTCTGCCTGAAATGGTAGCACATCCTATCACTAGCAAGTTTGCAAGCACAAAGAAATGTTTGTTTGTGCAACCTGCTGTGTCGCTGAATCCTTATCGTGAAGATTTGGAGGATGTGTGTAACTTTGCTAAACAAATGAGCACTCTGTGTGAGTTTGTGAGCGACAAGAAAGCATCACAAATCAAAAAAGAGATTAACGCTTGCATCCGAGAGCAACGCACCATCCGTGAGGATGAAATTGCAGAAAAATGCGATTGTGACATCAACCTCATCAGATTGTGGAAGTTGGTGAAGTCTATCAAGGATGATTTGTTCCTGTTCATTCATGAAGAGGATGACATTGAATGTTTCCTCTGGGATGTTGCAGGTTTCCACGAGGGTTATGTCATTCATAACAAGTTTGGGTCTTACAAAGTAGTTGATCGTGAGGTATTCTCTCATGCCAACTTCACAATCGCAAAGAGTTGGTAACTTGGATCCTCGAAAGTGTACCTATAGTATGAGCACTCCTACGATGCAAGCACAAGCACAACAAACTATTGCAGAGAATGTGTATAAGAACACTCTGCTGCTGATTGAAGCACTGAAAGACAACTATCGTCAGTATTCTATTCGCGGTCACCAAAAGTTCGTGAATGATGCTGATAATCAAGAGTATCATCAGCGCAAGATTGATGAACTCAAGTCTGGCAAGTGTGACATTGATTATACTGTTGAGACTGGCAAAAAGTATCACAAAGTCATTCTGGTGAATGGTGGTGGATCGAGATCGGTTCACTGTTTTATCGACAAGCAAAATGGAGGCGTTTTCAAGTCAGCGTCGTGGCGTAGTCCTGCAAAGGGTGAGCGATACAATCTCTTGTTAATTAAGGACCGTGAATGGTTGTTTGAGAACGCAGATTGGTCGTCCGGATATCTTTACAAAAGGTGATTATTGCAAATAGTAACCTTTGGACTTTTTCCCTTTATAAAGGTCTCCCCTATCAATTTTATGTTCTCTACAAAACTTTCCAAGATTAAAAACTTCTACTATTTCTCCAGTTGGTGTTACTAACCGATGAACTTTTGCTAATGCCAACTCCGTGTTTTTTTGATTACTGCACCACTCAAGATTACTGACATTGTTGTTTGTTTTTACGCCATCAATGTGATTAACTTGAGGGAGATTATTTGGATTTGGAATGTAAGTTTCTGCGACCAAACGATGAACTTTTTTTAACTTCTGTCCTTCTTCCGTTTTAATCCAAACAGTCAAGTATCCCTTGCAATGATTATTAAATCTTCTTTTTTTTGGTTCTTTATCCAATACTACTCCCCACCCATCTCTTCCACGATTGCGCCAGTATGACCAAACTTCACCGTTTTCTGTGATAAAATAACCTTTATGTTCTGGGTGTTCTTTCATCTTTAATACCTGCATACTGTGTTATTATTTATAACCTATCTGTACGCAAAATGAACTACCTTTGTTTTGTTGATGGTTTGCTAGAATACGCTAGTTCAGACCCTTCTTCTTTCGCTCACTATCAGTTAGTGTATGCTGAAGAGCACAAAAATGCTAATGTTCAGTATCTTACTCTGACTGACGAAGAGTATGACGAAATGTTCCCTTATGAGGAGGATGAACAACCTTACCTTGATGGTTGGGAAGATTCGATTTTTGATGGAAATGAAGAATGAGCACAATCCCTGACACTGAAATGACTTATGATGAACAAATCAAAGAAATGACTGTCACAAAGTCTCTCAAACTTTTGCGTGATGGGTTCAAGAACGAACTTGCCACTGCTCTATTCGCAGATGAGCGCACAACTGAACTCTTTGCCCAACTGATTAGTGAGTTTGTAGAGACAAACATTCCTGTGGTTGATGATGAGAACCAGATGGAACTTTCTATGATGCTGTTGGAAACTCTTGACATTGTAGCACGATGACTTACTCTAACCTTTCAAAGATTCGCCCCAAACTTCGCACACAAGGAAACATTACAGGCAACTTCGGAAAACCCAAATCTAAGGGAGGTTCTACACTCAATGACATCGGTGGTAATGGTAACATAGGTGCGACACAGAATGAATACTTGAATCGTCTCTATTATGCTTTTGATAACACTACCGACTCTAAACTTCGTCACTTCATTTATACTGAAATCAAAAAGATTCTCATTCAACAAGGAAAGTGGTGAGTGATTCTTACTTGGATCCTCTAAAGTGTACCTATAGTATGAGCACAACCACTGAAATGGATCAAGTCTTTCACTATGTCACCAACTGGAAAGAAGGTAAGGTGATGCAAATGTTCATTCAACAAATCACCCCTGAGTATCAAGAATGTGACCACAAATATGTTGCTATTGCTCTCAATCCTGTAACTAACAAGAGCATGGTAATGTCTAATCCTCGCAGTCATTATGATACTCTCCAGTGGGTTCGTAAGTTCTGTGGTTCTTTCTCTCTTCTGTACTGATTATGAACAACTATCGACTCTTGATTGAGTATAAAGTCCCCAACAGTGCAGAGACTTACTATGAAGAAAGGTTCATCAAGTCTCGTTCATCTTGTGGTAAAATCGCTGATGATTACCTAGCACAAGACCGCACAAATCTTATCCGCTCTGTTGAAGTTACCCCTGTTTAATTATGTACCGCACTCTTTCTGAACTTCGTGACTCTATCAACCAAATGATTGAGAGTCAAGGTGAGAACGCTCCCTGTGCTGCGTTTGTATTCACTCAACACGATGTCGTTGAGTTTGATGGTGAGGACAATCAAGAGAAGTATTTTTCTTCTCTTTTCACTCAAGATGTGCTCGCTGATGTAGGCGGTTCCGACTACATTTACGAACAGATTGGTGAGGTGATTGATGATTCAATCCGTGACCGTAAGCAAATGTCCATCTACGCTAACTGATTATGACTAACAAAACACAACTTTTTGAGTTTCTGTATGAAACTTGCAAAAAGAATAATGGTGTCTTAGAAGATACTTTGCGTAACTACATTGACTCCTTAGATGAGGTGGAACTTTGCGAACTTGAGGATTTTCTTGTCAACAACTTTGGAGATGATTGATGACTGACGGTTACACTTTCAATCGCGTTAATTTTACTCCTAATGAGGAAACTTGCATCCTTAAGTTTCTCAATCAAGCACGAGAATGTGGGTATCCTAGTGCAAACGAAGAATGGTATCCTGTGATTGATTCTATCATTCAAAAGTTTTTCAATTCTAACATCAAAGAAGCACAACACTGGCAAACACTATGAAGTACATTGTTGATCTGTATGTTGGTGGCAAAGTCTTTAAGGAAGAGGTGTATGCTAACTCTCCTAAAGATGCAAGAGAAACTGCTACTGCACGAAATCCAAAAGCAAAAGTAATTGGTGTAAATGTGAGTTTCAAATGAATTACCTTTGTTTGATTGATGGTCTGGTAGAGTTTGCTAGTTCCGATCCTAGTTCTTTTGCACATTATCAGTTAGTGTATGCTGAAGAGCACAAAAATGCTAATGTTCAGTATCTTACTCTCACAGATGAAGAGTATGATGAAATGTTCCCTTATGAAGAGGATGAATGACTTACTCTAACCTCTCAAAGATTCGCCCTAAACTGAGAACAACTGGGCGTGTCTCAGGTAACTTTGGAAAATCGAAAGTTGTTGCAGGTTCATCACTCAATGACATCGGTGGTGATGGTAACATTGGTGCAACACAGAATGAGTATCTGAATCGACTGTATTATGCTTTTGATAACACTACCGAACCTAAACTTCGTCAGTTCATTTATCAAGAAATCAAAAAGATCCTCATTCAACAAAACAAATGGTGACACTTATGAAAGTGGCACAGTAAATGAGCACAGTGCTCAAAATGATGTATTCTTAAGAAGTTCAAGGGATTTCACCCAATGACAACTGCTTTCGTTGATTTTCCTGCTCAACAACAAGCAAAGCAACAAATTGCTGAGAATGTTGTTAAGTACACTCAAATGCTGATTGAAGCACTCAAACAGAATTATGTTGAGTATTCTATTCGCGGTCATCAAAAGTTCGCGAATGATGCTGATACCCAAGAGTATCATCAGCGCAAGATTGATGAACTCAAGTCTGGAGAGTGCGACATTGATTATCAGGTAGAAACTGGTAAAAAGTATCACAAAGTGATTTTGGTTAATGGTGGCGGTTCCCGCAGTGTTCATTGCTTCATTGATAAGCAAACGGGAGAAGTTTATAAGTCTGCCAGTTGGAAGTCTCCTGCTAAAGGTGTTCGCTATGATTTGCGATTGATTACTGATCGTGAATATGTGCTTGAGAATTGCGATTGGTCGGGAGGATATTTGTACGCTCGTTGATATAAACTAAGAGAGGTGTGCCAGTTCGATTTCTGGCACACGCTCTGGTTTCCTGACCCAAAATCGTGTATTCTTAAGAAGTTCAAGGGATTTCACCCATGACCGAGTTTCCCACACTTCAATCAAAAGACGGCACAATGCTCGTGGGATTCTATCCCATTGAGGATTGTTCTACTCACACTCTCAAGATTCTTTCTTGGAAGGGTATTGATACAATCTCTCAGAAGTGCATCACCAAGAAAGATGCAATCCGCGAGATTGATGAGAGAATCGCAATGGATTATGTCATCACTGGTGACAACATTGGTCTGGTTCAAGAGTACAACTTTATGCAAGGTGCAGTTTGATGACTAAAACCACTCTCACTTTTGAAGAATTGGATGCAATTCTTGCATTGATTGAGTTTCACGATTGGATAGAATTGAGTGAACATCTGGATGTGGATATTGAGCAACTTTATGACAAAGTTGGTCAAATGAGGGATGAAGTCTGATGCGAATTGCTTTTTTGATTGCTACTCTCGCGCTTGGTCTTCGTGTTGGTCTTGCTGCTCACGCTACTGTGAATGAGTATCAAGAACAACAAGCAGATCGTTTCTGTCAAATTGACCCTAACTATTGCAAGTAATGCAATTCCAAGTTACTGACATTGAGTTTGATTTCACTGGTGCTGAAGATGAAATCTCTGCAGAAGAGATGAACGCAATCACTGAAGAAACAATCGGTCAGATTGTAGAAGCAGATGATGAAGAAGATCTAGTCGAAGAGATTACATCTTGGACTGGTTGGTGCATTAAGTCTATTGATTACCGTCACATTCTCAACACTCACTGAACAATGATTCTATACATTCCCGAAGGTCACGGTTGTGCATATTCTATTGATGCAGAAGGTGCAATGTATTACACTCCACTTCTTGAAGGTGGAACACTCTATCTGGAGGAAACTGCAGAAGTTGATAGTGATGATTTATATGAAGGTTGTTATGAACCAGAGTTGCAAGAGATTCAAGATAAATTGATTGCAATGAACAAAACTGCAGGTTTTTACTTCAAGAACTGATTATGACTATTTCTTCTGAAAAGCAACAAATCAAAGAGATTTTAGTTGAGATTAGTGGATTGATTGGAGAACTGATTGGTAGTCTCATTGCCACTGCAATCTTCGCAGGTGTGCTATATGCAATTATCCATTTTCTGATTGGTTTGACTGTCACCTATTGGCAGGTGTTTGGTGTGATTCTAATTCTTAGTTTCATCAAAAACTTTCTCAAAAAATGATTTCCCTTCCTAACTTCACAAACAAAATGGAACTTACTCAAGATCAGTACGATAAACTGCTTGCCAACTATGTTGAGCAGTTGGTTGATGGAATGGATCTAGACAGTTTGGTGCAATTTGTATCAGAACAAATTGAAATGAATCTGCGTGAAAGTTGTTCTACTCCAGATGAATTGGTAGAAGAGATTTCACAGTTTTATGATGAAGATTATGTGAATGAAATGATTGAAAATGTAGTAAATGCGGACGGTTGAGGAACTGTCACAAGGTATGAGCACAGCGCCCAGATTGGTGTATTCTATAGAAGTTCAAGGGATTTCACCCAATGGATCGCAAGTTTCATCCCATCAGCATCGAAGATCGTGAAATGTTTGCTTACAATGCAAACTATCAGCAGCGTAAGCAACAACAACTTGATGCAGTTGCACCTGAACTGCGTATCAAGTATTGCTTTGAGTTTCTCAAAGGTTATGTCGCTGACGGTGACGATCTGATGGCAGGTCGTTGTTACGATGGTATTGCAAAGTACAGTGACAAACTTGATTGGTCCGAATCGCACTTTTGAACAATGAACACTGCATTTGTCTCTCCAAAATCTAAGAAAGCAAAGAACAGATTTTGTAACTTGATGCAATCAGAATCAGAGTGTATTGTTGAACAAAACAAAGGTGATCGTGTATTTTTGCGTTCACTGAATGGAAAGAACTTTTTCTGGGTTAATCTCAACAACGATTCTGATTGGGAGGTTGAGTTTTGAACAACAACGAAACTTGGTTTGAGGTGTTTGTTTATCTTGGGATTGGTGTAGTATTTCTTGCATTTGCTGCAATTCTTCTTGCTTTTACCAATCCAAAGATTGAAGCACAATGTGCAGCAAAAGGTGGGCAAGTTCTTGTTCGCCCCGGTCATCTTAGTTCCTGTCTTTATCCCGCAAAATGACACAAGAACAACTGATTCGCAGTATTGAACAACAACTTGAGAATCTGATGTTGTTGGATGATGACCTTGCTTATCAGTATGAATGTGAATTGTATTATGATTGCAATGAGGATGAAGAACCAGTTCTCATTGTAGAAAACTTCACGCCCGAACTTCTTACTGAACTTGAGAATCTTGTTTATGACCGCAACTAAAACAATGAACCTCTACATTCTCAACGAAGTGCTGTATGATTACACTCCTGGAATGTGTGTAATCGCTGCTGAATCATTGCCTCATTGTGAGCAGATCTTTATGGAGCAGTTTGGTGAATCTGGTGAAAGTGATTATGCAAAAGTAAAGAATGAAGATATGCAAAAAGAGTTTAATTCTGCACCAATTAAAGTCATCGAAGGTGTGAATCATCCTGCTGGTGTTGTTGCTTATGAATACGGTGGAGGTTAATTCAATGACTGATTATGGTTTCTATTCTGTAGAAGAACTGCAAGAACTTGCTGATTCTGATTTATCCTTTGAGATTGCAGATACAGCACTGTTAAAGACACCAGAAGCAGAAGAGTATATGAATCTTCTCATTGAGGAATTGAAACTTCGCAACTGCTGATTATGAACAAGTTTCCCACTGATGAAGAAATCCTGCAAATGTGTCGGGAAAAGTATCCACAACTGACTGATGCTGATGATGAGTTTTTTCTGGAAAATCCTGTTCTTTGGCCTTTTGATTACCTGAGTATTCTCAATCAAAAATATATTGATAGGACACTTGTAGAGGTGGCACAATAAATCTCTCCAGTGTCCAAAATCGTGTATTCTATAGAAGTTCAAGGGATTTCACTCAATGACTGCTCACTTCGCAAATCTCTTTGCTGAGAACATTGATGTTTCTGTAAGTTTTCCTACCTGGAATCGTCGCTTTAAGAGTAATAGTTTCGACACTTATTCTCAGGAAGGAAACAACATTGAGATTCGTCATTCTGTGAATCAGCAAACAAAAGGTGATGAGTTTATTGTGCAAGCAATGGTTTATGAATACAAAGGTTGCTGGGTTGGTAATCAAGTAAACTTCGGAAAGTTTAATACTTTTGCTGATGCAGTTTTCTGTGCTGAAACTACAAAACTGCCAGAAGGTAGTGTATCTCAAACTGAAGCATTTTCGTTGATGTAAATGATTGAAACTGTATTCATTTCAGTTGTACTTCGTTTCTACTTTCATCACTGAGATGTTCACGATTCGCTACTTCACACCATATCAACAAGAGTGGAGAATACAATCATTCTCTACACTTGATGAAGCACAAAGGATGATTGAGTTTTATCTTTCTTGTGGATCACCTGCGCACTTAATGCAATGACTGATGCAGACAAAGTTGATGCTCTGACTGAACTTCTCTCTACAGTGATTCACACTCTCAACCTAAAACAATATGAGATTGAAGATGCAACTGAATCTCATCAATGTGAGGTTGAAGCAGATGAGTATTATCAACAAATGCTAGACATTCTTTATCCTGAAAACCAATGAACTGGAAGTTTCCTCAAACACCAAACAACAATCTGTTGCCTTGGTATGTGATGCTGAAGAATCTATTTGCACTTCCTTTTATGTTACTTGCATTTGTATTTGGTGGTGCTTATGTAGCATGTATGGGCATCAGTTATCTTATTGTCAAAGGACCAATGTTTTCGTGGGATTATGTGAGTGAACAGTTTAACAATTTTGATCTTAGGTAACTGAAATGATTACTACAACTGAACTGCTGGACTTTCTCTGTAAAGCAGAAAAACTTTCTATTGTTGATGTAACCTATACTCAAACAGATGAAGGTTATACAATCACTCTGCGCGATGATTGGTACGATAGTAACGAATGGAGCAATAAAACTGTTTTCATCACCAACGAAGGTGAATCTACTTGGGATAAAGGTGATTATGAGTTTTACACAATGAATAACATTTTAGATGAAAAACTTGAAGAGCAGAAACAGAAAGAAATCAAATCACAAAAGCGTAAAGAATTGATTGAAAGTCTTACACCAGAACAACGAGAACTTCTAGGAGTTTGATGTAATGATCTCACACTGCGTTGCATCTAATCTACAAACAAAAGAGTATGAATGGTTCACTTATGACAGACATCGTTTATACAAATACAATCAAACTCCAGTGCCAATGTCATCAGTAGAGTTAGCAGGATTCTATGCTGATAAGTACAAACAAGAGGTGAAAGTACCAGTGATTGAATAATGCTCAGAGAGGGAACAAATCCCTCTCTTTTTTATGCTTTTTAATACAATATAACGATAAAATGATATAAAATCAATTAAAAATGTATTTTTAAATGTATATGCGTGTTTTTATTCTCTGATAATTATTGTTATTAAAAGGTGATAATGATAAGAATTAGTATCAATTAAGACCCATTTATGTGCTTATAAATGTGCTGAGGTCTTGTACTTATGTGCTTATAAATGTGCTGAGGTCTTGTACTTATGTGCTTATAAATGTGCTCAGACCTTGTGATCTTACCGTGCATTATATCAGCACTCCGCACAAATGTCAATACCCCCAGCGTCACAAAATCCCCACACATCCCCCACATAAATCCACCACTCGCTCATAAATACCCCACAGGACTTGACAAGTTCTCACAGGCATCTTATAGTGTTTCACATACACCAACGGAGCGCACTTATGTCAGTAGCATACAGTCAAGCACAGAAGCAGCGTTATAGGATCACTCTGGATCTATCAGTGTTCGGTGACTTCGACCCACATCAGATTGATTGGGAGAAGTTATTCAAGTTGGAACCTGCAGAGAAGTGTGATGCTTATGTTGAAGACCTAAGTGTACCTGACAGATGGTGAGTTGCTCCGATTGTTTATACCATGTGACACAAGTTAAAGTGGCACAATAAAAGAGCACAGGATCCAAAATCGTGTATTCTATAAGGGTGGAAGAGAGATCAACCACACAAACCCACCGACACTTTCCTGCAATGCGTATCATCGAAAAGCAGATGAATACCGCTATCAATAAGTGCATCGACTGGAAGAATAGCAACACTTCTGTTACTTATTCTCCCGAAAGAGATGCGTCTTATGTGTATCTGCACGGGAATCACATTGCCACTATTGGTGATACATTCATTGAACTTTACACTTGTGGGTATTATACAAACACCACCAAGTCGCGTCTCAATGCTATTCTCCAAGAGCATGGAAATGGTGCTCGTGTTTATCAGAAAGACTTCGAGTGGTTTGTGAATGATACTGTCCAAACAGTTCCGTTCACTGAGGGTATGATTCTTAACTGAATTGTTATCACTCACCAACACACTTCTTCGTGATTATGACCGTCTCTGAGTTTGCTTCGTTGTCTACACTGGATCTCGTGATTGCTGAGGTTCAAGGTAAGGTTAAGGTGACACGGTTAGCAACAGTGAAACCCCGTAAGTCTCACCTAGTGATGACACAAACCAAGGGGAATCGTTGTAGAACTAACCGTAGCAGTGGCACTAACTTTGTGACACAAGTTCGCTGAGTTAGTATCACAAACAGTCCTGGGTTATGACTATAAACTAACACCACAACAGTTCTTTATTCTTTCTTGGTGATTATGTCTAAGTCGATGATGTTCTCTCTGCTTGCTCAAGGTAACACTGGTGATGAGATTCTGTCCATTCTGGATGTTATCGTGAGTGAAGAGATTGCAGGGGAGAGTGTGAACGAACCCACTGCAGATACCATCGAGTTCTGATAGTAAACTGGGACGGGGAGTTAGTTATTCTTTCTCCCCGTTCTTAAGTATTTTGTTTGTTAAACAGTTAGGTATTATAATTACTTTGTGAGTTGTTAATTCTTTATATCGACATTCGTGATTTGACAGTATAGTGAATTAGCAGCGATTTTATGTTGTTTGTTATTATTATAAGCGGGCGTTGCGCCCCCCCCCCCTTATTAAAAAAAGCAAACTACCCTAACCTACAGAGGTGACAAATCGACCTATAAGTATCAAACGCATAAAAATTTTCCGGAGGTATTTCAAATGTTTGGATGGATTCATAAGAACGGTAAAAGTCGCCCTAATAAGAACAAAGCAAAAGGTGCGGGAAGAACTTGTGCCCAAAAGAATGCTTCGAGAAAACGCAAAAAGAAAAAATGAGAAGATCTACGCCATACTGGAATTTCTGGAGAGTTATTCTTGCGGGGTGGATGATCAGATATCCAAAGACAATGGGAAAAATTGTATTCCTCCCCGTTGGATTTTTGATAGTTCTGATATATAATGCGGCTACAAACTAAAAAGAGACTGAAAAAATTCCGGAAATATTTTTATGACTGAAAAGGTTTATCACATATACGCAAAGGGTCGGTGCGTCTATCACAGTTTATCAGAGAATAAGTTTTCTGAGACCTGGGAAATGATGCACAGAATGGTTGATCTTCTTGATTTGGACCTTACAAAGGATGATTTAAGTTATGAAGAACTTTGTTTGAATAAGGAAGTATTATTGAATTCTTCGCATTGACAAAAGCATATATAGACTGATAAAATTGATCTGAAGGTTATTTTTACTTATGGCAAAAGGATTCACAGTTAAAGCAAATGCACCAAAACCCAAAGAACAAGAATGGGATATTGATGCAATTAAAGAGAGAATGAAAGGGAAGTCAATTGTTTTTTGTCTCCCTGGTCGAGGATGTTCTTTTATTTTTCTGAAAGCATTTGTACAACTTTGTTTTGACATGGTTCAGAATGGAATGAGTATTCAGATTTCTCAGGATTACTCATCGATGGTAAACTTTGCTCGCTGTAAAGTACTCGGTGCAAATGTTCTCAGAGGTCCGAAGCAAATTCCTTGGGATGGAAAACTACAATATGATTATCAACTTTGGATTGATAGTGATATTGTTTTTGACACTAACAAATTCTGGCAACTCTGTGATCTTGCTCTCAATGAGGAAGGTGAAGAGAAGGAAATTGTTGCAGGATGGTATGCAACTGAGGATGGTCACACAACCTCTGTCGCACACTGGTTGGAAGAGGATGATTTCCGTAAGAACGGTGGAGTAATGAATCATGAAACCGTTGAGTCTATCTCAAAGCGTCGGAAACCATTTACTGTTGATTACACTGGATTTGGTTGGGTTCTGATTAAGAAGGGTGTCTTTGAGAATCTTGAGTATCCTTGGTTTGCTCCGAAGATGCAAGTCTTTGAGTCTGGTAAAGTTCAGGATATGTGTGGAGAGGATGTTTCTTTCTGTCTTGATGCAAAAGAAGAAGGCTTTGAAATCTGGTGCGATCCTCGGATTAGAGTAGGTCATGAAAAAACTCGCGTAATCTAATGGAAAAACACTACAATCTTTTATATAAAGGGCGTAAAATTTACATGAATCTCACTATGGAAGAGTGTAGTGAGATTCTACAAGATCTCTCTGAGGATTATTTCTCTGGAGAAGATATTGATCCTAATTTAATTGAAATGGAGGAAATCTAAATGGCAAAGGGTGGATCTAATAAGACTATTTTTGAACCAGGAGCACCAAAGAAAACCCGTCAAGGGCGTTCTCCTCGCACACTATTGAGTGCAACCTCTCGTAACGGACGAAAGAAAAAGTATCGCGGTCAAGGTAGGTGATTCAACTTAACCCTCAAATCCCAGTCTTTACTCCAAAGGGTAAAGGTTGGGCTTTTTTTGTAATTGATCGATCTCAAGAACATGATCTTGAGTGGGTTGTTTTTCTAGATAGTAGTGGGGAATGTTGGACCTTTAAGAATTCCGATATTAGAATTCAAAAAAATTATACTTTACATCGACATAATAACAATTCGGGATAGCAACCCCGTAAAAAGTTCTGATTTTAACAAATCAGGAGCAAAAAAATGACCAAAAAAGTCGATAAAGACCAAAATTTCATGAAAAATGAGTGGGGAACAGAGTATTTGTCAAGTGAATATGGGTGGGAAACTAAAATTACTAAGCAAAAAATGCTTCGTGAAATCGCAAGTGATGATCTGACACCCAAAAAGCATGATTTTTACCACCAAAATGAAATTCACTCAAAAATTCGCAATGATTCTGACTACGATGACTGGGAATATGGCACAGAACCCCTTTATGAAACCAAAAATCAGTGATAAATAAGATAGAATTATTACTTTTTTCATGCCTTCTGAAAGGATAAGCAAATCATTTAAAGATATTAGTTTATCCTTTCAGGTTAATCCCCTGAACTACGATTTAATTGCGATTAAAAATGAAAATGCTATTGCTCGATCTGTTCGTAATCTAATAGCAACTCAACCTGGAGAAAGATTTTTTGAACCAAATTTAGGTTCTAATGTAAATCAGTCTCTATTTGAAAACATTGATGATATCAGTGCTTCTATAGTAAAAGATCAAATTGAATCTTCAATTCGAAATTATGAACCCAGAGTAAATTTAATAGAGGTTAATGTTGCTCCAAATTATGATAATTATGAATTTAATGTAACTATTAAATATTACATAGTTGGTATTGATGTATCTCCTCAACAGTTATCATTTGCATTACAACCAACACGATAATAAATGGCACTAGTTAACTTTACCAATCTAGATTTTGATCAAATTAAGACTTCGATTAAGGATTACCTTAGATCGAATTCAAATTTTACTGATTACGATTTTGAAGGATCGAATCTATCAGTAATCTTAGATATACTTGCATATAATACATATATTTCCTCATATAATGCTAACATGGTTAGCAATGAGGTTTTTATTGATAGTGCCACTCTTAGAGAAAATGTGGTATCAATTGCAAGAAGCATTGGATATATCCCCAGATCTAAAATAGCATCAAGAGCTAATATTTCTTTCTTTGTCGATACCTCAACTAGTTCTTCTCCACAAAAACCTGTTGCATTGACACTGAAAAAAGGAATTGTCGCTACTTCGGTGTCATCTTTTGGATCAGAAAATTATGTTTTTTCAATTCCTGATGACATAACAGTTCCTGTTATAAATGGAATTGCAGAATTTAGTAACATAAGCATATATGAAGGTACATATATCACAGAAAAATATACTGTTGACTCATTAAATCCAAATCAAAAGTATATTTTAAACAATTCTGATATCGATTCTTCCTTAATTAGAGTTGAGGTTCGTGACGGCGAACTCGGTCCAAGAAAAAAATATATTCAATCAGATAATATTTTAAATATCAATGCAGATTCTAGAGTCTTTTTTATTCAAGAAATAGAAGATCAAAGATATGAACTTTTATTTGGTGATGGAATTTTTGGTAGAAAATTGATCAGCGGAAACATTGTTGATATTTCATATGTTGTGACTAAAGGTGAGTCTGCAAATGGAGTATCATCTTTTGTTTTTAGTGGAAATATTGTAGACAATAATGGATTTATTGTTTTAAGCGAAATATCATTGATAAGCACTAATACCGCTGGAAGTGGTGGTAAAGAGATAGAGTCTATTGATTCTATCAAAAAATATGCCCCAAGGGTTTATGCATCGCAGAATAGGGCAGTCACAGCAAATGATTATGAAGCAATAGTCTCACAAATTTATCCTGAAGCAGAATCTATTTCTGTATATGGTGGGGAAGATTTAAATCCACCAGAATATGGAAAAGTTTTTATTACAATTAAACCTCAAAATGGATTTTTTGTTCCAAATGGTGTAAAAGACAATATCAAACAGAAACTTAAAAAATATTCTGTGGCTGGAATAATTCCAGAAATAAAAGACTTAAAATATCTTATACTTGAGATTAATTCAACAATTTATTACGACAATAACATCGCACCATCTTCGGAGTATATCAATAATGTAGTTTATCAAAATATAAACAAATATGCAAAATCAACTGAATTAAATCGATATGGAGCTAGATTCAAATATAGCAAATTTTTAAAATTAATTGATGATAGTCACGAATCTATTACTTCAAATATAACAAAAGTTGAAATGAGGCGTGATTTAAAATCTGTGTTAAATAGTTTAGCGACTTATGAAATATGTTTTGGTAACCAATTTCATATAAAAAATCTTAATGGATTTAACATTAAATCTTCTGGATTTACCGTTCCTGGTATTGCTCAGACGGTCTATTTAAGTGATTCACCCTTATCAAACGGTTTAACTGGAACTATTTTCTTATTTTATCTAGACTCTGCTCAATCTTATAGAATAGTAAATTCAAATGCAGGTTCAATTGATTATGTAAAGGGAGAAATTTACTTAAATGCTATTAACATTGTCGGAACATCTAAAGAAAGTGGAGGTGAACCTGTAATAGAAATATCTGCAATACCAGAATCAAACGATGTTATAGGTTTACAGGATTTATATTTAAATCTAAGTATTGATAATGTGTCAATACAAACTTTGCCAGATAGAATTTCTTCTGGAGATGATCCATCAGGATCATCTTATACAAAAACTACAAGTTACAGTAACGGAGTAATTATAAGAGAATAACATGAAAGATACACGAGTTAAAATCAGTTCAATCGTACAGAATCAACTTCCAGACTTTGTGCAAGAGGAATATCCTCTTGTCAGTGAGTTTTTAAAAGAATATTATAACTCAGTTGAGTCTCAGGGAGGAACTTTAGATATTCTCCAAAACATTGATCAGTATTTAAAAATTGACAAACTGTATGATAGTTTATTTAACCGTGTCGTAACAATAAAACCACAGTCTCCAGAAAATTATTTTGTAATTTCTACTGGTTATTCTCCAGAAGATCTTATTGTTTATAAAAATGGTCTGAAGTTACAAAAAGACATTGATTATTTTGCAACTGATGGATTATCAGTATCTTTTGTGTTACCTGCTGTTCCAGGAGATATCTTAGAATTTTCTTCAGAATCTAAATCAACGACATTTTTAAAAAGTGATGTTGATTTTACCGATTTAACAGTAACAGTAGAATCAACTTATGGATTTCCAGAAAAAAATGGCATAATTCAAATAGATTCTGAGATCATATTATATTCGGATAAGACAAGCACAACATTTAATAATTGTACTAGAGGATTTAGTGGTATAACATCTTACCATTCAAGCAATAATCCAGATCAGTTAGTATTCTCCACATCAAGTATTTCAACACATACTACTAACACAAAAGTTTTAAATTTAAGTTCTTTATTTTTAAAAGAATTTTTATTTAAAATAAAAAAACAGTTGCTTCCTGGATTTGAAAATAGAACTTTTGCTGACGGTTTAAACGAAAAAAATTTTTTACTGCAGGCAAAAGATTTTTACAAATCAAAAGGAACTGATGATTCCTATAAATTAATATTCAAAGCTCTATTTGGCGAAGATGTAAGCGTAGTAAAACCAAGAGATTTTCTTCTAAAACCTTCAGATTCAAAATATAGAGTTTCTAAGCAGATAGTAGTAGAATCTATTCTAGGAAATCCAATTGATTTGGAGAATAGAACTCTCTATCAGGACGAGAATGATTTTCACGGTAAAGCTTACGGTAGCGTTTCAAAAGTTGAAAAAATAGTAAGACAAAATAAAACATACTATGTTTTGAGTATTGATTCTGATTACAATAAAGACATCAATGTTCAGGGTTCGATTTATGGTAATTTCTATATTCATCCATCAACAAAAAATGTTTCAGAAATAAAACAGAATCAGTATTTTATAGATGTAGATTCTACTTTGGGATTTCCAAGTTATGGAGAGCTAATATTTAATGTAAATGGAGTGGATTATAAAACAAAATATTCATATAAAAATATAAACCAATTTTTTATAACTCCTCTATCGGATATTATTGTTCCTGAAGGTACAGATATAAAATTAAATCAATATGCATATGCATATGCATCAGATAATTCGATTATACAAGTCAGAATTACTGGAGTTTTGTCAGATTTATCCTACAGTATACTTAACTCTTCAATGACTAAAGGTGATCCAATAAAAACAATTACTTTAGGATATGAAGCAAAGGGTGTTTTACCGAACACTTGGAAATTTAATGTAGTTAACAGTTACGATGTAAAAGAAATAAAGGGACCAACTGCATCCAATATAACTCAAAATACATTTTCTTATAACATTACAACTTATGATGATCATAATTTTTCCCTAGGAGACTCTGCAGATTTACTATCTTCAGGTGGAATTAAACTTTTATATAATGTAGTTGGTATAGATAACGAAAAGAGTATATCTATTGAAGGACCAAAAGTTGAAAATTTAAATTTAAGATATACCATTCAAAGAAAATTAAAAAAACCAAGATTTTCCAACTTTAAATTTATAAATGATAGTACTGCAAATATTCAAAATGTTTACATTAAAGATGAAAATAACATTTATGTCGCAGCAAATTCTATTCCAGATTATTTAAATGAAGATATTCAAATAAAAAATACGGATATTATTTTTTCGGGATCTTTCAATCAAGAAACTTTAGATTTAAGTTCAGGTAATCCAAATAATTTACATGGTCTTTATACTGGCGATGCAATTATTTACATCAAAAATGATGAAAGTGTTGTAAATTCTTTGGATATTTTGGGAAAAGTATATTATGTTAAAAGAATAGACAATACAAAAATAAAATTATCTAATAGCAAATCGGATTTATTTAAAAATAAGTTTGTAACAGTTTCTGGTACTGTCACAGATAATATTTTTAGAAAATTAAAATTTGAAAATGCTTCGTTATCACCACAAAATTATGTAAAAAATATAACACAATCTTCTACTAGTGGTAGAAATGAAGAAACTCCAGTTGGTCCCATTGGAGTTTTTGTCAATGGTGTAGAGGCATATAACTATAAATCTGACGATAAAGTTTATTATGGAGGTATTCAATCAATTAATGTAATAACGGGTGGAGAAAACTTTGATGTTATTAATCCGCCTATCGCAGTTGTAGAAGATTCTTTGGGTATAGGCGCATCTTTAATTACTCATGTAAATGGTTCTTTAGAAAGAATTGATGTTCTAGATGGTGGATTTGATTATGTTGAAGAACCTGTGATAACAATAACCGGAGGAAATGGTTATGGTGCTTACGCCAAACCAAATTTAACCCCGTTTAAACACAATGTTTCTTTTATTTCAGATAGTTCTTCGGGATTAGTAAATCTTGCAAACAATACAATTGGATTCTCTAGCTACCACAAATTTAGAGATTATGAAAATATTGTGTATTTGACATATGGTTCTACTGCTGTCGGTGGTCTATCAACTAATGCTCAATATTATGCTTCAGTTCAAGATGCATACAATATAAAGCTTCATAAGACTTTTAATGATGCTGTTTCCGGAATAAACACTATAGATTTAACATCTCATGGTTCAGGAATTCATGCCTTTGAATCTGTTCTTACAAAAAGAAAAATATCCAGTATTAATGTAATAGATTCTGGATTTGGGTATACAAATAAACAAACTTTTTGTTCATCATCTGGCATTAATACCTCATCAAACACTATTAAAATATTTGATCATGGATATGAAAGTGGAGAAATTGTAGTTTACAATTCTTCTGAAACACCTGTTGGGGGTTTGTCTGATAACAATTCATATTATATTACTAAATTGAATAAAGATGAATTTAGACTTTCTTTAGTGGGAATTGCCACTACTAATAAAGATTTTTATTATAGAACAAATCAATATATTAATTTCGTCTCTTCTGGTTCTTCGACACATAGTTTCAACTACCCAGAAATTAATGTACAAATAACTGGCAAAATAGGAGTCTCTACATTAACGGGACAAAATTTTAATGCTAAATTGCAACCTATTTTTAGAGGAAGTATCACAAATCTTTTTGTTAAAAATCCTGGAGTTGGGTATGGATCTTCGGAAATCATTAACTATGAAAGACAACCCAGAATAACGCTAGGTATTGGTTCTGGAGCTCAGTTTTCTCCGATAATTAATAATGGTAGAATAACTGAAATTTTAGTTTTAAATCAGGGAAATAGTTACACTGCACCACCAAATATTAATATTTTGGGTATTGGAACAGGAGCAGTTTTAACTCCAGTAATTAATAATGGCAAAATAGTAGAAGTAAAAGTAGTAAATGGAGGATCTGGATTTACTACATCAAGCACTTATGTAAATGTTGTTCCATCTGGTCAAAACTTTAAATGTGAGACCAAAATAAAATCTTGGACTATTAACAAAGTTCAGCAGTATTTGGAATCTAAAAAAGTTTTAGATGACGATGGAATTATTGATGTATCTTCATATACAATAAACGGATCCCAATATTGTCATTTATATGCACCAAGAAAATTGAGGAGAAGTGTTTTTGGTATTGATTATGTAAATGGTAAAAAAACTTATGTTGCAGATTTGAAATTATCAAATAGTAGAGAAGTAACATCATATGTACACTCTCCTATTATTGGATGGGCATATGACGGAAATCCAATTTATGGACCATATGGATATGATAATCCTTCTGGTAGTGGAAATATTAGAGAGATGGTATCTGGATATGTTTATCAACCATCAAGTGACAGACCAAATCCAATATCTTCAGGAAATAGAATTTATTCTGAAGGTTTTTTTGTCGAAGATTATCAATTCAATGGTTCGGGTGATTTGGATAGACATAATGGAAGATTTTGTATTACTCCAGAATATCCAAATGGAGTTTATGCATATTTCGCAACTATTAATAATGGACCAACAGAGACTGATGGAGTTTTCAAGAACTATAAAAAACCAGTCTTTCCATATTTAATTGGAAATACTTTTAAATCAGATTCAATCCAATTCAATTATGATAGGAGTATAAGTCAAAATACTTTTGACTTTGTTTCTGAGCAGTTATTAAGAAATACTACACCTTATAAATTTACTAGCAATACTTCAAACTACGATTTTGTTTTCAACCCAATTAAAGTTAAAGAACCAGTTTCAATAGTAAAATCTTCCACTAGTGGAAGAATATCAAATATAGGAATTGTAACAGGAGGATCTGGATATAAAGTTGGAGATCTCGTAAGATTTAATAATTTTAATTCTGGGGGATCTGATGCATATGCGCATGTTTCATATGTAAAAGGAAAATCAATTAAAAATATTAGTTTTGCTTCAACTTCTTCGCAATCAGTAGAATTTTATCCATACGACTCTACAGGTAAATTCATTGGATTCTGCACACTGCCACATAGTCTTTTTAACAAAGATATAATTTCTATATCAGGATTGAGCACTTCTTCAAAAGATTTTGACAGTCTTTTTGAAGTTGGAATTAGATCTGATACTTTAATTTTATCTAAATCTGTAGGATCTTCTTCTGCTACTGGAATAGTAACCTATTTTGAGGTAAATGGATCGTTGAATTTCCCAAATATTAGGGAAAATGACATTTATAAAATTGATGATGAAAAAGTAAGAATTTTATCTATCGATAAATTATCGTCAAGAATCAAAGTGATTAGAGAATATGATTCTACAGTTGGAGCATCTCACACGGCAACATCTGTTCTTTATGAGCAAACTAGAAAATTTGTTGTAAATTCTATTAACGGTCAGAATCAAAATTATAATTTAAATAAGACTATTTACTTTGATCCTAAAGAGTCTTTATCTATAGGTTCTTCTTCTGGAGCTAGTATTGGTTCTACAATATATTTCTCAAATCCTGGAGCTGGGATTACAAATATCTTTGTTCCAACCAAAACAATGTATTTGCCTAATCATTCTTTAGATACTGGAACTGAATTAATATATTCTAGTAATGGTGGATCGCCTTTTTATGTTTCTGATGATGGTTCTGTTAATTTCCAATTAGCAGACAATCAGGTGTTATATGCAACTAAAATTTCGAATGATTTGGTAGGAATATCCACTTATAGAGTAGGTCTAGGTTCTACTGGTTCTTTCGTCGGAATAGATAGTAGCATATCTGCATCATTATTATATTTTATTAATATTGGTTCTGGAGTAAATCATAGTTTTAAAACTAATTATGATAATGTCTTAAGTGGAGAAATTGTAAAAAATACTATTACAGTCTCTACGGCATCGTCTCATGGGTTAAGTAATGGTGAAGTAATTTACATGAATTCTTTACCTGGTATTACTACTACTATTACAGTAAAATATAACGATAAACATAGAAGATTAGTAATTAATCCGGTATCATTTATTTCATCAAAAGTAAACATCACAAATAATACAATTAATATCCCAAATCACGGGTATTATACTGGACAAAAAATAATTTATTCTTCCAATACTCCAATTGGTGGACTTTTAGACAATCAAATATATTATATCGTAAGGTTTGATAAGGATAGGATTAAATTATCTTCATCATACTATAACTCTACTAAAACTATTCCAGAGATTATAGATTTTACGAGTGCTTCTTTTGGTACAATTTCTTTAGTCAATCCAGAACTAAATGTAATACCCAATCAAGTTGTTAGATTTGATCTTTCTGATAGTTCCTTATCATATATTAAGGATCAAAATTCTTACCCAGCTTTTGACTTTAAATTATATTTTGATCCTAGTTTTAGTGAAGAATTCAAAAAAACAACGGATTCTTCTCAATTTGAAATTGTAAAATCAGGCAAAATTGGATCAAATGCTATAGTCACTTTAACGACCAATAATTTAAATTTTGATTTGTATTATTCTTTGGTTCCTATTGACTTACTTAGCAATAGTTCAATAAAGAAAGAAATAATCACTGATGATGAAGTCCGAAATAATAACAAACTTTCTTTAACAAATAGCGGTTATTCGGGATATCATACAATCTTAGGTGTTGGTCAGACAACATTTAAATTTAATATTTTAACATATCCAGAAAGTTTATCTTACACAGAATCTGATGGATTTTTTGAATATTATACTAATTCAAAAAATGTAACAGGTTGCATTGAAGATCTTGAATTAAGATCTGGCGGCAGAAATTATTCCTCTGTTCCAGGAATAACCAGTGTTATTAGTAACACTGGAAGAGGTGCAATATTTAATATATCTAGTACAGATATAGGTTCTATTAAAAAAATAGAAATTGATGATATTGGGTTTGAATATTCTGCAGATACAACATTAAGACCTTCTGCAAAACTTCCTCAAATTTTAACCATCAATCCATCATCAACTTTTAAGTCAGTTGGCGTATCTTCAGTTGGTATTAATTACACACTTTCACCAAAGTTAGTCGTTATAGACTCTTATACTAATAAAGTAGTTACGGATATTGATTTAGAATATGATATCCTTAATAAAAAAGTAAATATTTTAAAAAATACTGATGGTATTTACGATGCAACTCCAAAAATCTTACCAGTCAATAATTCCAATGGAATTCCAGTTAATAACATAACATTTAACAGTACAACAAAAGATGTTACTGTTGAATTGGCTGTTAATTTTAGTTATGGTCAAGAATTTCCTCTTTCAATAGGTGATAAAATTTTAGTTGAAAGTGCAAATATTATTAGTTCGGGTTCAACCTCATTCAGAGGATATAACTCTAAAAACTACAATTATGAATTATTTACATTGACATCAGTTAATCCACAGTATGGTGGATCTGGCGCAACTGTTGTATATAACTTATCTAATTATTTGGGGGTAAATGAAAATCCGGGGACTTTTGATGAAGAAAATTCTGCAGCAATAATTGTACCAAGTAAATACTTCCCAATATTTGATCCTGTTTTAGAAAAAGGAAAGTTTATTAAAGGAGAAAAAGTTACTAGCGATTCTTCTTATGGCAATGTTTTGAATTGGAATCAATATTCTGAGCAGTTGAAAATAACAAGTAAAGATTATTTTAATACAGGAGTCTTTATCAGAGGAGAAACTTCCAACACTAAAGGTATAATAACGAAAATAGAAGATCTTATTGCAATTTATTCTGTTGATGGATCTTCAGTTGTAAATCAAGGATGGGAAGATGAAGTTGGATTTTTGAATAACCAATTTCAAGTTACTCCAGATAATAATTATTATCAATACTTCTCTTATGCTATAAAATCAAAGGTAGATTATGAAACTTGGAATAAATCTATTGGAAACTTAAATCATACATCTGGATTCAAAAAATTTGGAGATCTTGTCGCAGAATCTGTTGATTCCGGATTTACTGGAATATCAACAGTTCAAGATCAAGGCAATTTTATCGGTATTGCAGACTTAGTTTCCGAAGTTGACTTAAATTGCATAAATGATTACGATTTAGTGAAGGAAAGAGTTATAACTATTGATTCGAATTATTTCTCAAAAGAAATTGCATTCAGTTCAATTTCTTTACAGGATGAACTTCAGTCTATAGGAAATAGAGTATTACTAGTCGATGATTTTAGCGATCAATTTAGCAATATTCCAAAAACAGATACTTATTCGAACATAGAGTCTTTTGTCCTATCAACTATAAGAGCCAAAAAATATGTAACATATGTTAGAGATAAAAAATTTAGCGGACTCCGACAAATATGTTTGGTCTCTCTAGTGCAAGATGAACTGGAATCATATATGCTTCAGTATGGAAAAGTTTCATCTAATTACGATTTAGGATCCTTCGATTTTTCTATTTTAGGTTCTCAGGGAATATTGAGATTTTATCCAATTAATTACACTATAAATGATTATGATATTAGTGTTATGTCTTACAGTATTTCTGATTCTGTTTCAAGTGTTGGAAATACATCTTTAGGAAATATCGCAACATTAGAATCTTCAAGGGCAGTAATACCACCAAGTACAACAACTACAATTGTTGGAATTGGATCTTCTTATAGATCTTCAAAAGTTTTAGTTGAATTGACCGCATCTGATGGAACTTACTTTGAATTTAGCGAATTAACTCTTATTCATGATGGTACTAATGTAAATATTACCGAATATGGAAGACTTTCTAATGCAAATAGACTTGCGTACAGTGGTTTAGATTCAATAGGAACTTATTCTGCATATATTTCCGGATCTGTTATAAATCTGGACTTTACCCCTAATGTTGGTGTTGGCACTACATATTTTGCAAATACTTTAGGAATTTCTATTGGAAGCACTTCATCTGCAGTAACTTCTGGAAATCTCACATTCAATACAGGTGAATTAAAGTCCACTTATACTTCTATTTTATCTTCAGCAAGTCCCACAGAAACAAAAATATCAACCTACGATACAAATCATTCTGGCGCTTACTATTTTATAGTTGCTGAGGATACTACAAACAACAGATATAAAGCATCTGAGGTTGTATTAGTAGATGATGGAGGTGAAACTTATTTGCTTGAATATGGTACAATTGAAACAGTTTCTGGATCCGGTATTGGGACAATAGGAGCAGGAATTGGGTCAACTGGGACAAATCTTTATTTTACCGCAGATCCTAACATATCGGTCGATGTTAGAGTTTATCAACATGCAATGCGTGTTGTTGATACCTCAAATTCTTTTGAATTTTATAATTTTAATAATGCAAATATTCTTTCCAGATTCTCTAGCTATGAAGGAACATTTAACAGTGTTAAAAAATCATTTGACTTAAAACATAAAGAAACTCCAATTTTCCAAAGAAGAATAGATTCTTCAGACACATCAATAGTTAATATTGAAAATAATACGATCAGATTACCAAAACACTTCTTCGTTACTGGAGAAGAATTGGTATATAATTCTGGTGGTGGAGAAAAAATTGGTATTGCTACTACAACTATTGCTGGCATTGGAACCACTGATAAAGTTCCTTCAACAGTATATGCAATAAAAGTTAATGACTTGAGTATAAGATTGTCCGCATCTGCAGAAAATGCCCTAAAACCAATACCAGAACCTTTAATTTTAACTTCTGTAGGTATTGGCACAACACATACATTTACCTCAACAAAGCAAAACAGTAAATGTTTAATAAGTATTGATAATTTTATTCAATCTCCAATTGTTTCGACTTCAACAACTACTACATTATCTAATCTTTCTCAATTAAATGAAGAAACAATCTCACTTTCCGGTATAAGTTCTATATTTGGAGGAGATTTATTAAAGATTGATGACGAGATTGTAAAAGTAAATTCAGTAGGTTTTGGTAGCACAAATGTACTTTTAGTTTCTCGTGGTTGGATGGGAACAAATCCAGACGATCACTCTAATGGGTCTCTTGTAACTAAGATCATGGGCAATTATAATATTGTAGATAATACAATTCATTTTATTGACGCACCTTACGGAAATTCTCCGATTGGAACAATAACAAATAGACCAGATGCCAGAGATTTTACAGGTATTACTACAAGATCAACTTTTAGTGGAAGAGTTTTCTTAAGATCTGGTATAGAAAATTCAAACGAAGACACATATAAAACTAACTATGTTTTTGATAGTTTAGATGAACAGTTTAGTGGAGTTTCTACTCAGTTTACTCTAAAATCTTCTGGGTCAAATGTTTCCGGTTTATCAACATCTGGATCATCTGCGGTTATTTTAATCAATAATGTATTCCAGGAACCACAAAGACTTGGATCCATTAATATTTTTGGTGATTATAAATTGGAAGAAAACTCTGGTATAACAACAATTGGTTTTACTGGAAATATATCTTCTACTGCATATGATATTAATACTTCTAGTATACCTAGAGGTGGTATTATAATTTCTGTAGGTTCTACACAAGGATTTGGTTACCAACCTTTAGTTTCTGCAGGTGGAACTTCGATAGTTTCTTCTGCCGGAACTATTTCATCAATCAGCATTGGAAATACTGGATCTGGATATAGATCTTCACTAAAATATGAAATTATAACTAAGGTTTCAACTACGGTCGGATCAGGTCAGACAATTATACCTATCGATAATATTGATGGTGTATTTGGAAAACTTTTATTCTCATCAGCAAATACTATTGGAATAGGATCTGTTTTAGTTAATGTGCCAATTGTTTCTGTTGGGTCTACTTATATTACAATTGGTGCGGCAAGTACAACAAGTCAAATAATTAGTAAAGATGCAACCGCATTAATATCTCTAAATTCTCCAATGGTTGGTCTGGTTGATGTTGGAGTTAAAACTTCAAGTACTGGACTCCTTAATTATCAATTTGTTGGTTTTGCTACAATTTTGTCAGGTCATATATCAAATAATGTTATCATAACTAATCCCGGATCTGGTTATACAACATCAAATCCACCAACTGTTGTTTTTGAAAGTCCATTAAATTATTCAGATATTCCTTTAGTATATTCAGGTGGATATTCTGGTGTTGGAACACAGGCAACCATAGACATAATAGTTGGTCAAGGATCCAGTGTGGTTAATTTTGAAATTAAAAATCTTGGTTATGCATATAAAGTGTCAGAATTATTAACGGTTCCTGTTGGTGGATTGGTAGGAATTCCTACAGATCCAACAAAACCATTTAGAAATTTTGAGATTACTATTGATCAGGTATTTTCTGACCAGTTCTCTGGATGGTCAATTGGAGATTTTCAAGTTATTGATAAGGTAGAAAATTTATTTAATGGCAGAAGAAGAAATTTCCCAATTAAAATAGATGGAATTCAAACAGCCATTAGATCTTTAAGCGGATCGAGTATTGATGTACAGTCAACATTATTAGTTTTTATTAATGATATTTTACAAGTTCCAGGATCTGGTTACATATTTAATGGCGGAAGTATAATTACATTTACGGAAGCACCAAAAGAAGGTGATTCTTGTAAGATTATATTCTACAAAGGAACCAGTCAAGTTGATGTTGTTTTTGCAGATATTCTAGAATCTGTAAAAGTTGGAGATAATCTGAGGATAAACGGCGATTCTATTTCATTGAAAGAGAATGAAAGATTAGTAACTGATATTGTTTCGTCAGATAGCGTTGAGACTAATCCATATTCAGATGTTGGACTATCTTTAGATGAAAATTTAGTAAGACCTGTAGTTTGGTGTAAACAAACCGAAGATAAGATTGTCAATGGAAAAGAAGTTGGCAAAGATAGAATTTTATATGAGTCATTAATTCAACCAACCACTAATATTATACAGAATGTTAGTGTAGGTTCGACAGAGATTTTTGTACAAAATGCAAAGATTTTCTTCGATGACCTAAGAGAAAATGCAACGGTTCCATATAAAACAAAAATATTAATAACATCTCAAGATAGTTTAGTTGGAGCATCTGCTACGGCAGTAGTTTCTATTGCAGGAACAATATCTGCTATTTCGTTAACAAATGGCGGACTTGGATTTACCACATCACCATCTGTTACTATTTCATCTCCTACTGGAATTGGAAGCACTTGTTTAGTGACATCATCAATATCATCGGGGATTGTAACTTCATTCACAATTACAAACCCAGGATCTGGATATACTCAATCGAAACCACCTTATGTTTTAATTTCTTATCCATCACCCAAAACAGAAAAAATTGAAGATGTTACTTATGAAGGTGATTTTGGAATTATTGTTGGTGTTCAGACAACATCTGTTGGAATAGCTTCAACTGGAATTATATTTGATTTATTTGTACCAACAGAGTCCTACTTACGAAACACAAATATTAATGTTGGAGTAGCTACTACAGGAATAAGTGGAATTAAAACAGACTATTACTTTACTATTTTTAATTCTAACATTGGTTATGGAATAACATCTCTAGATTCATCCTCTTCAATAGTTGGAGTTGGGACATCTTGTTTGGACAATGTTTACAAAGTTGCATCAGTTTCCATAGCACAGACAAGTGTTCCTGGAATTGGAGTAACAAATGTGTCAAGAGTGATTGTAAGTGTCTTAGGTTATAATGGATTATCTGGAATGGGATATAGTGCTTTCTATGGCGAATATAGTTGGGGTAAAATAAATACCACTGTTAGAAAGAGACCAAAATCTTTTACTTCATACACAAATAATGGAATATCAGGTTTGTCAACATCTGCGGTTATCCAAAGAATTAATCCTTTGAGATATGTTGGTTATTCAACTACTTTACAATAATATTCATAAATAAATAAAAAAACGGCAAAATGTCTGCAATTATAACTGATCAAATTAGAATATTAAACGCAAAAAACTTTGTTGCGGCAGCAACTTCTTCTGCAAACGGTTATTATACTTTTGTAGGTTTACCGAATGCAACAAATTATGATTCTAATTGGGACTCTGTTCCACCATCGCCAAAAGATAATTTTGATCAGGAAAATGATTATTGGGACACTATAATTGCATTAAAAAAGATTTTGCCGGGTGATGTCAGACAGGTAATAAGAAAAATTACTTGGAGTTCTGGAACTGTCTATGATATGTATAGACATGATATTAGTAGAACAAATTTATCAGTACCTTCAAATGCAACTAGTTTATATGCATCAAATTTTTATGTAGTTAATAGTGATTATAGAGTTTATATATGTCTTTATAATGGTGTTGACCCAGAAAATCCAAAAGGAAAACCTTCTTTAGACGAACCAACTTTTACTGATTTAGAGCCAAGATCTGCTGGCGATAGTGAAGATGGTTACATCTGGAAATACTTATATACTATTAAACCGAATGAATTAGTGAAGTTTGAATCTACTAATTTTATTCCAGTTCCCTCTGATTGGGAGACAAACAGCGATTATTCTGCAGTTAGAAATAACGCGGAAGTGAGCGGTCAAATTAAAATTGTAACAGTTACTAATAGAGGAACTGGAATTGGTACTGCAGGAAGAACATACACTAGGGTTCCTATAAATGGAGATGGAACTGGAGCAGAATGTACCATAGTGATTAATAGCGACTCTAGAGTACAATCCGCTATTATTACAAATGGCGGTTCTGGATACTCATATGGAACTGTAAATTTATCTGCCGGAGGAGTTCCCGCTGGATCAACACCTCCAGTTTTTGATGTCATTATTCCTCCCCAAAATGGCCATGGATACGACATTTATAGAGAATTGGGTGCGTATAGAGTTTTAGTATATTCTAGAATAGAAAATGATTTAGAAAATCCAGATTTTATTGTTGGTAATCAAATTGCAAGGGTTGGAATAGTAGAAAATCCGTTAGCGTTTGGATCAAATCAAATTTTAAATAAAGACAAATCTAGTGCTTTATCTGCATTAAAACTTGTTGGAATCGCTTATAGTACTGCGAATTTTATTTACGATAGCGTTATCACTCAAACAATAGGAATAGGATCTACAGCTGTAGGTAGAGTTGTTTCTTATGATAAAAATACTGGTGTTTTAAAATATTGGCAGGATAGAACTTTAGTTGGATTTAATAGTGATGGTACAAAAAACCCAAATTCAATTTATGGATTTAAAATGCATAGGTTTACATCATCTCCAAGCACAGGTGGATCTTTGACCATTAATTCCTCAGGTATAAGTGGATTAGGAATTGATACTTCATTTACTGGTGTATCTACTACAATAAATAATAGAAAGTATTATGTCGGTCAAACATTTATTAATGGTGTTTCTGATCCAGAAGTAAAAAAATATTCTGGAAACATTATATATGTTGATAACAGACCTTCTATAACTAGGTCATCAAATCAAAAAGAAGATATCAAAGTCATTTTGCAATTCTAAAGAATCATGCCACAGCAAACCAACCTTAATGTTTCTCCATATTTTGATGACTTTGACCCAGAAAGTCAATATTATAAAGTTTTATTTAAACCCGGTTATCCAGTTCAAGCTAGAGAATTAACCACTCTTCAATCATTATTACAAAATCAAATTGAAAAATTTGGAAATCATTTTTTCAAAGAAGGATCTATTGTAATTCCCGGAAATATTAATTATATTGACAACTATTATGCAGTAGAAATTCAAGAAAGTTATCTTGGTATTAATGTAATAGAATATCTTCCTTATTTGATAGGGAAGACAATTCGTGGCGTAAATAGTGGAGTTAGAGCTGTAGTTGTTGGTGTTTTAGATTTTTCTAATTCGGAAAGAAATAATAACACTTTATATGTTAATTTTTTAAATTCAGATCTACTATCAAATAGTTATCAAGGATTTGGTTCGAATGAAGTTTTGCTGGTGGAAGATGGGATATCAGAGCAAAGCACTATTTTTGGAGATAAAAATGTAATAATTCAACAAAATGAAGGATTTGCCGCTACAATTTTATCAAATCCAAACTCAATAGGATCAGCAGTAAATATTTCCGAAGGTGTTTACTACCTTAGAGGTCATTTTGTTACTGTAGATGATCAAACTATTTTATTAGATCAATATTCAAATTATCCAAGCTATAGAGTTGGACTAGAAATATTTGAGAGTATTATAACTCCCGATGATGATATTGATTTAAATGATAATGCCCAAGGATTTTCAAATTACGCTGCACCTGGAGCAGATCGATTATCAATTCAAGCAATACTTTCAAAAATTCCTTTAAATGTAGAAAATCCAGAAGCTACTCCAAACTTTGTTCAACTTTTAGAAGTTAGAAATGGTATAATACAAAAACAAATTAATAATCCAGATTATAATATTCTTGAAAAAGAATTTGCAAGAAGAACTTATGATGAATCTGGAAATTATTATGTAAAATCCCCATCTCTCTCCGTTAAAGAAACTTTAGATGATTTAAAGGGAAATGGTGGCGTATTTAAAGATAATCAAGTAACATATAATAATAACAAAGCTTCTGATGATTTAGGTACTTATATAATTTCTCCACTTAAAGCATTTGTGAGTGGATATGAGATAGATGTTGTAGGAACAACATATTTGGATTTTGAAAAACCAAGAACAACAAAACTATTACAAAATCAAAGCGTAAATTATGTAACAGGTCCAACATATACTTTAAATAGAGTCTATGGATCACCATCTCTAGGAATATCAACATCTTATACTGTAAGTTTAAGAGATTCTAGAGTAGGGACAAATCAAACCAACTCTTCGGGAAAAGAAATAGGTCTTGCAAGAGTTTATGATTTTGCATTAGAATCTGGATCATATAATACTTCTCAACCAGATTCTAATGAATGGGATATTTCTTTGTATGATATACAAACTTATACAGAAATTTCATTAAATGAACCTATTAGTTTAACTACACCCACTTATATTAAGGGTAAGTCTAGTGGTGCTGTTGGATTTTTAAGATATGACGCATCTAATTCGGGAATTATCACCGCATATAATACAAAAGGTACTTTTGTAATTGGTGAAAGATTAATTTTTGATGGTATAGAAAATACTAGAGTTTCTACAGCAATCACGGCATATTCAACAAATGATGTTAAATCCCTTTATGGTATTGTTGGAAGCGGATCTACATTCACATCTGATATAAAATTATCTACAATCTCAGATGTTGGTCAAGTTAAAATTACTGCTACTGGTGGTGGAATAAGCACGGTAACATCATCTAATTATATTTTTACTGGAATTGCTACAGTAGGAAACATTGTAGCTTTTTCAAATCCAGGACTTTCTGTAAATACTTTTGCAAAAATTAATTCAGTATCTCAAAGTTCTATTACAATATCTGGCGTTACTACTGTCAGTGGAGTCTGTGATGGTGGTTTACCGACTTCAGATATAAATCCAAGTGATTTTAGAATATTATATTCTAATTTCCAATCTTCTTTAGATAATAATTTATATACAACATTACCAAATAGAAATGTTGCTTCCGTAGATTTAACCGAATCTTCATTGACGGTGAGAAATCAATATAATGTGACAATTACATCAAATTCAACAAACACAGTATCTGCAGAATCAGATGAAACTTTCTTACCATTTGATGAAGAAAGATATGTTTTAATTACAGATTCTGGATTAACTGAAAGTTTAAGCTCAGATAAACTTGTCTTTGGTAATGGTGGAAGAGAATTGACAATAAATGGGCTCCAAACAAGTTCTGGCACCGGAAGACTAATAGGTACTTTAAGAAAAATTGATATTAAATCGAAAGTTAAAAATAAAAATAGAATTAAAACAATTATTGTAGACAAGTCAAAATATCAATATTCTGGAGTTGGAGCAACTACAAACAATGATGGTTTAACATATGGAACTTATCCATATGGAACAAGAGTTCAGGATGAGGATATTTGTTTATTAGAACCTGATGTAACTAAATTATACGGAATATACGAATCTAATGATACTTCAGAACCAGAACTACCAAATTTAACATTAACAACTATCGAGGGCCCAACTAATAAGACAGATGATTTATTAATTGGAGAAGAATTTGTTGGATCTATAAGTGGTGCTGTTGGTGTTTATGCAGAAAAATTAAATTCAATAAAAATATCATATATCTCTAGAAATTCTAATAGATTCAGAATTGACGAAACAATCACTTTCAAAGAATCCGGAATAACAGCAGTTATAACTTCTTCTGATGCAGGTGATAATAATGTCACCACAAATTATATTTTTGATAATGGTCAAAGAAACACGATATATGATTATTCTAGAATAACTAGAAAATCTGCAGCAAAAGAACCAATTAGAAAATTAAAAATTGTATTTGAGTCTGCAAGTTTTTTGTCTTCTGATGATGGCAATATAACAACTGCAAATTCTTATAACCAATTTGATTATTGTGACATACCTTCCGTCAATGGTATTAGGAATAGTGATATTTTAGATATTAGACCAAGAGTTTCTGAATTTACAGTTACAACATCTTCATTATCTCCATTTGAATTTAGATCTAGAAGTTTTACTTCTAGTGGAAATTCTGCATCTAATGTTTTGGCTTCCGATGAATCTATTTTATTAAATTATTCTTATTATTTACCAAGAGTAGATAAAATTTATTTAACTAAAGATGGAATATTCCAGTTAAATAAAGGGGAACCTGCAGATAATCCACAACCACCAATTGGAATTGAAGATGCTTTAGATATAGCAACTATTACATTACCAGCATATTTGTGCGACATAAACGATGCAAGTCTAAATCTTGCCGAACACAAGAGATATAGAATGAAAGATATCTATTCTCTTGAGAATAGAATTAAAAATTTAGAGTATTATACTTCACTTTCTTTATTAGAAACAGATACTTCAAATCTTTTTATTAGAGATGTCAATGGTTTAAATCGTTTTAAATCTGGATTTTTTGTTGATGACTTTTCTACAACATCTTCACAGAAAAAAGTAACAATAGTAAAGAACAGTATTGATGTTGCTAACTCGGAACTAAGACCTTCACCATATAATACATTAGTTGATTTAGTTTTAGGGTCAAATTCTCTTATTGGATTAGGTGTAACTTCAAATTCTCAAGTAGATTCTAGGTATGTTACAGACTTAATAGGAACTAACATCAAAAAAACAAATGATATAATTACCTTAGATTATTTGGAAGTGGAAGAAATAAATCAACCATATGCAACTAGAGTAGAAAGTGTTGCTCCATACAGAGTTGGTTATTATGGCGGAACAATCAATCTTGCCCCATCTTCAGATGTTTGGGTTGATGTCGTAAGACTTGTTGCAAATTCAACAGAAGTGGCAACAAATTATATTCAGTCAGAATCTCAAATTACTGCTTCAGAATTAGATAAACAAACTGGATTTGGACCAGTAACTTGGGGATCTTGGGAAACTGTCTGGACAGGTTCAACTACAGCAAAAGATTCAAGAACAGTTAATGTTGGATATTACATCATTAAAGAAGATTTAGAGACAATAACTAAAACTGGCACAAGTACAAGAAGTGGTATTAGAAAAATTACTAAAGAAGATACTAAGTATGTTTCTTTAGGTGATACTGTTCTAAGTTCTGATATAAGTCCTTTCATGAGGTCTAGGAATATTGAATTTGTTGCCAAGAGATTAAAACCACTAACAAGAGTTTACACATTCTTTAGTGGTCTTGATGTTAATAAATTTATAGTTCCAAAACTATTAGAAATTAGCATGGTTTCAGGAACATTCCAAGTGGGTGAAACTGTACAGGGTGTTGTTAGTGATGGAGCTGAGATTTTAGGAGTTCAATCTTCTACACCAAAGATTACTTTTAGAGTGGCAAATTCAAATCATAAATATGGACCTTACAATTCACCAACAGAAATCTTTACAAAAGATCCATATAACTCAGTACAAGACATTCCAACAAATTATTCATCAACTTCAACGATTTTAAATATTGATACCTTTAGTCTTTCACAACAAGCTCTTGGCGATTTCTTTGGATTTATTCAAACTGGAATGAGACTTAGAGGAAATACAAGTGGCGCAGAAGCAGTAATAACGAATATTAGATTAATTACTGATGTCAATGGTGTAATAATAGGATCTTTCTTTATCCCAAATCCAAATGTTTTCGGAAATCCAAGTTTCCAAACAGGCACAAAACTTTTCAGAATAACAAGTAGCTCAACTAATTCTTTAATTGATTCTACAATTACAAGTGCGGAAGAAAGATTTTATTCTGAAGGTAAAATTAATAGGGTACAAGAAAATATATTATCTGTCAGAACTGCTAGAACTGAAACTCAAACCATAATAGAAAGTAGATCTGAGGTTTCTACTGGACCGGTTGCAGTGGTCGCAACAACTATTGTTGGAAATACTTTACCAGAACCACAACCACAACCACAACCAGAACCTCAACCACAACCACAACCAACACCAACACCGGTGTTCCCATCGCCAATTGATAATCAACCCACTCCATCGTGGACACCTGATCCAGGACCAACGACACAACCACCACCACTCGATGATATTCCAGGACCAACGACAGATCCAGGTCCAGTGAAACCTGTTGAACCAAAATCAACTGCTGGTATCAAATTCTTAAATGTAAATGCAGGTGGATTAGTATATGGTCAGCGTGGTATTGGTGGGGATAAATTTGTAGCAGGTCTTTTTGGTAAGAAACTTCAAGGTAGCAATCAACCATATTATTCGGTTCCTCTAACAACAATTAAATATAATGGTAAAGAAGTTACTTATGGAGAACTCAAGAAGAAAATTGGTGCCAATAAAGCAGAACAAGCGTTTAATGCACAAGGTGCAAAAGTTACTCCAACCGATAAAAATTATGCAGCATTATCTACTCAACTAAAAGAAAGTAATCAAGCAAAAGGCATGATTCCTACAACACAAAATAGTCCATCATTAGGACAACCAGCTAAGCAAATACAAAAAGATTTTGTAAGAGATGTAAGAGTAACAGGTCCAAACGGTCTTACCACTGTAATACCAAACGCAATCACAGTTTCACCAGTAAATAATAAGAAAAAAGGTAAAAAATAACTAAGTAAAATGAGAAATAAATATATCATAGTGGAGTTATCGTCCAACAATTAACAATTAAAATGAAAATAATAGATCCTTTAGCACAATCTTTTTATGTAGAACCTGACAGCGGTATTTTTGTAACTTCTGTTGATTTATATTTTTACTCCAGAGATGCGGAACTTCCAGTTACAGTTCAATTGAGACCAATGCAGTTGGGTGTACCTACAAATGAAGTTTATCCATTTGGAGAGGTTGTTATTGATCCAAAAAATGTAAACATTTCTGCGGACGCATCAGTTCCAACTAGAGTTACATTTGATTCGCCAATTTATTTGGCGGGAAAACAATTTCATGCTTTAGCCATACTTTCAAATTCTAGTGTATATAATGTATGGATTGCTAGATTATCAGAAGTTGAAGTTAGTACTTCAAATCTTACAGAAGATCAACAAGTACTAGTTTCGAAGCAACCTCTGAGTGGATCTTTATTTAAATCGCAAAATGGATCTACTTGGACTCCAAGCCAATTGGAAGATTTAAAGTTTAAATTATACAGAGCAAATTTCGTTGGAAGTGGAAATATAAATTTCTATAATCCAGATCTAAGTGTTGGAAATGGTCAGGTTGCAACTTTAGTCAAGGATTCTTTAGAAATTGCATCTAAAAAAATTAAAGTAGGTATAGGAACAACTATTGCAGATTCAAAACTACCATCTCCAGGTAATACGATAATTCAACAAAATAGCAATGCAACTGGCAATTTTGTTGGATCAGCTGGTTCTGCATTTAGCACTTTAGGAATTATTAATTCTGGTATAGGTTATACTCCATCATCAGGCAGTTATCTTTTTACAAATGTTTCATTGAATAGTATAACAGGTTCTGGAAGAGATGCCGCAGCAGATATAACAATATCCAATGGTGTTGCTGTCGCAGCAACAATTTCAAATGGAGGAACTGGTTATTCTGTTGGAGATGTTCTTGGTATTACTACTATTGGATCTAAAAACTTAGGTAGAAATTTAAGATTGTCGGTATCTCAAATTTCTGGCGTAAATGAATTAATAATAGATCAAGTGCAAGGAGAATATTTAACCGGAATAGGAAAAACTATTAGATTTATTAATAATTTAGGAATTACTACTGATTTAAATGGAACTGGTGGAAATGTTACTATACCCACAGATGGTATAATAACTTTATCTGATGGACTACATTTAAAAGTTAATCATAAGAATCATGGAATGAACTCTGCAAATAATTTGGTTGCCGTTTCAAATGTAGTATCAGACTTAAAACCAACTAAATTATTTGCAAATTATTCAGCAACATCAAATGATGATATTCAAGTAGAAAGTGTAACAATCGCAAACTTTCAAACTTTTGAAAATGTATCGGTAGGAGCTACGAATCCAGGATATATTAAAATTGAAGATGAAATTATTTCTTATACAGGCGTAAATTCGACAACATCTCCACCAAAATTAACAGGAATTACAAGGGGTGTTGATCAAACTAAATCATTTATTCATGATGCAGGGAGTTTAATTTATAAGTATGAGTTGTCTGGAGTTTCTTTAAGAAGAATTAACAAAACTCATGATTTATCGAACGCCACTGTTTCTAATCCACTTGATTTGGATTACTATCATATAAAACTTGATATGTCCGATCAAAATTCTACAATGACGAATAGATCTACATCCACGGGACATCCAAAACTATTTTTAAATGAAACTAAATCAACTGGCGGAAGTTCTATAAACGCCACACAAAATATTCCTTTTGAACTTGCAAAACCAATAGTTCAAACTATGACATTAAGAGGAACTAATGTCAATGCATCAATCAGATCAGTTTCAGGAAGTAGCATAGGTGGAAATGAAATTTCATTCATAGATCAAGGTTTTGAGCAAATTAACTTGAATGCGACTAATTATTTTTCAACCCCAAGAGTCGTTTCTTCAAAAGTAAATGAATCTTCAAAACTTACAAATTTACCAGCAAACAAATCATTCACTCTTAACTTAAATCTATCCACAACAAATGCATATATTTCTCCAGTGATTGATTTGGATAGAGTTGCTGTGATGTTTATTTCAAACAGAGTAAATAATCCAATATCAAACTATATAACTGACAATAGAACATCAACTTTAGAAGGAGATCCATCATCATTTGTTTATGCAACTAAACCAATATCACTAGAGACTCCGGCATCATCTATTAAAGTTTATATGAATGCTTATATTAATACCCAAAATGATATCAGATGTTTTTATTCAATTACAGATGATCCAAACTCGGAGATGATTTATTATCCATTCCCAGGATATAAAAACTTAACTTCAACTGGAGAAATTATTAATTTAGCAAACAATGATGGATCTCCAGATAAAATGGTATCAAAAACAGATGTCATTGGATTTGATGGTGATATTTTAGACTTTAGGGAGTATGAATTCACAATTGATAATCTTCCACCATTTAGATATTTTGGTATTAAATTTGTTGGAACTTCAACAAATCAAGCATATCCACCTAGAGTTAAAGATTTAAGAGTTATTGCTTTAGCATGATAAACTATGAGTCATTCAAAAATTACAGGCCATTCAAATTTAATAAGAGACGATAAAACTCAAGCGGTAGTTAATACTAGTATGTCAGATTACAATGCGTATATTTTGCAAAAGAAATTAAAAGAAAAAGAGAATCTAAAAATACAATCCCTTGAAGAAAATGTTGCTAATATGAAAAGTGATCTTGATGAAATAAAAAGTTTACTAAGGAGTTTGTTAAATGAATCCAGATAGTATAGAACTTGAAAATTTAAGCAAAAGTTTTGAATACTTTAAAGTTGCTTCAGAAATAGATAGTATATCTAATATTGAAGATGCAAAAAATATTGCTAAATGTTATTATAAGTTATATTTAAAGCAACAAGAGGTTGTATCTCAACTTTTAATATCTAAATCATAAATATTTTAAAAGAGAAGATAAATGTCGCAACCATCTACTAGACAAGAACTAATAGATTATTGTAAAAGAAAACTGGGGGCACCAGTTTTAGAAATTAATGTTGCGGATGAGCAAATTGATGATCTAGTAGATGACGCCATTCAGTTTTTTCAAGAAAGACATTTTGATGGTGTATATCCTACATTTTATAAGTACAAGATAAATCAAAATGATATTAATAGGGGCCGAGCAAGAGGTGGAACCGGACCTGCAGTAGGAATAGCATCAACAAGTGTTACAACAACTATAGTTGGGGTAACAACGACTTTTACATATGAAGAAAATAGTAATTATCTCCAAATTCCACCATCAGTATTAGGTGTAAATAAAATATTTCTTTTTGATAGTGCTAACACTATTACCCATAATATGTTTAGCGTAAAGTATCAATTATTTTTAAATGATATTTACTATTGGGGTAGCACAGAACTATTATCTTATGCAATGGTAAAAACTTACCTTGAAGATTTAGATTTTCTTCTCAATACACAAAAACAAATTAGATTTAACAAAAGACAAGATAGATTATATTTAGATATTGATTGGTCAACTGTAACTAATAATCAATACATTGTCATTGATTGCTATTCAGTTTTAGATCCAAATGATTACAGTAGAGTTTGGAATGATTCTTTTGTGAAACCATATTTAACATCATTAATCAAGAGACAGTGGGGACAAAATATGATGAAATTTACTGGAGTCAAACTTCCAGGTGGAGTTGAATTAAATGGCAGACAAATGTACGATGACGCTCAAAGAGAAATTGACATTTTAATGGAAAAAATGTCTAACACTTATGAACTTCCACCATTAGATATGATAGGATAAGATATGCTCAATCCATTTTTTCTTCAAGGATCTAGAACAGAGCAAGATCTTATCCAAGATCTAATAAATGAACAATTAAGGATGTATGGTGTTGAAATTTATTATTTACCAAGAGCATATATCACAGAAAAAACAATAATAAAGGAAGTTATAGAATCAAAATTTCAAAATGCTTTTCCTTTAGAGGCATATCTTAATAGCTATGAAGGGTATAGTGGCGCAGGAACTATACTATCAAAATTTGGAATTCAAGAATTAGATGATTTAAATTTGATTATTTCTAAAGAGAGATTTGAGAATTACATATCTCCTCTCATAAAAAATATGACAGATGTAAAATTATCAACCAGACCAAAAGAAGGAGATTTGATTTATTTTCCGTTAGGGGATAGATTATTCGAAATTAAATATGTTGAACATGAACAACCATTCTATCAACTTCAAAAAAATTATGTATACGAATTAAGATGTGAATTGTTTAGATATGAAGATGAAGTTGTTGATACTACTATAGAACAAATAGACGATAATATACAAGATCAAGGATACATTCAAACACTAACTTTGGTTGGATCTGCATCAACTGCAACAGCAGCTGCTACTATAGTAAATGGTGGAATTAGATTTGTAAGAATTACAAATAGAGGTAATGGTTATACATCCGTACCAAAAGTTGCAATATCATCAGCGCCATCAGGAGGAACTACGGCAGTTGGTATTGCAACAATGATTGGTGGATTAATAGATTGTAATGGAACTAGTTCCTTAAAAGTTCAAGGAGTTCAACTTAGCAATTCTGGAGCTGGTTACACAGTGGCACCAAGTGTTGTGTTTGTCGGAGGTGGCGGTGCGGGAGCAGCAGCAACAGCAGTCATTGGTAATGGTATAGTTGGAGTAGTTACAGTAACAAGTGGTGGGTCTGGATACACTACTTCACCATCAGTCACCTTTAGTGGTCCTGGTATAGGAACAACTGCCAAAGGTTATGCAGTAATAAACTCAAGTGGATCAATAACTCAGATAAGACTCATAGATGCTGGAATAGGTTATACATCAAATCCAACAATAACTATCGAATCTTCACCAACTTCCGGAATCGGAACTTATATTTTTAATGAATTGGTAACTGGATCTATTACTAATACAACAGCAAAAGTAAATTCTTGGAACGCAGTCACTAAAGAATTAAAAGTACATAAAATATCTGGAACCTTCAAAACAGGAGAAAGAATAGTTGGCGCAAAAAGTGGAGCTTCTTATCAATTAAGAATTGAAGATTCTTATAATAAAACAGATCCATATGCTCAAAATGAAGAGATAGAAGGTGAATCTGATTTAATAATAGACTTTACTGAAAGTAATCCATTCGGAAATCCATAAATAATTAAATTCATATCTAAATTGAATTTACCAAATAGATTTTTTTAAAATGTTTGAGTATTTTTATCACGAAATATTAAGAAGAACTGTAGTTTCCTTTGGGTCTCTTTTTAACAATATTTCTATCAAACACACAAATAACAATGATAACACGGTTAGTGTTATTAAAGTTCCTTTGGCATATGGACCAACACAGAAATTTTTAGCAAGAATTGAGCAATCACCAGACCTCAATAAACCAATTCAAATAAGTTTACCTAGAATGTCATTTGAATTGGTTGGATTGTCATACGATTCATCAAGAAAAGCGACAACTACTCAAACATTTTTAACAACTTCAGTAACCGATAAAACCCAACAAAAAAAGTCATATTTACCAGTTCCATATAATTTAGATTTTGAAGTTAGTATATTCACTAAGTTGAATGATGATATGCTTCAAATTATTGAGCAAATTTTACCATATTTTCAACCAGCTTATACGATGACAATTGACTTAGTAGAACAAATTGGGGAAAAAAGAGATATTCCCGTTGTATTGAATAGTATTTCAATGTCCGATGATTATGAGGGTGACTTTTCTACTAGAAGATCATTAATTTATACTTTGAGATTTACTGCAAAAACATATCTTTTTGGTCCTATTTCTTCTGCTTCTTCGGATGTTATCAGAAGAGTTTCTATTGGACTTATTTCTGGAGATACTACAAAAACTCCAACAAGAGAAATTGTTTACAGTGTTGAACCTAGAGCAACTAAAAATTATACTGGCCAAATAACTACTAATTTATCTGTTGATGTATCCGCAACAGATACATCAATTTCGGTTAATGACTCATCAAATATTAGTAGTAATACTTACATCTACATTGATGAGGAAGAAATGTTAGTGAAATCAAAAACTGGTAATGTTTTAACCGTTGTAAGAGGTGCTGATAAAACTGTTGCATCTGCTCATGTTTTAGGTTCTCCAGTTAAAAAGATAACAGATGCTGATGACGCTCTAATACAAGTGGGAGATGATTTTGGATTTAGTGGTACAATATCATGAAAATGACAAAAAAATTTAAAGACTTAAATGAAACTTTTAATGTTTCTACTGAGATAGTAAAAAATCCAGAAGTAGTTGAAGAAAAAATAGAAACCATTAATAATGCAAATAACGACATAAAAAAAGATTATGAATACACTAGAGGTAACTTGTATTCATTGATTGAGAAAGGTCAAGAAGCAATTAATGGTATTTTAGAATTAGCTCAAGAAAGTGAAATGCCTAGAGCATATGAAGTTGCGGGACAGTTAATTAAAAATGTTGCTGATGCAACAGACAAATTAATGGACTTGCAAAAGAAGATAAAAGATATTGAAGAAGACAAACCAAAAGGTCCAACTACAGTAAATAATGCACTTTTTGTCGGTTCTACTGCAGAATTAGCAAAGTTATTAAAACAACAAAGTTCTGAAGGGTCTCTAGACCAATAAATAGAAAAAATACTATCGGTCGATGTCTAAATTTAAGTCCCATAAAACAGTTGAGCAAATTGCAAAGAAACATCGTCTTGATGTTTCTTTTATACAAAGACAACTTGATATGGGAGAACCAATTGAGCATGAGCATACTAAAGACCACGATCTTGCCCGTGATATTGCTTTACAACATCTCGACGAAATTCCAGATTATTATACTCGTTTGAAAAAAATGGAAGCAGATGCTAAAAAGCACCACAAAAAATTTAAAGATGTTACTGAAGAAGGTCTTCGCGATTGGTTTGGCAAATCCAAATCAAAGGATGGAAAATCTGGATGGGTAAATGTTGTAACTGGTGGAACTTGTGCAAGCGATGAACCAGGTGAGGGAACACCAAAATGTGTTTCTTCATCAAAAAGAGCAAGTATGACTAAAGCACAAAGACTTTCTGCAGCAAGAAGAAAAAAAGCAGCAGATCCAGGTCAGCAGCAAAAAACAGGAGCTGCAAAACCAACATATGTTTCTACAGATAAACCAGAAAAATCTGTTAAAGAAGATTGGTCCGATAAATATAAAAAATCTATAGATTGTGACAACCCTAAAGGATTTTCTCAGAGAGCTCATTGTCAAGGAAGGAAGAAAAAAATGAATGAAGAATCTGATAAAAAAGGAAAAGGTAGTGGAAAAAAGGACGCTTGTTATCATAAAGTAAAATCTAGATATGATGTTTGGCCTAGTGCATATGCATCTGGAGCATTAGTAAAATGCCGTAAAGTTGGTGCTGCAAATTGGGGGACTAAATCAGAAGAAACTGCACATGAAGAAGAAAGATATTGTCCTTTATGTGATAAAAGAGAAACAAGATCTGAATGTTCTTATGGCGAAAAAGCATGGGATAAGGTTTCTGTAAAAGATCAAGAATATTCAATGGCTAGATCTGAACTTAAAAATATTATTGATGCTGCTAAAAGACTTGAAAAGAAGGTAGGTAAAGGTGAAGGATCTTTAGAAGCATGGGTTCAATCAAAGATTACCAAAGCAGCAGATTATATTGATACTGCAGCAGATTATGTTGCAAGTGGAGAAATGGAAGAATCTTTTGGATTTACCATTGATCCGTCATCACATAAAACTGCAAGAAAAAGAGAAAAAATAAGGTCTTTAGCAAAAAGCGGTGTTGGAGGAGAAAAGGAAGTTGCTTCTAAAAAATTGGGTCCAACTCCAGAACTTCCAAAAATTAAAGAACAAACCTTAGTTGATAAAATTACAAATGAATTTGTGGTAGAAAAATGTTGGCCTGGTTATAAAAAGAAAGGTATGAAAACAATGTTTGGAAAGCGTTATCCAAACTGCGTAAAGGCGGAAGATGTAACCATAGAGGATGCTGAAGGGAATACTTTTGCGGAAGTTGTTGATTTAATTCAACCAGAACCAATTAAAGGTTTTAAGACTCAAATAGAAATAGATGAAGCAACAAGACTTCAGGCGCAAACTGGCAATGTGATTGCAGTCACTCTTTCTTGGAGAGGTAAATATTATGCAATGAAGATGTTTTTCCCCCAGGTAAAAATTCCTTCAAGAAAAGAAATTAATAGCGAACTTCAAAAAGTTTATCCGGGATCAATGGTTGTTTACCATTCAGTTTCCGAGATTCAACCAGGACAACCATTAATTCAAGCATTTGGACCTCAGGGAGGCAGTGCAGCAAAACCAGGTCCAAGTAAAAATTATGTAAAAACTATGGGAGAAGAAGTTGAAATTGATGAAGATTGGCAATCAGTAAATCGTAAAGATAAAACTGATGGTCTTAGTCAAAAAGCAGTAAATGCTTATCGTCGTGAGAATCCAGGTTCAAAACTTCAAACTGCAGTAACTGAAAAAAATCCAACAGGAAAAAGAGCGCAGAGGAGAAAAAATTTTTGCAGTCGTATGTCTGGAATGAAAAAAAGATTAACCTCAGCAGAAACCGCAAGGGATCCAGATTCAAGGATCAATAAAGCACTTCGTCGTTGGAATTGTAACTAATAAGTAGAGTTTATTATGTCAAATGATGTTTATCTTGGTAATCCGCTTCTAAAAAAAGCAAATACGCCAATTGAATTTACCCAAGAACAAATTCTTGAATTTGTTAAGTGTAAGGATGACCCAGTTTATTTTGCAAATAATTATGTAAAAATTGTGACCTTGGATCATGGTTTACAAACTTTTAAACCATATCACTTCCAAGAGAAATTAATTAATAATTTCCATAACCACAGATTTAATATCTGTAAGATGCCTAGGCAAACAGGTAAGTCAACTACCGTAGTGTCTTTCCTGCTCCACTATGCGGTGTTTAACGACAATGTTAACATAGGTATCCTTGCAAACAAAGCAGCGACTGCCAGGGAGCTCCTAGATAGGTTACAGACCGCTTATGAAAACTTACCCAAGTGGATGCAGCAAGGAATTATATCTTGGAATAAAGGTTCTCTAGAACTTGAGAATGGTTCCAAGATTTTAGCAGCATCTACATCAGCTTCTGCTGTTCGAGGAATGTCATTTAACATTCTATTCTTGGACGAATTTGCGTTCGTTCCAAATCATATTGCAGACTCATTCTTTGCCTCGGTATATCCAACAATTACTTCTGGTAAACAAACTAAAGTTATTATAGTTTCTACTCCACATGGTATGAATCATTTCTACCGAATGTGGCACGATGCAGAGAAAGGTAAAAATGAATATGTTTTCACTGATGTTCATTGGTCGGAAGTTCCAGGTAGAGACGAAGCATGGAAAGCCCAGACTATTGCAAATACAAGTGAACAACAATTCAAAGTTGAGTTTGAATGTGAATTTTTAGGGTCTGTTGATACTCTTATTGCACCAAGCAAACTGAGATCTTTAGTTTATGATCATCCCAAAACACGTAGTGCTGGGTTGGATGTTTATGTTGATCCAGAAGAAAATCATGATTATTTAATTACTGTTGATGTTGCTAGAGGTGTTGGAAATGATTATTCTGCCTTCACCGTAGTTGATATAACACAATTTCCACATAAAGTTGTTGCAAAATATAGAAACAATGAAATAAAACCAATGCTCTTCCCAAGCATCATTCAGGAAACAGCAGTGGCATATAATAGTGCATATATTTTATGTGAAGTAAATGATGTTGGAGATCAAGTTGCAAGTATTCTTCAATACGATTTAGAATATAATAATTTGCTTATGTGCTCTATGAGAGGTAGAGCGGGTCAAATTGTAGGGCAAGGTTTTTCTGGAAAGAAAACTCAACTAGGCGTTAAGATGTCTAAAACTGTAAAAAAAGTTGGATGTCTTAATTTAAAGACTATGATTGAAGAAAATAAATTATATTTAAATGACTATGAAATAATTAGTGAGCTAACCACTTTTATTCAAAAACATAATTCATTTGAAGCAGAAGAAGGATGCAATGATGACCTTGCAATGTGTTTGGTCATTTATGCCTGGTTGGTTGCTCAAGACTATTTTAAAGAACTTACGGATCAAGATGTAAGAAAAAGACTATATGAAGAACAAAAAAATCAAATTGAACAGGATATGTCGCCTTTTGGGTTTATATCTGATGGTCTAGATAATGAAAGTTTTGTTGACTCGGATGGCGATCGATGGTTCGTAGATGAATATGGGGATAGATCTTACATGTGGGAGTATATGTAAATCAATTTTTTAATAAATATTTTTTAGATAAACTGAGATTACGGAGAAAAACATGGCGACTCCTCAATTGTCTCCCGGTGTAATTACTAGGGAAGTTGATTTAACAGTCGGGAGAGCTGAAAATGTATTAGATAATATTGGTGCAATTGCTGGACCCTTTGCAATCGGACCAGTTGAGCAAGCAATTGATATTAATACCGAACAGGAGTTAATTAGTACTTTCGGCAAACCAATTTCAACTGATGCTCAATATGAATATTGGATGAGTGCTTCATCTTATCTTTCATACGGTGGTATCTTGAAAGTTGTGAGAACAGATGGTGCTACTTTAAATAATGCAAATGCTGGAGTTGGCGCAGCTTCTACTTCTTCGGCAAAGATTAAAAATTATGAAGATTATAATGCTAACTGGGCAACAGCAACAAATTTCACATTTTCCGCAAAAAACCCAGGATCATGGGGAAACAAATTAAAAGTTTGTTTAATTGACGATCTAGCAGATCAGAGAATTACCATTGCATCAACTAATCCAGGTTCAATTGGAGCAATTGTTGGATATGGTATAACAACCCCAATTAGCAATGCAGTTCTTGCTGGAGCAGGTTCAACATCCGTATTTAATGGTTACTTAAAAGGTATTATTACTGGAGTAACTACTGATGCAACAAATGGTAACAGTAGTATAGATGTAAAGATTCTATCCAGAGTATCCGCCGCTAATACGGAGACTGCAACAACATATGCTCAAGGAAGTGAAATAGATTCTTTCCAAGCATCAGACACTCTCACTTTTGTCAATAATTCAGGTTCCACTGCTGGTACATCTACAGTTGCTACTGCATTAGATTGGTATGATCAGCAAACTCTTGGTTTAACAAACTCTATAATTTACTGGAAGTCCATAGCTCCAAAGCCAATTTCAAATAATTATTCAATTCAGAGAAATGGTAAGAATGATGCGATGCATATCGCAATCGTTGATGATACTGGCGCAATTACTGGAGTTCAGGGAAATGTTCTTGAAAAGCATTTAAGTCTTTCAAAAGCGGCAGATTCGGTATCTTCCGTAAACTCCCCCCAGAAAATTTGGTATAAAAATTTCTTATCAAATTTCTCATCCTACATTTATGCTGGATATAATCCATCTAATGGTGCGGATTCTTATCATGGAACCTCTCCAAAAGCAACTGGATTCTCTTCGGGTTACACCCCATATACAACATCACAAGGTCTTTGGGGACAAGATGCACAAAACATAGTTTATAGTGCAATTGGAAATGTAACCTACACTCTTGTTGGTGGTGTTGATTATTCTTCTACTGGTGGTATGCAAGCGACTTTATCAAATATTTCTACTGCATATGATCTTTTTGCCAACAAAGATGATGTTCAGGTTGATTTTCTGATCAACGGTCCTGGACTTACAAATGAATCCGAGTCTCAAGCAAAAGCTAATAAGTTAATATCAATTGCTGAAGGTAGAAAAGATTGTATTGCTGTAATTTCTCCTCACAGAGATGGCGTAGTTAATTTATCAAATACTACTACACAAACAACAAACATAGTTAGATTCTTCAGCGCACTTTCCTCTTCATCTTATGCAGTATTTGATAGTGGATATAAGTACACTTATGATAGGTTTAATAACCTTTTCCGATATGTACCATGCAATGCAGACATTGCTGGTCTAATGATGAGAACGAATATCAATTCCTTCCCATGGTATTCACCAGCTGGTCAGCAAAGAGGTGTATTAAATAATGCAATTAAACTTGCATATAATCCAAATAAACCACAAAGAGATCTGCTTTACACTTCCAGAGTTAACTCAATTATCAGTCAACCTGGTATCGGCATTTACCTCTTTGGCGATAAAACTGCTCTAGCATATGCCTCAGCATTTGATAGAATTAATGTTAGAAGATTGTTCCTAACCATTGAACAATCTCTAGAAAAAGCTTCTCAAGCACAACTATTTGAAATCAACGATCAAGTTACAAGGGCAAACTTTGTAAATATTGTTGAACCATATCTTCGCGATGTACAAGCAAAGAGAGGTATTTACGACTTCTTAGTGATTTGCGACGAAACAAACAACACTCCAGATGTCATTGACAACAATGAGTTTAGGGCAGACATCTTCCTCAAACCATCAAAATCAATTAACTATGTTACTCTAACATTTGTAGCGACGCGCACAGGCGTAAGTTTTGAAGAAGTTGCTGGTAGAGTTTAATTAATTTAAATTAATCAAAAGGAGGAACTAAAAAATGTCTACTCTCAGAACAATCACAGGTTTTAAAGAAAGACTTGCTGGAGGTGGCGCAAGACCTAATCTATTTGAAGTTGAAATACCATCTTTCCCAGCTCCATTAACAAATTTTTGGAAAACTGGTAGTAGCAATCAAATAGAAACATTTAAGTTTCTATGTAAAGCAGCTGCTCTTCCTGCTTCAAATATTGCTTCAATTGATGTACCTTTTAGAGGTAGAATTTTGAAAGTTGCGGGTGATAGAACCTTCGATGTTTGGACAGTCACTATCATCAATGATGAAGATTTCCAATTAAGAAGTGCTTTTGAATTGTGGATGAATAATATCAGCAAACTTGATAATAATAGCGGTGCTACTAATCCAAGTTCCTATATGACCGATGCCTTTGTACACCAACTTGGCAGAGGATATGATAAGGGAAGATTTTCTACCACAAATAATGGTGGTGCTGCACAACCTTCTGTTGATGTTACTCCATTAAGAACTTACAAATTTGATGGAATTTTCCCAACTGCAATTTCTGCAATTGATCTTTCATATGATTCTTCAGATGCAATTGAAGAATATACTGTAGAGTTCCAAGTTCAATACTGGAGTGCAGGAAAAGGTCCAGCTAGAAATGATGCAACTGGTGTTCAAATTAGCTGATAAATAGTCAGAAACCAATTTCAATAAATCATGTCAAAATTATTTGGATTCTCTATTGAGGATAATGAACCACTATCTCCAAGTACGGTCTCTCCCGTTCCTCCAAATAATGAGGATGGGTCAGACCACTACTTGAGTAGTGGTTTTTTTGGTTCATATGTAGATATTGAAGGTGTTTATAGAACTGAATTTGATTTAATTAAAAGATATCGTGAAATGGCACTTCATCCAGAGTGTGATAGTGCCATTGAAGATATTGTAAATGAAGCCATAGTGTCGGATACAAATGACAGTCCAGTAGAAATTGAACTTTCAAATCTGAACGCTAGTGATGGTATTAAGAATAAAATACGACAAGAATTCAAACATATTTTATCACTTTTAGATTTTGATAAAAAATCTCACGAAATTTATAGGAATTGGTATATTGATGGAAGGTTATTTTATCACAAAGTAATTGATCTAAAGAATCCACAAGAAGGAATTCAAGAACTTCGTTACATAGACGCAATTAAAATGCGTTATGTGAGACAACATAAAAAGAATGAGAAAGATAACAACAGATATAGACTGTCTAATATAAATGCTGATAATCCAATGGATTATGAGTTTCCTGAAATTGAGGAATATTTCATCTATAATCCAAAGATGACATATCCAACCACAAATCCATCTTCTTTAGGTGGAAATACTGGAATTAAAATGTCAAAGGATTCTATCACATATTGCACCTCAGGTCTTGTAGATAGGAATAAGGGATCAACACTTTCATATCTTCATAAAGCAATCAAGTCCCTCAATCAACTGCGAATGATTGAAGACTCACTGGTAATTTATCGTCTGTCTCGTGCGCCAGAAAGAAGAATTTTTTATATTGATGTAGGTAATCTACCAAAGGTTAAGGCGGAACAATATCTTCGTGATGTTATGATGCGTTATCGCAATAAACTGGTATATGATGCAAGCACCGGAGAAATTCGCGATGATAAAAAATTCATGGCAATGCTTGAGGACTTCTGGCTCCCAAGAAGAGAAGGTGGTAGAGGAACTGAAATCTCTACACTTCCTGGTGGTCAAAACCTTGGAGAGATTACAGATATTGAATATTTTAAGAAGAAACTTTATCGTTCACTAAATGTCCCACCATCAAGAATGGATGGAGAAGGTGGATTTAATCTTGGTCGGTCATCAGAAATTCTGAGAGATGAAGTTAAGTTTAGCAAGTTTGTTGCTCGTTTGAGAAAAAGATTCTCATACATGTTCCATGATATGTTGAGAACGCAATTGATTCTCAAAAATATTATCACTCCAGAAGACTGGGAAATTATGAGTGAGCATATTCAATATGACTTCTTATATGATAATCACTTTGCTGAACTCAAGGATGCTGAGTTACTCAATGAAAGATTGAATATGGTTCAGATTGCAGAACCTTATGTTGGAAAGTATTTTTCTCAAGATTATTTGAGAAGAAAGATTCTTCGTCAAACTGATGAAGAAATTCTTGAGCAGGATAAAATTATGAAAAAAGAAATTAAAGATGGTATTATTCCAGATCCAAATGCACCAATAGATCCAATGACAGGTATGCCATTAGAACCTGGACAACAACCTGCAGGAATGAATTTGGGACAACCAGTGATGGAACCAAATTTAGATGCTCAAGGTGCTGCCACCGAAGCAAGTGGTAAAATTGCAGAAATGCCTAAGGGTGGAGAAATTTAATAAATACTAGAGATTACTTATGAGTTTATTAAAAATGGATGATCTTATGGATATGATTGTCTCTGACGAATCACCTTCTCAGATTAGCGACAAAATTAAAGAACTTTTATTCACAAAATCAGCAGAAAAAATAGATTCTTTCCGACCTTCTGTTGCAGTTTCAATGTTTTCTGGAGAAGTAGAAGAGGAACAATGAAATCATTTCAACAATTCATCTCAGAATCAGTAAATATTTCCGGAGATTTTAACGGAAATCTTTACATCAATTCTTCTCAACCAGAACAACAATCAGTTGGTGAAGGATATGTTGCAGATGTAGTATGGAATGGAAGTCTTTATAGGATGGAATTGACCAGCAGAACTGGTATTCCATCAAAACAATCTTTAGGTGAAGAATTGCAAGCAGAATATCCAGGTGCAATTGTTCACCAGATTTATCCAATTGCAGAAAAGAACTGCAATATTAAAAAAGCAAGCAGATACCACCCATCAAAATTAGAATGGATTGATTGATAAATGGCTCAGTGGAATAAGAATACTCAAGATTATTTGAACCAAGAAAGAAGTCTTTTTGAGGTTTTTTTACAAGCAGATAAATTTGGAAATATTTTTGATCCATTAGGTCAAGGATTTTCAGGAGATCTTTTTGGTAGATTAAAAGTATCACAACCATTTACTCTTTTTGACTCAACTCATAGATATTCTCAAGATGGTGATTTTGATGATGTAATTCTTGGAGCAGGATCTACTGTTGGAATTATAACACATCAAAGTACTGCAACATTAGGAATTGGTACTACTGCAGGTTGTTCTATTGTAAGAGAAAGTAAAAGAGTATTTTCATATCAACCTGGTAAAGCATTACAAGTTTTTCAAACATTTGTAATGGCATCACCAAAAGCAAATCTTACTCAAAGAGTTGGTTATGCATCATCAACAAATGGCGTAGTTTTAGAACAAGCAACTGATTCTACTGGAATTACCACAGTATACTGGGTAATGAGAACTGAAAGATCTGGTATTAGCACAGAAATTAAAGTTCCACAATCCGAATGGAATATTGATACTTATGATGGTGTTGGAGTGGGAACAACATCTAAAAATTCAAGTGGACATAGATTGGATTTATCAATGGCACAAATTATGTTCACCGAATATGAGTGGTTAGGTGTTGGTGCAGTTCGTTGCGGATTTGTAAATAAGGATGGTAATTTTCATATTACTCATATCTTTAATCATGCAAATACAATTAATAGTACATATATGACAACTGCTACACTTCCAGTTAGATATGAAATATTAAACACTGGAGTCACAACATCTACATCAACAATGAAACAGATATGCGTTTCTATTCAATCTAATGGTGGTTATGAAAAAAGGGTTGCATCAGATGTAGCAAGACAAGATGCACTAGTTTCAGTAGCATCTACAACTTTTATTCCTCTTGTAAGTATTCGTCTCAAAGCAGGAAGAGAAGATGCAGTTATTCTTCCGAATCAAATTAATGCACTTCCAGATAGTGCAACATCAGTTTATTATGAAGTCGCTCTCATTAAAAATGCAACTCTCAGTGGCGGAAGTTGGGTAAATTCTTCATCTCCAAATGTGGAGCAAAATACAACTGCAACTTCTATGTCTGGTGGAACAGTTGTTAGAGCAGAATATATTTCATCTGCAAATAAAGCATCAACTGCTTTAAACGAAAATACAGAATATAATTGGGATTTACAACTTGGAAGAACTCAAGCAAAAGTTAGTGACACATTTACATTAGCAGTTAGAGCAATTTCTGGAAGTGGAAATTGTATTGGTGCTTTGAGTTTTTATGACTTAACTTGATTAAATAATAAATAACTAAAAGTGTATTATTAAAAATAATGGCTCACAGACCAGTTGGGGCAGGTTCCTCATTTACATTTACTGCAGGTGCTGCAACAACATCATCTGCATTTTCAGTACAATCAAGTGTTTTGAGAGTGGTTGCTGTTGGAGGAGCAGCTCATATTTCTGTGGGAGGAAATCCTTCAGCAACTTCCACTGATTATTATATTTCTTCTGGTGGATCAGAAACTCTTGCATTGACTAAAGCATCAAATAAAGTTGTTGGAGTTACTACAGGTACAACAACAACTATTATTGTTCCAGAAGGAACTCAAGTTCCATTTGGGGTTGGTGATTATGTATCTTTAACAGTTGGTGGTCAGTCATATTATGATTTCACTCATAAACAAGTTTTGTCAGTTGATACGAGTGCCGGTATAAATGGTTATTATCAAACAAGAATGACCGTAGATAATAACTCTAGTGGAATTTTAACTGCATTTGCCCCAACAGATGCTAGTGTTTCGATTTCAAATAAAGTTTCTGCATATGGTGTCGGTTCAGGAACTCTTTATTACCAACAAGTACAAATCTCAGGACAAGCATGATGAAACTTATCAGAGAAGAAGTAGAAAAAGTAGAAGTTATCACCGAAACTGTAGGTGGTAAAAAACAACTTTATATTCAGGGAGTTTTCCTCCAAAGTGAATGTGTTAATCGTAATGGTAGAATGTATCCTTTCCAAATTATGGAAAGAGAAGTTAACCGTTATAATGAAAATTATGTTCAAAAAGGTAGAGCACTTGGCGAATTAGGTCATCCAGATGGACCTACTGTAAATCTTGATAGAGTTTCTCATAAAATTACAGAACTCAAGCAAAGTGGTAATAACTTTATTGGTAAGGCACAAATTTTATCCACTCCAATGGGTAAAATTGCCGAATCACTTCTCAAAGATGGAGTGACTCTTGGTGTTTCATCTCGTGGAATTGGTTCTTTAAGAGAAAATACTAAAGGATTTAAAGAAGTTGGTGAAGATTTTATGCTTGCAACTGCAGCAGATATTGTTGCAGATCCTTCTGCACCTGACGCTTTTGTTCAGGGAATTATGGAAGGTAAAGAGTGGATTTGGGATGGTGGTATTTTGCGAGAGAAATTAGCAGAGAATACCAAAAGAAAAATTAATGCTCTAGTTGATCAAAGAATACTAGAAGAACATAAAATTAAATTATTCAATGAGTTTTTAAATTCATTGTAATTTATTAATTTATAAATAAATATAGATTAAATTACTAAGGTTAATCGGAGAGTTCAAATGTCTCGTGGAGATTTACAAGAAATGGAAGTAGGCACTAAGCAATCCAAAACCGCCGTTAATGCAAATGCAAAGGCTGGAGAAGCAATGCCAAACCTATCAGGCAATATTCCTGATGGACAAACGGGCGGATGGGAAGATCTTGGAGGTCCAGATCCTTCCAACTACCGTCCAGATGATGATTCTGCAAAACTTAAAACACCTGGAGGAACCCTTAAGCAAGTTAAGGATGTTGTCAACAAAGGTGCTAAACCTGCGGAAGCAATGAAAGGTGTTAAGGAAGATGAAGAACTTGAGTATGATGAAGATGAAGAGCTCCTAGAAGCCGCTAAGGAAGAAGAGGAAGGAGAAGAGGAAGAAGAAGGCGGTAAGAAAGGCAAAAAGAAGGAAGAAGAGGAAGGAGAAGAAGAAGAAGAAATGGAAGAAGAGTTTAGCATCGAAGAAGATGTTAATGCTCTGCTTGCTGGCGAAGAACTCTCCGAAGAGTTCCAAGAAAAAGCAAGAACCATTTTTGAAGCTGCTCTTCGTTCCAAAGTTTCTGATATTAAAGAAGCACTTGAAGAGCAGTATGTTGCTGCTCTTGCAGAAGAAGTTCAAGAAATTAAAACTGAACTTTCGGAGCGCGTAGATGCATACCTTGAGTATGTATCTGAAGAGTGGATGCAAGAAAATATTCTTGCAGTTGAAAGCGGTCTTAAGACCGAAATGACCGAATCATTCCTTGCAGGAATGAAGGGTCTTTTTGAAGAACATTATGTATCAATCCCTGAAGATAAATATAATGTGCTTGAAAGCATGGTAGAAAAACTTGATGAAATGGAGACAAAACTCAACGAGCAAATTGAGAAGAACATTTCACTTAACAAGCGTCTCGCAGAGTCGGTTGCTGATGGAATCTTTGAAGAAGTCGCTGAAGGTCTAGCAGACACTCAGAAAGACAAGCTCGCTTCACTTGCCGAAAGTGTTGAGTTTGAAAGTGAAGCAAAATATCGTGAAAAGCTGGAGACTTTGAAGGAATCATATTTTCCTTCAAGAGTAGTTTCTCCACAGGCCAGAACTGAAACTTTGTCGGATGGTATGGATCCAGCACCTGAAGTAATTTCCGGTCAAATGGCTACCTACCTAAGAACTCTTCAGGCAGTCGCCAAAAACTGAACTTAATATTAATCAAACCCAAAAATCACTTTAGTAAAAAAGGTAAACGCAAATGTTCCATTCTGAGCATCTGCAGGAAAAGTGGGCACCTCTACTAGATTATCAGGGTATCGACCCTATCAAAGATTCTCATCGTAGAGCTGTAACCGCTGTCCTGCTCGAAAACCAAGAAAAATTTTTAAGAGAGCAATCTGCTTTCGACAACGGTTCCATGAGTATGCTCATGGAGTCACCAACCAACAGCGGTAATGCTGCTGGTGCTAGTGGTGCTTTCGGTGGCGGTTCCGCTGCTGGTGGTCCTACTGCAGGTTTTGATCCAGTTCTGATTTCACTCATTCGTCGTTCAATGCCCAACCTGGTCGCTTATGACCTGGCTGGCGTTCAACCAATGAGTGGTCCTACTGGACTTATCTTCGCAATGCGTTCCCGCTATACCAACCAAAGCGGAACTGAAACCTTCTTCAATGAAGTAGATACTGCATTCTCCGGTCAAGACGCAGGTTTTGATGAGGCTGCAGGATTTACTGAAGTTGGCGTTGGTATGGGTACTACTGCACAAGCAGGAAGCAACCCATCAGTTCTAAACCCAGTTGGTAGCGCAACCTCAACCGCCTACAATGTAGGTCAGGGTATGGTTACTGGCGACGCAGAAAACCTTGATGGTACAGCTGGTGATGCATTCAACCAGATGGCATTCTCAATCGAGAAAGTCACTGTTACTGCAAAGTCACGCGCTCTGAAAGCTGAGTACTCATTAGAACTCGCTCAAGACCTCAAGGCAATCCATGGTCTGAATGCTGAAGCGGAATTAGCAAACATTCTCTCAACTGAGATTCTTGCTGAAATCAACCGCGAAGTTATCAGAACCATCTATAAGGTTGCTGAACAGGGTGCTGTTCAAAACACTGCAACAGCTGGTATCTTCGACCTCGATGTTGACTCCAACGGTCGTTGGTCAGTTGAGAAGTTCAAGGGTCTCCTATTCCAAATCGAGCGTGATGCTAACGCAATCGCACAAAGAACTCGTCGCGGAAAGGGTAACATCATCATGTGTTCTGCTGATGTTGCTTCAGCACTAACCATGGCTGGTGTTCTAGACTACACCCCTGCACTTAACGCTAATCTGTCTGTTGATGACACCGGCAATACTTTTGCTGGTACTCTAATGGGCAAATTCCGCGTCTACATTGACCCATATTCTGCTAACCTCACTGCGGGTAACACCTCACCAGGTAACCAGTATTATGTTGTTGGTTATAAGGGTGCTTCCCCTTATGACGCTGGACTCTTCTATTGTCCTTATGTTCCTCTCCAAATGGTTCGTGCCGTTGGTGAGAACTCCTTCCAGCCTAAGATTGGCTTTAAGACCCGTTATGGTCTTGTTGCTAACCCATTTGCAGAAGGAACCAATCAGGGTCTCGGTCGTCTTCAGACCAACCAGAACCGCTACTACAGAAGAGTTGCTGTTAAGAACCTCATGTGATCAATATCACATAAGATTATCGAGAGACCCCAAAAGGGTCTCTTTTTTTATCTAAATATTTAAAAAAATGACGACCAACTCATTTAAGAATCAAATACAGAATAGAAATTTTCTAGCACCTGTTGGATTTAAATTTATTTTAAATAGAGCACCTAAAGTTGCCTTTTTTAGTAATTCTGCAAATATACCTGGATTAACTTTAGGAATTGCCAATCAACCATCATATTTGAGAGACATACCTCAACCTGGGGAAAAGATAGAGTTTGAAGATTTCACTCTTAGGTTTTTAGTTGATGAGGATTTGACGAATTACACTGAAATTTCAAACTGGATTCGTGGTCTTGGATTTCCCGAATCCTTGGAAGAAATATACGAATTACAAACTTCAAATCCAAATATGAATCAACCAAGAAAAGGATTGATGAATCTGTATTCGGATGGAACTTTAACTGTTTTAACAAGCAGCCAAAATGCAAACTTTAAAATAAAATTTAGAGACTTGTTTCCTTATAATTTGACTACATTACAATTTGATGCTACAGAAACAGACATTCAATACTTTACAGCAGAAGTATCTTTCAAGTATACTATGTTTAATATTACAGATTTGAATGGCGATCCTTTATGAGTTTTGATCTTGATACTATTCAAAAAATGTGGGAGCAGGACTCCAAAATTGACATGGATAATCTTCATACGGAATCTACAAATATTCCCATCCTTCACGCAAAATATTTTGATCTATACAATACCATTTTTTTGTTGAGAAAAAAAGCAGAACAACAAAAAAGAAATATTAGACATGAAAGATATGAATACTATTCTGGGAAGGCAGATCCTGATGTTTATGTGGAAAATCCATTTCCCAAAAAAATCAGGGATAAAGACACTATGCAAAAATATTTGGATGCCGATGAAAAATTGTCAACTGTTTGTTTGAAAATAGATTATTATGACACTATGCTTGTTTATATTGAAAGCATTTTAAAAATGATTCAAAATAGAACATATCAAATCAAGAATGCAATTGAATTTATGAGATTTAACGCTGGACTAGGGTAAATAAATATTCACAGATGAATGAATCATCGTGAACACAACCGATCTTATTATTTCTAAATCAAACGAAGTATTTTTAAAAATCAATACAGAACCTCATATTGAGTATGAACTTAGAGATCACTTTAAGTTTGAGGTTCCTAATGCAAAATTTATGCCTCAGTATAGAGGTAGAAATTGGAATGGAGAAATTCATTTATATGATATGAGATCGAAACAAATATATGTTGGTCTCTTAGATAAAATTGTAAATTTTTGCAATCAATACGGATATTCTTATAAGTTTGAAGATAACAAATTTTACGGACAACCTTTCGAAATAAATCAAAATATTTCATATGAAGGTGTAAAAGACTATATGAAATCTATTTGTGCTCATTCTCCACGGGAGTATCAAGTAGAGGGAGTATACGATGCTCTACGACATAACCGAAAATTATTGATATCACCCACAGCCTCAGGAAAATCCTTGATGATTTATTCCCTCGTAAGGTATTATGTAGATAAAGGACAAAAAATTCTTCTAGTTGTTCCAACGACATCTTTGGTAGAGCAGATGTACAAGGATTTCCAAGACTATGGTTGGGATGCTGATTCATATTGTCACCGTATTTATTCGGGTAAAGAAAAAACAAATGAATATTCTGTAACGATCACAACTTGGCAGTCTGTTTATAAACTAGAGAGATCTTTTTTTGAAGAATATAATGTAATTATAGGCGATGAAGCTCATCTTTTCAAGAGCAAATCCTTGATAGAAATTATGACCAAACTTCATCATGCAAAATATCGTTTTGGTTTTACTGGAACTCTTGATGGAACACAAACACATAAATGGGTTTTAGAGGGGTTATTTGGTCCATCTTATAAAGTTACCAAAACAGATGAATTGATGAGGCAAGGTCATTTATCACAATTAGATATTCAGTGTATTGTTTTAAAACATAATCCACAAAAATTTGAAACTTATGAAGATGAGATTCAATATTTAATTTCTCATGAACAAAGAAATAAATTTATTACAAATCTTGCATTAGATTTAAAAGGAAATACCCTTATTTTATTTTCAAGAGTAGAAGCGCATGGAGCTATCTTATTTGAAAAGATAAATACTAATAAGCGAAATGATCGTAAAGTATTTTTTATTCATGGTGGAGTTGACGCTGAAGAAAGAGAATTGGTTAGAGAAATTACAGAAAGAGAAAATAATGCAATTATTGTTGCATCTTATGGAACTTTTTCTACCGGAATCAACATCAAAAATTTACATAATGTTATTTTTGCCTCACCAAGCAAATCAAGAATTCGTAATCTTCAAAGCATTGGACGAGTTCTTAGAAAAGGAAAAGACAAAGTAAAAGCAACACTTTATGATATCGCTGATGACTGTACATATAACGCAAGAAAAAATTATACTCTAAATCATCTCATTGAAAGAATTAAGATCTATAATGAAGAGAATTTTAATTACGATATAATTACAATTAATTTAAAAAAATGATAGAAGACGATTTTTATGCAACAATAAAATTAAAAACAGGGGAAGAAATATTTGCTAAAGTTGCTGCCTCTGAAGAAGAAGATCGAACAATATTGATTATTTCAAATCCCATTGTTTTAAGCGAAGTTACTACTAGAATGGGAGTTGTTGGATATAAAATAGAACCTTGGTTAAAAACAACAAAGGAAGATATGTTTTTAATAAATCTTGAAGATGTATTAACTCTTTCCGAATCTTCAGATATAAAAATAATAATGATGTATCAAAATTATGTACGACAATCTGATAAAAAAAGTATAAATCAATCAAAAATCAGTCGTAAAATGGGTTATATCTCTAATGTCAATGATGCTAAAGAGATATTAGAGAAACTCTATAAAAATAGTTAAAGCTTATCTTATCAACCTCCACAAAGGTAATTGTATCAACTTTTGAATACCTTGTCAAGCATTTGTATAAGTGGTATAATCTATACATAATAATGATAAAAACTTATGATTACCACAGCAGTCATGGCCAAAAGAAAAAGGTCAGAGCATTATGTCAATAATAAAGAGTTCCTTGCTGCTATCATCAAATATCGTGAAGATGTTGAAATAACTTTTATTAAAAAGTTTGGCAGAGAATTAACGAAAGAAGACCGTGCAAAGACTTGGGATACAAAACCTCCTATTCCCCGCTACATTGGAGAGTGTTTCTTAAAGATTGCGAATCACCTTTCCTTTAAACCAAACTTCGTGAACTACATGTTCAAGGAAGATATGATTTCTGATGGTATTGAAAATTGTGTTCAGTACATTCACAATTTCAATCCGGAGAAGTCACAAAATCCTTTCGCATACTTCACTCAAATCATTCACTACGCTTTCCTTCGTCGCATCCAAAGAGAAAAGCGTCAATTGGAAATCAAAAATAAAATCCTTGAAAGGTCTGGATTTTCGGAAGTCTTCACAGACGACAACACTATTGACGGCGGGAACTATTCCGATTATAATTCTATCAAGGACGGAGTTCACAGCAAACTGCGGTATTGAATGAAAGTAGCAATTATTACAGACCAACATTTTGGTGCGAGAAAGAATTCCAAACTCTTTCATGATTATTTTCTAAATTTCTACGACAATGTATTTTTCCCTACACTCGAAGAGCAAGGGATTACTACTGTTGTAGATATGGGAGATACTTTTGATAGTCGTAAGGGAATTGATTTCTCTGCTTTATCTTGGGCAAAAAATAATTACTATGACCGTCTTCAAGAAATGGGTGTAAGGGTCCATACAATTGTAGGAAATCATACGGCTTATTATAAGAACACTAATAATGTAAATGCAGTTGATTTACTTTTGCGTGAGTATGATAATGTGACGGTATATTCGGAACCAACTGAAGTTATTCTCGATAATCTCCGAACACTTTTTATACCCTGGATTAATCAAGAAAATGAGGAAAGTACTCTCAAACTTATTAAAAAGACAACTTGCCCGTGCGCGATGGGGCACCTTGAACTCCAGGGATTTAGAGTTAATAAGCAAATCGTCATGGAGCACGGTCTGGAGGGCAAACTATTTGATAAGTTCACTAGAGTCTACTCGGGACACTATCACACTAGATCGAATGATGGAACGGTCTTTTACTTAGGAAATCCCTATGAGATCTACTGGACTGATGTTGGTGATACTCGTGGATTCACTATTTTTGATACTGAAACGATAACTCACGAGCATGTAAACAATCCTTATAAGATGTTCCATAACATTTATTATGAGGACACTAACTATCAAACATTTGATACTCGTGAGTACGAAAACAAGATCGTAAAGGTTGTTGTTCGTAAAAAGTCTGACACTAAAAAGTTTGAAAAGTTTATTGATAAACTTTATTCTTCCAACATTGCAGAACTCAAAATCATTGAGAATTTTGACATTCAAGAACATGAAGAGTTTGAAGCATTTGAAAGCGAAGACACTATTTCTATCCTGAATAGATATATTGAGGAGGCAGAAATTAGTCTTGATAAATCAGTCATTCAAAAAATGATGCAAGAAATTTATCAAGAGGCATGTGAATTAGTTTAAATGTTTATTCTAACAATCAATGGCAGAGAAACTGAAGGAGCATATTCCGTAATTGATGATGAGGGAGAACATATTTTGTATCTTTTTCAGGAAGAGGATGATGCTGTTCGGTATGCTATGATGTTAGAAGAAGAAGGATATCCAGAAATGCATGTAATTGAAATTGAAGATGAAGTAATGATAAAAACTTGTGAACTGCATGGGTATCAATATGCAGTGATTACTCCAAATGACATTGTAATTCCTCCAAACACTGATCATGATTTTATTTAAAACTATTCGTTGGAAAAACTTTTTAAGCACTGGCAATCAGTACACTGAAGTTGATTTTACAAAAAATAAAACTAATCTCATTGTCGGTACAAATGGAGCAGGAAAAAGTACTGTTCTGGATGCACTTACATTTGCTTTGTTTGGAAAACCATTTCGTAAGATTAATAAACCTCAACTTATTAACTCTGTAAATGAAAAGGACTGTAGAGTTGAAGTAGAGTTTTCGATTGGAAATGCTGATTGGAAAGTTGTAAGGGGAATTAAACCTGCACTTTTTGAGATTTGGAGAAATGATACTTCTTTGGATCAATCTGCCGCTGCTTTAGATCAGCAGAAGTGGTTGGAGCAAAATGTTCTTAAAATGAACTACAAGTCCTTCACTCAGATTGTAATTCTGGGTTCTAGTACTTTTGTTCCTTTTATGCAACTCTCTGCTGCACATCGTAGAGAAGTCATTGAGGATTTGCTTGATATCAAGATTTTTTCTTCAATGAATATGGTTATCAAAGAAAAGATTCGTCAAACAAAAGAAGAAATCAAAGTTTATGAACTGAAGAAAGAATCTCTTCTTGATAAAGTCAAAATGCAACAGGAGTTCATTGAAGAACTTGAGAATCGCGGAAAAGAAAGTATTGATAATAGTAATCGGAAAATTTCCGATTTGGATAAAGAAATCCAACAATATATGAATGAGAATAGTACTTTAGAAGAACCTCTTTATGAGTATATTCGAGAGCAAGATAAGTTGGTTGGATATGCAGAAAAACTACGCAAACTTGGAAACTTAAAGGGTAAGATTTCTCAAAAAGTATCTACCATTACTAAAGAGCATAAGTTCTTTACAGAGAATACGGTATGCCCCACCTGCACACAGTCTATCGAAGAGATCTTCAGAATAAATAGAATTAACGACGCTCAAAATAAAGCAAAAGAGTTGCAATCTGGTTATAAAGAACTAGAGGAGGCAATTAAAGAGGAAGAAGAGCGAGAGCGTCAATTCAATACTCTGTCGAAGGAGATTTCAAAATTAACGAATGGCATTTCTCAAAACAATATTAAGATTAACGGATTACAAAGACAAATCCGAAATCTTGAAAAAGAAATTCAAGTTCTTACCGAGAACCTTGCAAACCGAAATTCTGAACATGAGAAGTTAGAATCCTTCAAAGACAACTTAAAAATTACATACGACGAACTCGCTTCTAAAAAAGACACAATCAACTATTACGATTTTTCGTATAGTTTGCTCAAAGACGGTGGAGTAAAATCCAAAATTATTAAGAAGTATTTGCCACTCATCAATCAGCAGGTCAATCGTTATCTGCAAATGATGGACTTCTATATTAACTTTACTCTTGATGAGGAGTTTAACGAAACCGTCCAGTCACCCATTCACGAAGATTTCTCCTATGCTTCTTTTAGTGAAGGAGAAAAACAAAGAATCGACCTAGCACTTCTTTTTACTTGGAGAGAAGTTGCAAGAATGAAGAACTCGGTGAATACTAATCTAATGATTCTTGATGAAATTTTTGATAGTTCTTTGGATTCCACTGGAACCGAAGAGTTTCTTAAAATCATTCGTTATGTAATTAAAGACGCAAACATTTTTGTTATCTCTCATAAGACAGGTCTTGAGGACAGATTTGAAAGTGTCATAAAGTTTGAAAAAGTAAAAGGTTTTTCGCATATGGTGGTCTGATCCACTTAATAACAATGCAAGTCCCAAACTGGAAACACCATTCAAAGAAAGAACAGAAACGAAAACTTAAACCGCAAGCACTGAGGCAAGCAAAAGCACGACTCGCCCAGTTCAAAAAGCGTCACATGGGTCGCCCAAAAGGCGACCTTTCGTTTTATGATGGTCTCATACGAAACAAACCTCATGGCAGTCTCTCACGAAATCAAATCTCAACTTGCCAAACTTCTTGCTACTGAAGACCTTGTGGTGGAACACAAGAAGGTTCCTACTGCTTGTTTCAATGTTCATACTCGTGTTCTGACTCTGCCTTTGTGGGAAAAGGCAAGTAACCTTGTATATGACCTTCTGGTTGGTCATGAGGTGGGTCACGCACTCTTTACTCCTGATGAGGATTGGAGCGAAACTGCAAAAGTTCCTCAGCAGTTTGTGAATGTGGTTGAGGATGCTCGCATTGAAAAACTGATGAAGCGTAAGTATGCTGGTCTTGCTAAGACTTTCTTTAATGGATATAAGGAACTGAACGAAGAAGATTTCTTTCAACTCAAAGAAGAAGATATTTCTACTTTTAATCTTGCTGACCGCGCTAACCTTTATTTTAAAGTTGGCAACTTTTTGACTCTTGATTTTACTCCAGAGGAAAAAGAAATCATTAATATCATTGATGCTTGTGAAAGTTTTGCAGATACACTGATTGCTGCTGAAGAACTTTATAATTATTGTAAAAAAGAAAAGGAACAACAGCAGAAGGTTGCTGACTTTGATTCTCACGAAACTCAAGGAAATTCACAGTCTCCTGCAAGTGATTTTGTGGAGACTAATGACTCCTCTTCTGAGCAAGAAGGTGAGAGTGATAACTCCTCTGAAAAAGAGTCTTCAGAGTCCTATGGTGGCACTGCTCAAGGTGATGAAACTCCCGTAAAATCTTCTGGGGAAAAAGAAGAACCTGAAGTTCGCACTGCAGAGTCTTTGGAAGATAAGATTCGTGACCTTGTGGGTAACGATGGATATGAAAA